CTATTCTTCCACTATCTCGTTAGCCCTTAACGATATTTTCTTTTTAATCTTTTCACTTAACCCTTTAAACTGCGGTGTTATGCCAAATCCGCTTTCCATTATAACCATAGCATACGCATTTGCGTCGATCTCTGCACTTTGCAGATTGTATTGTTCAATGTCGGTATCTGTAGAATTAATATAGTTCTGAAAAATCTCAGGACAATTTTCAGCCTGCCATTTGTGTCTCAACTCATGAGCAATTGCAAACATTATGTCAAGTGGCATTTTGCCCATACGATATTTAAGTACATTATCTGCAGGAACATACTCTGCTAGTTGTGTTGGAGTATGCAAAAACAATACTTCCTCAACTATCGGTTTAGTAATTTTCAAATTGCTACATACTATTTCTATGAACTCAGAATAATTTACCATAAAATTGACCGCCTTTCGCTTCAGGTAATATTATTATATCTAATTATTTATATTTCGTCAAGCGTAAAAAATAGGGTACTAGATTAATTTCTAGTACCCTAAAATTATTTCTGAACCAATGTCAGAAGTGGGTAAATGCCAAACTCGGCATTGGCTGGTCTTGCGTGAATTGTTCTTTTATCAATATCATAATATCCGTAATAATTCATACCCGAATATGACGATAGCCACATTCCACCAGTAGTATCATAACCAAAGCCTGTTAAAGCTGTAGTAATTGGCTTGTTTGCAAAGTATGGTAACTGTGACTCCATGCCTGAATTATCATAGCAACCTGAAGTAACATAATGTCCGAAAATCTCAGGCTCACTTGGTAATCTAAGCGAATAAGATGTATAGCTATCACTAGAGCCATAGTTTTCCACACTTCTTCCACCACCATTGACATAAGTGTAACTTGTGGCTGATTTGTTAATCATAAGTGGTAATGGGTCTGAAAACTCGGCAAGATTATTTCCAAAAATATTTTTAAAATGCGCAGTATAAACAGGCATAACCTTTTGCTGAATGAATGTTTGAGAGTATGCGTGAACATCACCTAAACCTGTAGCGTTATCAATGACATTTGTTCCTATTGGCGAACCAAAGGGCATAAATGTATATGACCGTTTCCCGCTTGAAGCTTTTGTAGTTCTAAGAAAATCCACAGCTACACATACAAAATAAGTATCATACTCTACCGTTTTTGTACTTTCTTCGCCATTAACGATACAAGGAACATTTTCAATAGTTCCTTTTAGTTTTAGTTCTGTACCAAGACCTATTTCGTAAATATCGCCACGATTTATTTGACCGAGAAGCCCATTTATATTATCTGGATCATTACAATTCCATGTTCAACCTACGGTATGAGCATTACGATTTAATTCCCCCATGCGAACACAACTTCCACTCAGAGTAGATATTTCATTTGTGTTTCTTTTAACCGAGGTAATCAAATTTTCTATTTGGCTTGTAATATCTGCCGTACTGTCACTGTCCATAAGCTCCGTTTGGTTTGCTAGTGAACTAAGCTTGTTATCAGTTTTATTATATATACTTACGCTCATTTGGTCTTTCCACCACCCTCGCTACCTCACTTTCATACTTTTCCCCAGTGATTTTCTCGTACTGCTCAGGGGTTATCTTCCCCCTGTCGGCAAAGTCCTTGACCTGCTCAGTGGTGTACAGCCCTAAATCGTACAACCTCTTGACTTTTCTATACATCTTCCTTGCCCTCCTCGATTAGTGTATCGGTCATCAGTGCAGTATATAGCACCTGTGCTTCTAGTTCGTCCACCTTCGTGGCTTTCTTCGGCTGAAAATCTTCGGTAGATAATCCCAGCTTGTCAGCCATTTTCTTTTGTAAATCCGTCATACGCTACCTCCTACTTCTGATAGTTTCACGATGTATTCCCCTTCGCTTGGCACGGGTATATGGTAATTATCATTGCTGTTTTTGAATGTCACTGAACCACCTGCTTCGACCTCGATGTTTCGCAGGAAATCATCTGGTATCAGGGTTGATATATCGGTTACGATTGGGTTCGCTAGTTCGTAGTACAGCATTACACCTGACATAGCCTGTTTGAATGCGGTAGCGTCGGTGTAGGCGGTGTCCTTGACCTGAATTTGTGAAACTGCGATACTGTCTCCGTCTAGCACAATTGTTTTATCGACAAATGCATTTGGATTTCTAGCAACTGTTATATATTTACTGCACAGTATATTATGAACAGTTATTCCGAACGCACCTAATCTTTTAAACCCAATTGCGGAAACTGGCGCATAGAAATAATCTCCTACTGATGATTGACTAGATGTTTTCATCCACGTCAGCGTTCCCAAATCTACGCTGCCAACACATTGAACGTATCGTTTATTTTCATAATCAACATAATTTCGTGCCGTTCCTGCCGACCAGCCGTAGCCAGGCAGTGCCTTGATAGCTTCGGGGATAGGGTAGGCGGTATCACCCACAGCGACCTCTGTCACCCCAGTGCGGACAACTTCCCCAGCATTATATGGGTAGTAGTCCGCTGGGAATATTTTCTCAAATTCTTCCACTGTGCTAGGTTCAGTTCCTAAACCAAACATGGCGGTTAAATCGAAAATCTGAATTTTAATTTTAACGTCATTGAAAACTGTGCCGACTACAAAACCAGTAATTCCAGTAGCCCTGCCTAGTGAGATTTCAGATTGTGTCTGATTATAAATCACAGCAGATGAACCACTGGTGATTTTAGGAGTTGAATGGCTTCGGTTCAGAAAACCGAATTTCATACTTATATCATCAGGGTTGTTCAGAATCAGCAGCTTGAAAGCATATTTTCCTACCTTGTTCTGTTCTGGAGTAACATCTCTGAAATTGAAATATGATGCTGTTACAGTTCCATTCAACGTAATTGTTCCGTCAGAATCCACGGTTGCAGTAATACCATTGTTGATTTCTTTTCTTGACTGAAAATTTTGGTTAAACACAATAGACCTACCACCGATATTTTTCACCGACATCAGCTTACCGCCTGTAGGAATAGTCTTGGCATACGCTGTGCTGCTATCAGTTTCAAACTTATGCGTGATACCATGTCCTATGTCATACAAAGCATCTACCCTACGTTTCAGTTCCTTATCTGTTATTTTTATGTTAGCTATCTCAGCTGTATTTTCGGCTATCTTTCCGACAGCGGTTGTGTAGTCATCAGGCAGACTATCAGCCACCGCCTGTGCTGTCTGTGCGGCGGTTTCAGCGGCTTTGCGGTCTGTGGCGACCTGTGCGGCTATCTTTTCCATTTCCGCTTTATCGTATAAAATCACCGTTTTATCATCAGTGATATATACAATTGTGCCGTCTTTTATAGTGGATTTATCAACGGCTTCCCACTCGGCTTTTGTGCCAATCCACTTTTCGCTTTCAACCTTGTTGCCTAATTCAGTGACAGACTTTTTAGCATTAGCCGCCATACCTCTAGCAATAATATCTGTAGCCATAAATCCACCTCCTTAATATGTTATAGTTCCCCAAATTTTGTTTACACCCTTAACGTTTTTAACAGTTACACTATAGTAACCACTCACATCTCCTGCATAAACATTTTCTGTTGTAATCGTATCAACTGTTGAGAAGTCACTTAAATCAACCATCATAAGCACTTCCTCTGCACCATTCTGAGTCAGTTTTCCTACAACCTGAAAACTGCCAGTTCCCGAAGCCTGTACTTTGAAATCAGCACCAATGCCAACTTTCAGCTCAAAAGCTTTTCCATTTTCGTACAGGTTTCCGTTTGTAGCACAATACGCCATAAATCATCTTCCTTTCGTATAAATAAAATATAACAAGGGCGAAGCTGTGTTACCTCGCCCTTTAAAAACAAAAACAATTAGTATTACTTAATAGCACTTGCAAGCTTCTTGATAAACTTCTCACCTGCAACACTATTCTGCTTATAACCCCACTTTTTCAGCAGAGCATTAACAGCCTTTTCAGTACCCTCGCCAAATATACTATTTTCGTCAAGTGTGACGTTGTGAAGTTTTCTTGCCTTGGCTATGATGAGCATTTCTTTTAGAGCAAGAACACCACTGGTCTTATCACCCTTTTTATAACCAGACTTTTCGAGTATCGAAAGTTCATTGTTTTTTTGCTTTTTAAAACCATTAAGACCCTTTTTCTTTATAATTGCGGTAAAATCTTTATAGGCATAATTGCAATCACAGTTTCCATTTACACCTGAAACCGAGCCTTTACTTGTGTACTGCCACATACCATAGCTACCACCGTATGAAGGCTTTGACTTGTCAAATTCAGCAAGCCATACACAATATTTGTTTTTACAATCACTAGGAACTTTACTGTTAAGAAAAGCAGCATAGCTATAAAGCATTACATAATAATTTTTCTTTTCACAATAACCGCAAAAAGCATTAATTATACTACCTATAGTAGAAGCCGATAAATCGCACTGTGTACTATCTTCTATATCAAAAGCAATAGGCATTTCAAAAGTTTTACCCTTGATTGCTTCAAGAAACACCTTGGCTTCTAATTCGGCATCTGCTGATGTTAGAGCATATGAATACCAATAAGCACCAACTTTAAGTCCTGCTGATTTTGCCTTTTTGTAATTGGTTTCAAAACATTCGTCTTTCTGACCGATACATTTGCCGTAGCCTGCGTTTATCATAACAAAGTCATATCCTGCCCTTTTTACTTTGTTAAAATCTACATTAGTACCCTGCCAATGAGAAACATCTATACCTTTTATTGTTGTTGCCATAAAAATTACTTCCTTTCCAATTAATCTTCCTTTACAGGTAGTTTATTTAATTCGTCTACACAATTATGTACAAAACTATTGCCACCAATAGATGAATAGCTTTCGTATAGTCTTGCAAGATTTTCTTTTTCGTATAGTGAAATACTATTTTCTTTCATTCTTGAATTATAAATCGCTAAAATAGAATTTCTCAACGTAGCCTGCAAAGCCAAACTTTGTTTTTGTAACTCAGTTTCCATGCTTTGGTTCTGTTCTACCTGTCTTTCCACTAATGCTGTTAATTTATCTATTTTTTTATTTAGATTATCTTTGCCACTTGTTTTTGAAATCCACTCTACAAATCTATTCCTGATTGGTTTAACAATAATTGTTATCAGTGCCAAAATGGTTGTAATACTTCCACAGTAGGTAGCAATTTCCTTAACCGTGCTCATAATTACTCACCGCCATTCTTAACCTCGTCAATAAAATCTGTGAGTGATTTATAATTCATATCCTTAACAGCACTTTCAAGCAAGATGACAAGCTCTACATCGGAAATCTTAATACCCTTTTCTTCAAGCAGGGCAAGCATGGTTTCTTTAGCCTTTTCAAGCTTTTCTGTGCCGTGAACGTCTTTATAAATCTGTTCTATGTACTTAACCGTTGTAGCCGCCACATCTTTCTTAATGCTGTCATTTGCGATTTTTGTATACTTCGATTTTACAAAACCGACAATAGCCGTCATAACCGCTGTTAAAATTACAGGCAAATACTCTGTAATCATCTGAGTAATAATCTCTTTCATAACTTTTCCTCCAATAATAAAAGAGGGTTGTTAGCCCTCTTTCTATTTAAGTATTATTTTTATATGTGTTTCATCAATACGTTTGATAACCCTATAACCACTATCTGACTTGGTTGCCACGCCATTCACACTAGCCGTACAATATCCGTTGACCTCGCACGTTCCGTCATCTTGAACTACTAACTGTCCTAACAAGCCAACTTTGCTATACTCTTTTCTAGCCCCACGAGGAACATATTCAAGCGTATCGTTATAGTTTTTACTGACTATAGGATTGTGTGACTCATCATAAATCAACCGTCCATAAACATCTGTTTTATACTTATCATGCCAATCTAATTCAGCAGAGTTACCAACAATAGACGGATTAGCTGATATGACGCCGAGTATATAATCGTCTTTATTTGCAAGCTTGATTTTATCACCGTCAAGCGTAACGAATAATCCGATCCTATCTTGATTGTCAACATTTCCGTCAAGCCATTCAAAATATTCGGCATAGTCAGCACCATTAGTTTTGTACGCACCGCCAGCATAAACATTGCCTGAAAAGTCCACTTGCATTGCAGAATTTTGAGTTAGAGTACCATCTTCTTCCTGACCGTTTCCTATATTAAATAGTATACTTGCATTTTCCGAGCTTTTATAAATTGATTTTGCATTGATACCTATAACGGTTTGGTAATCTGCCGAGGCGTGATTCCATGTACCTGCGACAAGACATCCATCATAATTAAGAACATCATTGTGCTCTCCAAACACGGCGTTATATTTTGCCATTTGGTCTTTAGTTTTGTCACCCTTAACAATATTGTATATACCAACTACAATACTATCAGCTACACCCTCTAGTATATTATTTACGCCACTAACATATGTATCACGAGAATTGGAAATAGTATTTTTTGTACCGCTACACTCAACCGCCACACTATATTCAGACGTATTCCACGTACCACTGATGTGATTAGAAATACCACCAACGCTAGTATTATTAAAACCTGTTAAGGAATTTAAACTGCTATTTTCACGAAGATAGGGTATATTGCGAGTTTTCATTTCTGAAAAATCAATATAATTATTGCTGTCATAACTATATTCGTAGCAGTGGTTTGCTTGACCTTCAACATGGTTATAATCACCATGAGCAATATTTTCGAGATAAATAGTAATCTTTTTTGTTCCATCAGGGGTTATAGTATACCAATAAGAATTGCCATAATAATTAAACTTTTCCGAAATGTGATGATGACCATTACTATCAACGTATTCAACAAATCGTCCTACACTAGAATTTTGACTTCCTAGAGGTATGGGTTTGCCATTCCTAATAGCAATGTAGCCAGCGTTTATACCGCCACCACGGAAATAGATCCACACACTGTCTCCCATGCTTAAAATCTCACCTGATTTATTCAGAAAAGATTTTTCAGCACCATTATACTCTAATAGCGAAACAATGGCTGTACAATTTGTAGAGTCGTAGCTTTTAACCGTTCCATAGGTGTAACCAAGTGTTTTTTTATTATCTTGACTTTCCTTAATCAGCTTATTCATTTTAGACATTCTGTACACCGCCTTTACGAATAATCGGCTAAAACCATTTTGCAGTTACCTACATATTTAACACCATTCATTGTGAATTTTACAACAGTTCCGTCAGCAGGAAACACACTGTCTTGTCCCATATAAACATAGAATATTCCGTCAGTTTTAGCAGCGTATTGTCCCTCAACTGTGCTATTCAATGGTATATTAAAATCAACTTGTGGTACAAGGTTCGTACCGCCATTGTGCAAACTTTGACTAAACATATTATACAAACTTGCCATTTTACTTCCTTGATGTCCTGAATTTGAAGTAGGGGTAAAGAAACCTGTTATCTCTGTATCATCGGACAGCTTTCTCATCTTTGCAATAGCCCCACCTAATACATAGTCATTATCTCCACTTTTAAACAAAATCAACATTCCCCGACTTGTAGTATACAACATGACACTATCAAACTTGCTATAGGTAAAGCTGACATAATCAGCATATGGTGACGTTTGGGAAGAGTCATATTCACCACACCCAGCCCAATAACGTGACTTTGCAGGGTCAAACATTATTCTAAAGTACGTTGTACCATCAATCCAAAATGTCAAAGTGTTATAATCGGTGGACTCACTATCAGGATAATTTGTTTCAATTTTACTCCAAGCCCACTTATCTTCAAAAAATGTTTTTAAATCTGCAAACACAGTTTCAGAAGAAGTTTGATTTGGAGTACAAGTATAAGTATTTATCATCAGTTATCACCATCCAATTCTGCATTACCGCTTATTCCAATAGCTCCACGAGCGTTAGTATTTGTTTCGTTCATATCAACATAATTGATATTATGTTCTATACAGTATTTTACAATAGGCAAACAATTTGCGTTTGTAGTATCTGTTATACCATTTCCATACGTGAAAATAGTTCCGACTTGTACATTATCAAGGGTACTAAAATCGGTCATAGTTAAATTATTATATTTCCCAGTTTCTGTGTTAAAAGAAGTATGGAGAATAATTTGACCTACGCTTTGACATTTGATTGAGTCGTTAGCTAAAATGCAACCATTTGGAATAGAAATGCTGTTTGCAAAAGCAACCTGAATGGCATTGCTCATGATTTCCGTTGTACCATTTGTTACCATAATATCTGATTTACTCATTGGAACACGGCAAAGTTTATTCCCTTGGTAGAGGTTATTATCAACGACTTTAAAAGTAGTATTAGAACTATCCACAGTAAACTTGTTTAATTTAGGACAATTATTAAACCCTGTAAAGCTAGTCAAAGAAGCCCCAATAACAACCGTTGTTAATGCAGAACAATTATTCACGCCCGATACAGACAAAGCCATATTTGGAATATAAAATGTTGTAATAGCATTACTATTTAAACCACCAATTTCTTTTACTTTTCCGTCACTCATGAATGACAAATTTTTCAATTTAGGGCAGTTATTAAATCCATTCACTATTTCGCAAGAACTTTCAATTCTTAGAGTTGTCAGGTTAGGCATATCGTTACAACCCTCAACGTCAACCACATAGCCTGTAGTTGCTAAAGTTAATGAAGCTAAATTATTCATGCAGTTCTCAGGTATAACTTTTAAGCTTATGCTATTTGTCATTGGCAATTTTGTCATATTAGGCATATTGCAAAACGATCCGCTTTCAAGCGTGATACCATTGCTGTCGGTCACATTACCATAAATTACAACATTAATCGTATTACCACTATAGCCGTTAAAAGCGTTTTTAGGTATTTTAGTAGTACAATTACCCGATTGAAAGTCCAAACTCAGATTTATGTTTGCCGATGTATTACTTGCAAAACCATCGGTGTCGTTAATATTAGTAGATCGCCCAATTTGTATAGTTTGAAGTCCAGATAAATCTCCATCAATACCTTTGCCCATAAGATAAAATCTTCCCTGCACTGTTGCGGGATAAATAACTAAACTTGTTGTTTCTTTATTTACATACACTACACATTTATTTGTAGTTGCCGCTTTGATGTTTAAGTTTCCAACAACATGACTTCCTTTTAATATCTCGTTTTGTTTTATTTCTTCGATACCTGTTTGCCCATCAACTGAAACCATTGGTACGAAATTCAAGGTGTAAGGTAGTTCCAAACCATTAACAAATGTGCTATTAGCAAGAAACGATTCAGGGTGTGAAATATCACAGTATGCTATAGGAAATGTAATCTTGGTAAGCTTTTTACAACCTGACAGCACGCCCTTACTGGTCGAAATGTTTGCAAGATTAGCAGGGAAAACAAAGTCTGTCATATTCTCAAATCTGTTTCCCATAGGTGAAGTGAGGTAGGTAGCTTTTACTTTGGAACAATCTATCTTTGTAGTTGTTTCTTTATCAAAAGCATTGTCAAAGTTAGTTAAATCATCACTTTCAGACACAATAGTTGTATCGTGTGTACCCAAAGAATAATTCTTTTTAAATGTTGAAATTGCGTTTGTATTACGTCTGGCTACTTCGTTATCATCATAACGTATCAAACAACGTGACGGTGACATAGATTGAAATTCTACCGTACTATCTGCCGACAATGTATTGGTAACTGTAACTTCATTTCCTGTTATCCATTGAGCTATCAGTGTTGCGTTATTATTTGGTACAATGTACACGTCACCATAATTGTATTTATTGCCTTGACTATCCGTCCATGCGAACAATTTATTCTCGTTATACATATCCCCACCTTGTAAAACAATTTGTTTATTAGGGGGTTGGCTGATACTCTTATAAGTGATAGTATTGCCGTCTTTGTCCTTGCCACCATTCGTATTATAAGATATTGTCACTGTATCACTTAAAGTTTCACAGTAAATCGAAATACAATCTGTATCAAATGGCAGCCATTGTAGATTAGTGGCTTCAATACTCATTTCAGTAGCCGATAAAGGCATTGTAATAGAATTTACGATAAATAACTGTTTGTCAAAATTATAATAATCATTACTAACCCTAACGGTATTATCAACATTCAGATGTGGAGTGATCGGCAGATTATAACTAATACCTGTACTCATACAAGTATGTTGTAATAACATATATTCGGCTTGTTGCCTACACTTTTCCTCTCCGCTTTCTTCACTTGTATCTCCTAGGGGTATATAATAAGTGCCACCATCTAAGCCCTTATAGCCAATAGCATTTATGTTTACAGGTGATTGTGGGTTTTCATTTTTAGCTGTGTACGAATAAATTTCACCACTTGTATTGTCTGTTGTAACTGTAATAATGTTTACACCGTCATAATTATAAGTATAATTAATATCCGTTTCTGTAATTTCGGTTTCACTCAATTCAAATTGTGGTGATAAATGACGATACCAAGAAGGTAAGTTATAGTTAAAAACTCTTTCCATTCTCAATCTGCCATTGACATCGTAATAGATGTTAGCACCATACATTTCGGCAATCTTGTCAAAAATCTCACCAAGATAACCACCCTCATCGATTACAATATCGTCATACAGAGTTACATTATAAAATATAGGGTCAATAATCGGCTCAACAGGGTCAAGAGGTATATTATTACCCAAATCAAGCATAAGCGTGTCCTTAATTAAAGTTGCAATATTCGTTCCTTTTTTAGAATTAGTTACACTAGCCTGATACTCAACAAGGCACATTCTAGCATTTAATGTTCCGTCAAGAAAACCATATTTATCAACACCCTCAACATTCAATCGTCTACCATTAGAGTTTGCTGACTTTGTAACAAAAACACCTTGCGGAAACCAATAAATATTCTCATCAACTTGCAAGCCGATGAAGATCTTGAATTTTCGATTGTACCAAAATGAGCTATCTTTTTGAGGTATATATTTACCGCTTCTATCAATAATAGATAAAGAGCAAGACCTACGGCAGCCTTGCTCTTTATTAATCGTTATTGAACCATCTGTAGAAGATAAGTCACTTGTTATTTCGCCAATAGCACCTTCATAGTGTGATAAAATTTCCATTTTGACATACATTTTTCGCATTGGTTTATGTAACTCGGCAAGATAAGCATTGTCTATTTTATTATAATAATCCATAACACTTTCCTACCTCCTATCTAATAATTATTACATCGTTTATATCTTCAACTTCAATCCAATCATACTTAATATTAGTCAACCCTAATACACTTGTGCTATCATAAATTCTAGTAGGGTTATCTGAGATATTTATAATCCAAACATCGCCCTTATGAGATTTTAACATAAAATCATTCTTGCCTTTAATAAATTTAGTCCATGCTTTTACCCTGTCAATATTATCGACTATTCGACCATCAGGGCAATTAATTGTTAAAAGATCAGCAGAGAAAGAACCACTCTCATAATCTGTTACTGTTCTAGTTGTTTTTGGCTTAATACCTGTTCCTGTGTGTACCGCAAGACCAATATTTGATGTAATATCATTATCGGTCATACCTGTTATAAACTCCCAACACTCAGAAATAGCATAATACTTTTTGTTATATTTTGTACCCAAATCGGTTAAAGAGTATATAAACCAACCGTCCTTGTCTACCGATACTTGCTCTGATTTATATGGTTTGTAATCTCCGTAACAAACATAATATTCATAAGTCTGCTTATTGCCAACTGTTGTGTCAAAAAAGCTCTTTGTATTAGTAGTACCAAGAAAAACATAATCTTCTTCATTCACATTACGTCTAAAAATCTTTGCAGTACCACTAAGAGTTGTATTCCATGACAGCATTGCTATACGATTATTAATCATTAGACAATTAAAGTTGTTTACTAAATCACCTAACTCGTTGCCTTGGAACGATACTCTTTTGCTAAAATGATACATTTTATCGTCAAGTGTCATAATCTCACTAACAACACAATATGAATTTCCTGCTTGCATAACATAGAAATCATAGTTGAGTCTGAAATTATAAATTGCAGGACTCTCGCCAATTAATTTCTGTGTTTCACTATAAACAGTAAATTTTGCACCTTTTACAAACTGAGTATTTGCAGGGCAATAAATTATAGCCATTCCAGTAGCAGTATTGTAGTTAGAAATAAAACCATTAATACCCTCGGTAACATGACCCTCTGTTCCACTAGGCTCTACCTCTATAGTAATACACTTATTTACTATATTTTCACCTATACTTTTACCAAGATTGACCTGAGTTGTATCATTTGTGCTGTCCTGAATAGTTCCGTCATAGACTACATTTGAATTAATTGTCTGATACAAATAGTATTTATAATATTTCAAGCCGACATGATTAGGGTGAGTGTACGTTGTTTCACAATGTATTGGTCTAGTAGAATTGTTTTCATTCACTTCAGCCGTAACAATACAATCAGGGTCATTTCTGCATTTTACATAATGCGGTTTATCTATAAAGTAATTAGTAAATATCCTAAATTCAGTGCCTACTGTTGGTGTATTTGTAAAAGCAGATTTCAATGTAACCATGCCTGTTTTGTAGTCATACTTTTCAATAAACCTACGTTCCTCGCCTATCTCCATGTATGCACCACCAACTAGGTAATTTGAACCGTCAGCACGTTCATAATAATAAGCGTCTTTCAAATTGCCTATTTCCTTATTTATATAAAATGATGTTGAAGAACCTGCTCTCTGAACTTTTCCACGGCAGAAATACATATCGTACAAACCAACACCATCTCCATATTGAGTATCATCAGCTATGGTTGTAGGGTCTGTTTGAAAAAGAATGTATTGATATTGGTAATCATGACCGTTCTCTGCAATGTCATTAAAAACCAGTTCATTAACACCGACTTTATCACCATTATAAAAGGTGTTTATGTCACCACCCTTTGGAAAATAAGAGTGATTAACTTCGCCTGTTTTAAGGTTTGTGTACTCGCACAATGCCCAACGCATAGCTGAACCTGCCGTACAATTAAACTGATAACTGAAATGTGGAGCACGATCATATTCACCATTTGTGTCCTTATGTTTGTCTATCTTTACAACCTCATCATCAGGAAATACCAATGTAGGAGTCATAATCATTTTTGTCACCTCTCTTGTTTTCCAAAAGATAAGAGCCACTAAATAATTAATGGCTCTTTATTACTTTTGTGTTTATTTAATAATTTTTACCGACTATTCTATCCAAATCAGCCTGTTGCAGATAAGCGTTCATCTGCTCTAAGAATGTTGTGCCGTCTGTTGTATTGACAGTATCAATCTGGAATACAATAGTCTTATTGTTTGTATCATTTCTATTTTGAATGTTATTTGGTGTAGACATTTTTGTCCTTACCAAATCTGTTATACCATTGTAAATCTTATCTCCAATATAATTGACAAGATTATCTGTATTAGCCACAAGGTTGTATAGCTTTCTGCCTTGCTCTGAATTGAAGATAGTTTCAACTGCATTTGGCTTTCCGTGAAGTTGTGCAAGCCCTGTATAATCATCAATACCACCTGAGCGATATGGCTTAATAATGTTAAACTTACTCTTTAAAGCGTTAAGAATAGCTGTTAATGCACCCTTGTTCTTACCAAGCATAGGATTAGCCAAGAGTTCTGATGAAACCATTTTGCCGTACAGTTCAGATTTTAACTGTTCTGCTTGCGTTTCATCAAGCCCTGTTCCAACAGTTTCACCGTCATATTGAACAAGATACAAACCATTCGATTTAGCACCCTCAACAGAAATATCAGAATAGTCAAGAGCTTCCCTAGCACGTTTTTTGCAATCCTCTAAGAACTTAGTCCTACCTTCCATAGTTTGCATTTCTTTTTCAGAAACGTTTGTCAACTGTTTTATGTAGTCTTTGTTCTTATTCGTAATATCTGTAACATAGTTTGATAAAGCTTCTTTTTCTTTCTTGTATGCCTCAATTTCTTTGCTTTTAGCCGTTATCTCTTTATCAACGCTCTCAATTTCCTTTTCAACCTGATCTGATAGCTGAGAACGATAAGATTGATATTTGCTCGCAAAGTCATTAAGAATATTCGTGTCTTGCTGTGCTATTTTGTCCGTCCAATTAACGCCTAAAATATCTTTGGCAAGCTGTTCATTTTCTGTATTAGTAGAACTACTGATAAGGTCTTGCCACTGTTGTTTATACTTATCCCACAGTGAAGTTTCCTTGTCACGCTGTTTTTCAAGGTCAGATACACGTTTATCAGCACTAGCCTGTTCATATTCCTGCTGTGCCTTGTTTACTTCCTCAGTATTGGTTTCTAAGTGCCAACCACTAGCTTCAGAATAAACATTTACCTTTTTCTTTTTAGTATTTTTAAGATTATTTAACTTCTCCTGTAAGTCAATGGTATCTTGTTTTTCTTCATTAACAGCTTTAATGGCATCAATTTCAGCATTGTATCTGTCCTCAATAGCTGATTTCTGCTCATCAATATAAGACTCCACTGTGTTTGCAACAGTTTCGTATTGAGAAATAATATTGCCAAGTTGAGTTTTTTGTTCTGTAAGAATATTCTTTTGTTCTTCGAGAACATCTTTCTCGTCCTCGGCTTTATCTATAAGATCATCAAACGTTTCCTCGTAAATTTTCTCAATATCATCTACAGACAGTTTAACTTCAGAAATAGAAGAAGCTACCTCTCCAAGTTTTTCAAGGCTTGAAATAAGACCTTCCACATTAGCCTTATCATTGCCATTCGGTAAACTATTTGAGAGTTCTTTTAATCTGTCTGTTAATTCTTTAGGGTTTTGTCTTATCAGTTTCTTAACTTCTTCTGTCAGCTTTTCCGTGTTGCCTGAGAACTTAGCTAAGTCAGGATATGATTTAAACAGTTCAACTAAATCACTATCCGAAATACTTCCGTCTTGCAGACTTGTTAAGGTATCTTTAAGTGATTTTGCTTTATTTTGAACTTCGTCAATATCGTCCGTCCACTCAGAAATATCAAAAGTACCTGTTGTCAATTTTGCAGGCAAAGACTCAAAGAAAGTATTGACATAGCTAATTAAATCCTCATCACCATTAGCCAAGTCAATTAATTTGTCCTTGTATTGCTGAGTTAAATCATAAAGCCTATCAACATCATCAATATTTTTATTTGCTACAGCATGACTATAACTTTCAGTAGCTTTCTGAGCTTCATCAAATGCTTTACTAAATTCTTCACTTGTGTTATAGTTTTCAAGTGTTTTCTGAATTTCGTTGTATTTATCAACGGCATTAGAAAGTTTATCATATTCCTCTGTTGTGGTAGCAATTTCTTTTTGCAAATCAGCCAACCACTTGTTACGATTATCGTCTTTTGAAATGTTTGCCCATTTCTCGGATAATTCATCATAAACCTTTTGCATGGTATCAATACGTTCTTGCATTGTACCTGCAAAGTATAATGTATCATCATCGTAACCACTCATACCAACGTTATTGTATTTTTTAAGTATTTCGGCTACTTCTTTGTAATCGCCCCAATCGCCGTAATCACGAGAACCAACCTTGTTTATGTCTGCATTACTGTTATATTCTCCAAATAACGTATCGGGAACATACGCTTGACCTACTCTACCGCCATTAGAACCGAAAGAACTTCCCTCTTTTAACTTTTTTTGAGCCAAAGCGTAAGCCTCGGCAATACTCAGCTTCCTATCTTCATCATCAGGATCAGTAATATCTGACTCTTGATAAAGTTCGCTTTCAGCCTTTTCTTTTTTCCACTCTTTGATTTTCTTAATATTTTCGGACATTTTGCCATTAAGCAAATCAAGGCTCTTAGCTTCATTACCGTACTTATCAATTAAGTTATCCTGAATAGTATTCAAATCGTCTTTAACAGTTGACAAGTCATCTGTTGTCGCAACCAAAGTTACATAACGATTTACTAATTCGTTTACTGACTTGTTTTCTTCATCTAATTTGTCAATAGAGTCAGAGAAACTGCTTGTGAACTGAGCTAAACTTTCTTTTGCATTATCTGCACCATTGACAATATTGTCAAAAAGTGTTATAATACCATCAAGCAAGAAAGAAATAGCTAAACCTGTAAGCATATTGCCAGCAATAGACAACGCTTTCATACCAACAGCAGCAAGTTTGGAAGAAGTTGCAACGCCTTTTAAAGAAGCAGACAGTATTTCTTCTGATACCGCTGCACCATTCGCATTTCTAGCAACATTGAGAGTTGTTTCAGAACAACCCCTTAAAGCTATTGACTCGGCTTCAGCAACCGATTTGCCCTGTGCTAAAAGGTTATTAAACTGACGGACGTTTGCTATTTCATTTACAGGAATAAGTGAATTGTTTTTAAACTGACTAAACGGATTTATCTTTTTAAAATCGGACAACTGAGTTATCATTTGCCCAAATACACTTATCCTATCATTACCACCATCATCTTTGGTTGTTTTAAAGACCTAAACCCTATATTTGCAGTTTTGATACAAATAACAATGGAGGAAATACAAAATGGAAGAAAACACAAACGTGATACCCGACAAAAATAAAAAAAATAATGGTTGTTTGGGAATTTTTATTGCAAATGTAATTGCATGGGGCATATTAATTTTAATTATTTACCTTGCTATAAATAGTGCAAGCTCTGAAAAAGACTACAGCCAAGAAGCTTACACAGCAGCTAAATTCTATGTAAATAAACAGTTAAAAGCCCCTGCCACGGCAGATTATCCAATGTATGATAAAAACTTTATTACACATCATAATGATAGCTACACTGTATCATCTTATGTGGACGCTGAAAATAGTTTTGGTGTTAAGGGCAGATTATACTATACTGTCACTATGGAACGTGACGGCAAGGATTGGATTAACGTAAATGTTAATTTGAGTGAATAGATAATGAGTATGAGTGTACACAAGTGTACAAATGGGCAAAAGTAAACAATGTGTGTTCATGTATAACAAAAGACCCTAGATTTTCTCTAGGGTCTTATTTTATGGTTATTCATTATGTAGTCCACGTTATCTCTTAGAAACACTCCGTTGCATTTGTTCAGAACACAAATTCTTTAATTCTTGATATTTCTGTTCCACAAAACGGACTTTAGACGATACATCTGAACATTGATATCTCGCCTCTCTACTTAACTCATATAAGGTGCGATATGCCATATGAATTTGATACGGACATTTTTTCTGTATGATAATATTTCTATCTTTATGACTCTTTACAGTTTCAAGATTTATATCATCATATCTCTTGGACAAAAACAAATTCATATAATGAAGTGACGAATAGAATATACCGACTATTATCCAATCCGAAAAATCGTCATATTCTTTAACATCTGTGTCCTTTAGACATTGCACAAACAACTCATTATGTTTTATTTTTTTAGAATAATCCTGCGAGTTAGACACTAGGAGTCACCTCAATCACTTCTTCAAATTTAGGCATATTTGCTTCCACTAAATTCTTTTCGGAAGTAATCATGAAAACAATGTCTTGTTTATAATTAGTTGTAAAAGTAAAAGTTGCTTCATAATATTCGTCCAAAACTTCACCTATTTTGTCATCGTCAAAATCAGCAATTACATAGATTTCACTTCTTATACGGCTAACATAAATCTTCTTGACAACAAAGTTCTTAAACTTATTATTCTGCAACCACTTGATACACTTCGACATCTCGTCAAGATTGTCAACAGTACAACAATAGATATTGTCGAGAGTCTGTTTGATTTCCATATAATATGGCTCAATATTTAAGATATCCAACAAACTGGTTTTATAACCATCCTCTCTACAAACATTTACATTTTTAACATAAACATCTCTAGTGTTTCTCATGATATCACCCCTCTCGCAATCCCAAATCAACTACCTTTTTGTCTTGCATATCCAAACCGACACGAAGTAATGTTTGTACAAATGGCAGAAACATCTTAGATGGAAGAGTTATACCACTTGATTGTCCATTAGTTGTAATTTCGATACTATCTGTATCTTTTTGATATTCAACTTTTAATGATAGTTTAAGTTCCTTACCCATTTCCATATTATCACACCTCTCCATTTTATTCTAAACTACTTAATTATATTTTATTCTTTACTCTTTAACAAAAATACTAAAAGAGATTTTGTGAATAATTTAATATGATTATATAACACTTTTATAAAATATGCCACACAATCATATTTTAGACTTGTAAGGACTATTCTTAACTTAGTATACCCATTTTAGGAACTAATGTCAAGCCATATATTGGTTGCATTAACAAACATTGTGTTAATATAAATGTAAAATTTTTATTAACGAACAAATTTAGTGTTGACATACGCAAATGAATAGTGTAAAATAAATCACTATGCAAAATGATTGGTAACAGTTTTATCCCACCCTCACTGTCAAAGGACAAAACTAAATAAATGAGGGATAATTCATTTTTTGAAACGCTATAGGTGTTACCTATAGTTGGAGTACACCTTTATCTTACCACAAGATAGTTACCGTCTACTCTCTGAACCTAGTCCGTATCTCCCGATAGGGGTTGGCTGCTGACCTGACATTTTTAACAACACTTAGCACCTATTGTAATAGTATAATAGGCTTTTATCTCAGCATATGTTATCTTTGCTATTGTTTCCGAGTTTCCTCACTCTTGTAATACCATTGCTACAAGTAGTTGCAAAGCTTTAGCCGTTCCCAGCAATTTGGCAACCTTATTTTAAAACGTGTGTGACCTATGCACATATAGTTTGTGGCTGTGCATAAGTTGGCATCTTTAATAATTGTTTACCTACGTTTTTGAATGATAATCCTGCCATAACGGTAGGAATAAGTGTTTCTAAAACACCGAATTTACTAATTAGATTATCAAGAACATCAATAATTTGTGTTCCACTGGTGATACCGAATTTAACTAAATCACCATTAATCAGAGTAGCTGACAAATTTTCAATACTTGTCTGAAAACCTTGCACTCTTCCTTGAATAGAGTCAAGGTATTTTTCATACTCTGACATAGCAGACCCAGCAGAGCCTATTGAGTCATTAACAATTTTATCCGCTTGACTCATATTCGTAAGCAATGCAGTAATTGTATTGCCTCTTTGCTTCAATTATATTAAAGTAAGTCGCAAATTTACTTATATGTTATATAACATATCCTATGCTTTCACATAGAGCTTAGACTATTTCTTAATCACGTCATTTATGACAGCAATTATACCTTTTCCGTTTAAGGGTTATTCTCCCACTCCATTTGCGATTGAGCCGTACTTCTTTTGTTGCAACTATTCAGGATTTCCACCTTTATTTTATTGTTACAACCCCATATGGGGAATAGTCGTTGAACTTTTACCCTCGACTTAAACTGTCCTATGATCTAGGATAACGTTAGGGTACTTAGCTGCATGAACAGAGATTGTTACTGTACTTAGGCTTTTGACCTTATACAATCCTTACGTTATTTCTGCTTTCGCACCGTCATAATGTAATTTCTTCATTATTGTGGTGTAAGGCTTTACTCATTACCTGCAATTAAATATATTCTTTATGCACATTTCTGTACATTCAGGTAAACTCTACCTGCAATTTTCTCTATGACAGCGGCTTTTGATGTATCAGTAAGGTCGTTCCAAACATTGGCGATACCTTTCATAATTTCATAGGTACTCTTAAAGTTCTGAGAGTCCTTCATTATGTCAAAGCCACCTGTGCCATTTACATTAGTAAGAGCTTTAATATCTTCCCTCAGTTTTGAGGTTGATACTGCCATGCCCTCTGTTGACTCGCCTGCATCTTCTAGTTCTGTTTTCGCTCCACGAAGTCGCATTGACAGAACTTTCAAACTGTTCAATCTGTTACTTTCCCAATTATATTGGTACTGACTACATTAAATATGTAGCGGTTAGTCATTTCTGGCTAACTCTCGTATTTCTTTTTTTATAGGATTATAATACGATGCTCGGACTATATATTACGCCCTGTAATAAGGACGGATAACTTCAATACATATGTTGCCATATATATCCTGTAGTCTCTACGGTTACTCAAAAAAAATTGAGTCTTACCTCGGTCTTAACTATCCTTTAGCCTTTGACCGATATAGTTATCTGCATACTATATATTATTATATAGTCGGGCAATTTGCGTTTACCCGCTTCGGCTGCGTCTCCAGTTATTTCTGTAATGGCTGTACCCATTGCTATTGCTTGGTCTAGTGTATTTCCTGCTACGCTCAGTGAAGATACTGACCTTGATAGCATATCACCAATATCACTTGCTGAAACAGCATACTTGTTTGATATTGCGTTAAACTTATCAACAATATTGATAGACTCATCAACTGTCATGTTATAGCTTTTCATAACTGTTGTTAGGTCTTGTACTGCTGTTGCATTATCTACTTCACCAACAACTGAATAAATACCTGAGTTTGTGGCAAGTGTTTCAGCTTCATCTAAACTATAACCACGTTTACCCCATTCCGCGGTTTGAGAAATAAGATCAGACAAATCAATCTTTAAATCTTTAGCCTTTTGACCTATATTATCAAAGAACTCGGCATATTGCTGATTTGTGTTATCAGTAACCTTACGCAATTCTGTCATAGCTGTATCAATATCTACAACATTATTATAGAACTTAACAGCTTCTCTTGATATACCTGAAATCACAGTAGTTAAACTCATCCAGCTTGTGAATTTTAAAGCGTCCTCTTTAATCTTATCGAAAAAGCTTAACCCATTCACACCTGCTGCCTGTGCTTCAGAACTCATTGTCCTAAAACTACGATTGATTTTATCAACATTGACTTTCAAATCGCTCGCAGTTAGATCGCTAGCATTAAGCAACTTTTTGAGTGAGGCTATCATATTATCAGTTTCAACCTGATATGTACCGCCATTAAAAGTATTCTTGCCCATGGCTTTAGTATTAGCCTGTTGCCATGTCTGAATTGTGTATATTAACTTTTTAATGTTCTGCCTTGTAGCTTCTATATTCTGTTGTGATTTATTGCTAGAAAAACTAGCTTTATAAGCTACATCTGCCCTCTTTAACTCATTTGTTAGTTCATTGAGTTTAATACGATATTCGTCTAATGCTTTAGGATCGCCACCTACATTAGACAAACTTGTTTTTAACTCATTAAACTTTTCTTGGAACTCTCCATTAAAGATAGGCGACTCTTTCCACTTTGCTTCTAAGGTAGTGAGATTTTGCGTAAGTCTAGCTACATTATTTTCTGTTTTAGTAGATGTAGCTGACGATTTATCAGCAGAACGAGAATTGGCTAATCTAAGTTCTTCCCTACCAATGTTTATTAATTCATTTTTTTGTCTTTCAAGTTCTTCTGTAATCAGTTTCTTCTTTTTAAGCTGCTTCTCGTCATAAGAAACTCTACTCTCAAGATTTTTAATCTGTCTTTTTAGCTCAACAATTTCTTGCTCGCCAGCATTGACCTGTTGCTTTTTAAGCTTATTAATCTGTTTGATTTCACCAAACATCTTATTATAATAATGAGCTTGCTGCTGTGCCTCAGAATTATCAGATTTTTCAAGTAACTGTAAGCTCTTTATTTCTGTTTCTGCTTTTTTAACCGAAACAACTAACTCACGATATTCTTCAGACCATTGTTTATTGCGTCCAAAATTCTCCTCGGTATCTTTTACCTTGATTAATTGAGTGTTTAAACCTTGAATTAAATCCACAATTTCTTGTGGCTGATTTTTCAGCTTAGAAAAGTTATTTGAAATTTCTTGTATTGTGGCAGGCATTTTTGCCAAAGTGTTTTCAGCATTTGTTACTTTATTAAACGAACTTGAAGTGGTATCAAGATTTTGCTTAATCTCGTTCGCAGTAGTCTTGAGAGTATTAAATAAACTATCAACTTCCGCAACAGAGCCACCTTTACCAAGGTTATTAATAGCATTATTAACATCTGTGATTTCCTTAGTGAGTCCTGTTTCAATGCCCGAATTTGATGACTTAAACTCGGAAAGAAGTGTTGTGTATTTTGACTTAGCCTTATCAATATCCGCAATCAGCTTTAATATACCCTTTTCAGAACTGCTACCCGATAGATAGTCAAATGACCCATTTGTTTCGTTCAGAGCATATTTCAGTTTTTCAACTTGACCTGTCAAGCTTGTAACTTCTGCCGTAATTTGAGTAACTTCACCCGAACTATCTTTAGTCCATGAAAATGTCGGATTACCAAACTGACTCAAAACTTTTCTTGCATTTTCAATAGTTTTAACAATATCTATCTGTCCGTCTTTATTAAAACCTGCCTTGAAAGTTTCTGCAAGAGTTGTGTCAATATTCTGTATCTCATGCTTTATATTTTTAACAGAGCTAACTACCTGTTTTTCAGCAACCTTTATACCACTCTGAATAGAAGTTACATTTAAACCACCAATATCTATTTTTAGATTTTTGCTGATTGTAGCAAGTTGAGATTGAATTTTCTTTTGTGTTTTATTCAAATCCAACTCACCAATGATTTTAGCATGAGCCTTATTGTCATTTGCAAGTATATTATTTAATTTAGGTATATCGTCCTTAACTTTACTTGTGTCAAGTTCCACAGGAACTCGTATTTTTAAACCATCTGCCATTTCACTTCACCTCTATTCCTTGTCTTTTAAGTCCTTGCCTTAAAGCTATAATGTGATATTTGTTATCACTTAAATCCTCTTTTGTATTATATACAAATGGTCTAGCAACACCATGATACGTCCAGTTTCCAAAATCGTACCCCCAACCAGTTTCAATGATAGGTGCTAATTCTTGGTCTGCATTATCTGACTTAACCATTTTGCTCTGAACAAAAATATATGGATTAGCCATTGTATTATTCTCTACAACTAAAGTGTCACCTTCAATAGAAGAATTAATATTGTTAATATCCATTAAGCCACCATTATCATATCGTCTTACATATTCATGTGGTACATAACTATCGTAAACATCTCTTTCAATATGATCTAGCATAACAGTGGTAACAACCTCGGTAACATCTGTAAGCAGAGCGTAATCAATTCTTGTTCTTAGTTCTCGCTCTAGTTCTTTAAGGTTTTTTACAACCATTTATTCCTCACCACGCAACCAATTTACAACAAGCTTTAAATCCTCGTCAGCTTGCTTCTGAGAAACTTTACTATGTGTTTCTATCGTAACTTTGTCACCATTTCTTAAACCAAGGCTACAAAGACCTATAATTGATTTACCATTGACCGTTCTATCTGTTGTCAGATTAACCACAGAGGGGCGTACCTGTGTAAAATACACAAACCTATGAATATTCCTAGCATTAGGAACTATTCCAAGTGTTATTTCCTGTTCTGCAAAGAACATATTAGTCACCGTCCTTATTGTTTGAAATTACAATTTTATTTGCCATGTCATTACTATCTTTAAGTGTTTTTAACACTTCATTTAAGCTTTCAGTGTCAATATCTTTCGTAGTAACACTAATCTGTTCTATCATTTCTTTTGCCTTGCTTGCAAGCTCCGTTATAGCTATGTTTGCCATGCTCATAACCTTTTCAGCCGCCTTGTATCTAACATTCATGTCAATACCGCTGTCAATAGCTGCATTAATCATGCTATACTGTGCGTCATCAATCGACTCCCAATCAATATTATTACATTCCCTATCCAGCTCTCCACTATCATAAATCTCTGCAATATCATCTGATGAAAATTTATGTTCTCCGTAAAGAGTGACAACGTAATATTTACGCAAAATTTCTTCATATCCTGCTCCGTACTCAACTGTACCCTTGACTACATTATTTATAAATGCCTGCATTTCCGCAAAACTAAGCTTATTTTTCATTCAATTTTCCTCCGTTTTCTTGCGTTTCTTTTCTGCGTTTCTCAGTTTCTTACACTCATCATAATCAATCCACCCACCAAACTTTTTAGCATAAGTAATCCACTTATATGTAATGTCTGGATAGCAATACCAAAACAATTTACGTTTAAGTATTGCCACTGAGTCTGGCATACCTTTTGTATCTATAACTTCAGTGACACCATTTTTATAAGTAACCACGAAATCAGCGACATATTTAATTGGCAACACAGTTTTGCCATCGTGAACGAACTTCGGTTGCAGTTCATATGGTTTCTGTAACTCATACGAAATCACTTCACCGCTTTCCACTAAAGGACAAAGTACGTCACGATAATATTTCATTTCTAACACTGAGTCAAAAATAATACCATTATAACTACGTTTTGATTTGTCTTTATCTACATTAAACTTACTTCTATCTGTCATTTCTACCTCTTTATAAAAAAAATAAGGGCGGTCAATACTTATCATAATAACCGCCCTTTCTATTTTATTTAGTTTTTTTATTTATTGTACTATTTTTAAGGTTTGTAATATCAGCCAAAACATTATAGACCGACTCTTTATAATCTTTCTTTTTTAATGTTTCGGAAGTAATACCAATATTGGCAAGAAGTTTTCTTGCTTCAACCTTGGAAATGACTTCGTGCATATATTCTTCTATGATTAAATATAATTGATAACAAGATGGTGTGTCCACATATCTCCTCCAACTATTTATTTTATCACATTTATTACACGCATAATATCCATTACCACAAATAATACATTCATGGTTGTTTTCCATAAATTAATCCTCTGGAATAACAAATCTCAGAAGCTGACCCTCGTCACTACAATAGTCCTTCAGAGAGTCAATAGTAAATGGGAAGTCGCCTGTTTTGTCAAGCGGTATCTGAGTCTCAGGAGAAAGCTGTGAAGATGCCACGACAACCCAACCATGATATTCAATATTTTTATCACAAATATCTGTAAAGATTGATTCAAGCCAAAATTCACCTGATTTTGGCATATCATTCGTACTCTTTGTAATGTCAACTGCATTTTCAGACTCATATGTATAATATACCTGAATAGTCATTCCTTCCTTGATAGCAGTATCTGTCGGAAGTGTAATTTCTTTCTTAGCCGCATCAAGTGAAAATTCCTTTTCTGAATTTACCGCTGCATATTTGTAAGAAGCAACCTGTTCCTTCCTTTCATTGAGCAGATAAATGAATGATATTCCACCCACAGGAACTTTACTCAGAGTAATCTTTGTTATGTCGCTACCCACCTTAATCTTCTCTCTTTTAGGAATGAGAATTTTGTTAGTAGAACTTGCAACGTTCTTTTCTGTACCCCACTGAGCAGCAAGAAGTGACAGCGTAAGGAACGATGTATTACCTGTAATCTGAACTGTATCAGCGTCATAGTATTTTGCAATTACAGCACCTGTTGCATCTGTCTTATCCTGTGAAGTAGCATTGGTCTGAATGTTTACATCTTTCAAATCTTCAAGAGTCCAAAACAGCACTCCGTCAGTAGGCGAAAACATCTGACCTGAAATAGCTTGTTTAAAAAGCAATTTGTCTGGATTAAACATATTATTTCCTCCTTTATTTTCTATTGTTTCCGTTACCATGTACGGAAATAATTTAATTCTTCTTTATTCTTAATGTCCTTATAATAAAAAGTACCGCTATACAAACCTGTGGTAAGTTTCTGTGCTTGATTTATGATTTGATTTCTTAAAAGACAATCATAAAAAACATTAATAGGTAACGACCAAACCGTGTCCCAGTTGTATTTAAACCCTTCAATATTTGTTAATGTTGAAATATATGGCAACAAAATAGAACGAAATTCTTTTTCTTGATACTCACCCCTAGCTAATTGTCTTTCAAGCTTATCTAATTCATATTGCAATCTCCATTTTCTGGTGTGTTCATTTCCGTCTTTAATATTGTTATCAGCGATATTAAGCATTTTCCTGAAATATTCAGTAAGCAGTTCATAATCTGCTTTACCTATTTGAATATTATTGTAAACATCAAATAAAATAATATCACCGCTATTCGTGTCAATATAGCGTTTCATCTTACCAAAATCAATATTACGGATTATAAATGAAACATCAGTTAGCAAATGATTTTCGACAATATCACAAAACAAGTCAAAACTATCTACTGAGTTAAAATCAATACCCTTGCTCCAAAGATATAGCCTTCTATCATATGGAGTTGAAATTATGTCAGACACAATGACCCAAAACTGTTTTTCACCTAGTTTTGACTCGTCTGAAATCTCGTCCAAAGTTGGGTTGTGAATTTCAAACTTGCCTAACATAAATGTTTCTTTTTTATTACGATAAATCGAAAGCTCGTCCATAACTAATTACCCTCACATGGATTTATCGTAAGTTCTTCACCTTGAAATATTAAGGTACGCCTTTTATAAACAGGCGACAAATTATCAGGTACGTCTGAAATAAGTTGTATTCTGTTACCGCTCCAACCATCTGAGTTGTTAAATAACTGACCTAATAATTCAGACACATAGTCCATTCTAGTTTTGGAAATGCCAGCTTTGTTAAGTCTCATTTTATCTTGGTGACAAATTATTTGGATTATCATTTGAGGATAACCCTTAAATGCCCCCCATATTACTTTCGGAACTGAAACTTCAATGTTAAGATACAATTCTACATTAGTTTGAGTGTAAGGTATATATAAAAAAGGGTATATATTAGAATACACAATATTTTCTAGTTCTTCCTCGTCCTTTTCAAATAAATCTAATATATTATCTTGTGATAATATCATAGAAATAGCTTTATTTTTCCACTCCGATATAACAGAATTTATTGGCATTTTATACACCTCCCACTATATTAACTAATAGCTCAGACGAAACATCATCAACTGTACAAACCAATTTAAAAGAGCTACCAATTAAAGCACTATTGTTTAAACACTTTATCTTTACCTTATTTTCGTTTACTGTTATAATAACGAAATCTTTTTGTTTATCAAGTAATTTTAAAGACCAAATAACACTCTTATCTGTTTTTGCAGTAAATGTTTTTACTGTACCACCGCAACGAATTTCTGCATTACCACTGTAAGTTATTTCAACAGGTTTGGTTGCATTATTGGGCTTAAAGTAATCACATAGCATAAGGTCAATTCTATCTGTCTGCGGATTGTATTGACTCTCTGACAAGATAATGTGCATACATCTGCCATTTCCAAAAGAAAAGCTGACAGTATCAGGTCTAGTAATTCTGTAAGGTGTAGGCTCTTTATCATTATAGTCAATGAAAAAACGCTTATCGTGCGGAAAATATTTCGTTTCCTCGTCAAGCGAAATATACATCATTAACTGATCGTAACCAATGGTAATTACTTTTGTCTCATTTGTGCCTGCGTTATACTGTGAAGCATTTTGAATATTGCACGGCTTATAATGAACTATGCCATTTTCGTCTTGCCACTTAATAACGTAATTACACAAATACAAAATAGATTTTTCGTACAGCTTGTTATTTGTAGGCTCGGTCAATATTAGCCAAATCTTATTATCGTATTTAATATACTTATAGTCCGATATTGTACTAATATAGGTTAAAACCTGTCTTTGCCAAGCTTGTGTTGGCGTGTCAGGTATTTCATTCTGAATTATGCCCTTTGTAGCAAATTCATTTTCAAAATTCTCACCGTTAAACACTCCACTGCACAGAATAATATCATCTTCAATAACGCTATCCTCTAAAACGTCACTGAATGACATTTCACTATCAAACAACAAGTCTTGTTTTTCAGAACCTTCCGTATAATACGGTTGCCGAATTAAGTACCATTCTTTACTCATTCAACCACCTCAATTATACGCAGTGTCTTTCAGCTGCTCATAAAGGTCAACTATTTTAAAGTTCACCCAATCAATCTCAACTTTAGCTTGTCTTTTGTCACCCTCTGAGTTGTTTATTGATAAATCCTTAGAAACTATGTTGCTACGTTTGACAATTTTACTATATTGTCTTTCACAATAAAATCTCTTTATTGTATAGCCCAATATATTAACAACTATCTGATTTAAAACAATATCGTTTCCGTCAATATCAGTAAATATTCTTTTCTCATTATTAAAGTAAAGTTGACTAATTTGAGTTGAAAACTCGCCACAAGCCATTTTAAACCACTGAAAAACAAGGTCGTCACTTAACGCAACCCTTTCAAGAAATGTGGACTCAAAAACAGCGACCACATCTTCATAGGTAGTAACCATTTTAACCACACCCTTTCTTAAAACTTATAGTTTGAAATATTTTCTATTTCGTTACGCTTGTAGACTGCCACGTTATCAATTCCAACTTCTTTGGCAAGTGGAATAATCATTTTCTTATCACCTTCAGTAACTACAAGTCTTGAGAGTTCAGCCATGAAATCAGCCTTATTGCTAATGCCAAGAAGTGCCTTTACACTGTTAATATCAAGAATAACAGGATCATTATTATCACTCTCGTCAAGTGAAAAAACGTATCTTCTTATATCCTCATCAAGAATTTTCAGATAAGCGTTATTGCCAAAGCCGTCAGTACCACAGAACATTCCGTTACCTTCCTGTATCTGAGCCATAACCTCTCCAACATTAAGCTGCGCAAATTTCTTTGCGTTTGGTGGAATAGTAATATCTCTTTGTGTTTCCACAGCCCTAAAACCCAATTCCCAATTACGAGTGTTTTCAAGAAACACTCTATCGGTAAGCTGAATTTCCCTTTTAGACTTTACTTCTGTAATATCGTTATTCATTGTGGCAGTAGTTGTATTTTTTCTTACATTTGCCAAATTTTAATCTTCCTTTCAAATATAATAATAATGTGGCAAGAGTTTACACCCTCGCCACATCAATAATTATTATGTAATTAACCCTGCTTTGTAAGCAGACCAATTTCAAATTCTCTGCCCTTTACAACGTCAGCACCAAGCTCCATATCGAAACGTGTCTTTACTGTACCTGTCTCAACATCGTTGCCTGTCATAGTTGTAATACCACCACGTCTGAAGATATTTACTGGAGAATTTGCTCCCTGTGCAATAAACCACAGATCGTTGGGATTGTAGTATGTGTCAAAACCTGACTTGTCAGCAAGTGGCTTTGTGAAGTTATATGGGTTCTCAAGTTCAATAAGAGCTGAACCCTTATAGAAGCCATTCAGACCTGTTCTAGCAATCTCGTCTACCTGTGTAGCATTGAAGAATGGGATTGGTGTAGAACCAACTGTCTTATAACCGTTCCAATCACAGATACCAGAAATAAGTGAGAAGTCACCTGCAATACCAACCTTGCCAAGCTTTCTAACCTTATTTATCATACCGTCAACCTGTGCCTGAGTTGGAGCAGAGTCATACTCGCCATAGAACTTTACATATTCAGTATTATTCTTCAGTGCAGACTTAATAACATCAAATACATAAGCAACACCCTTGTTGTTCATGTCGGTCTGTACCTGTGCCATTTCCTCTGCTACAGTACCAGCAAAATTACCGGAAGCAAGCTCACGATAATCAATAGCCATACCAGAAGATATTGTCTGAGTTACAATTGGGTACTCTACCCACTTTCTACCTGCAAAACCTACATCAGAACCAGAAGCCTGAAGTCTAGCATCAAGACCCTCATAAGAATAAGTCTTAATTCTTGGCTGCTCATCATAGCCAATCTCACGATAGTTACCAAGGAAATTAAATACCTTTGTTGCCTCGAGAAGCCTTGGCTGTATAATATACTTTACAATAGTATTAATCTCTGCAACTGCTCTGCTATCGCCTGCAAGTGCCTGTTCACCAAGCTTTGAAATTCTTGAACGTACTGCGTCTACCTTCTGACCGTACTTTGATGTATCTTTGCCTGCAAAAAGAGCAGAACAAATCTCAACTACTTCGTTGAAAGCCTTTGCGTTCTTAACAGCAACCTCAGACTTATTCAGATTATTAAGTTCAAAAGAAGTATTAATCATTATTAAAACACCGTCCTTTATTTTACATTCATTAATTAAGCGTGTACAACGACTCTAAGTCCGTTACCGCCAAAACTTGTCTTTTCCACAACTTCAAGATACTCTGCATAACCAGAAACATCAGCACTCTTAGCCCACTTACCATCAGTACCAACTACAAGCTTGTCACCTACTGCGAGTGTATTGTAAGCTGTTGTTACAACTGCATCGTCCATATCAAAAAGATGTCCTGCAAGAGAAGCAAGAGTAAAAATGCGTGGAAACTCACCAACCTCAATTCTATAATCATTTGGTGTGAGTGTCTCAGGCTTATTAATTCTGTTCATTACAACTGCAAGACCAGCCTGCTTTGCTGTTGTTGCGGTTGGTAGAGCAACAGCCTTTGTTTTAAGATCATATGTAACAGCCATGCCGTTCTCAAGAACAACAGGTGTCTTGAGATAGCCAAAATTCTGTGCTACCTTGAAATCACCAATATTTGCAAATTTAATCATTTAAAATTCCTCCAATCGTATTTTTTATACAAACAGATTATCAATATCGAGTTTATCGTTCTTATCATCATCGTTGTCAGTATCTACGCAACCAAATATGTCAGCGGCAAAATTGTTCTGAGAATTAATCTCAACAGCCATTGCCTTTTCCTTCTTCTTTGTCTCAGCACCAATGCAAGCGTTGATTTCTGTAACAATATCGTTTACCTCGATACCACAACCCATAGGATCTGCGTTAAACTTGTCAAGCTTATCCTTAGCCATGTTCTTTTCATCGTCTGAAAAATCTCCAAGAGCTGAATTGAGTTCTGCAATCTTTGCAGACTTTTTAAGTTCATTCAATTCTGCTTTCATTGTTTCAACGAGTCCGTTAAGTTCATTAATCTTCTCGTCTTTCTGACAAGCATTGGTTTCGGCTGTTGTCTTTTCACCTGTAAGAGTTGCTATCTCTGCATCTTTTGTAGAAATAATCTCATTCATTTCAGCAATCTTAGTCTCGTAATCTGCATTTTTAGTATTGAGTTCAGTAATCTTATTCTCAACAGCAGAAATAATCTGATTAAGTGTCTTTTCGTCCACTTTCTCGTCCTCCTTTATCTTTTGATTTAGTTCTATCAGTATTGCACTATCGTCACTAGGCTCGACAGTTAAAATGCAATATCCACTATAGTCATAAACTTTTGGTACTCTACCTTTTTCGACAGGCTCTCCGTCATACACTATTTTATTTTTGCCCTTACCAACAAATTCAACAGAACCATATATTGTATCACCATCATTAATTTTGTTTTCAAGCCATTCAACAAAATGTGGATAACGTTGCTGATTAATATAACCCTCGGCAATAAGAACTTTATGTTTCTCACCATCAATCTGAATATCTTCAATAGACCAACCATCAGCAGAACCTACTTGAACAGAATTTTCAAATAATGGCATATTGCCGTCTTGACCTGTCATTCCATGGTCGTATGGAATATCTTTTTCACTATCCAAAAATGTTGCACAAATAGGCATACCAATAATACTATCTGCATTATTTCTAACATACTGCTCATTGTAACTAATACCATTTTTGTTATAGTGATTACGGTCTTGATGAATTTCGTGTAGTACCAACTTTACACGTCTGCGACCGTCCGACCTCTTTGCTTCGCTTATTTCACAATGAAACACTAACTTTCACCTCTTTTCTGACATAAAATAAACCTAGTCACTAAACGCAACTTAGGTTTTAGTTTGTTGTTGAAGGTTTTGGTTGAGCGTTTCCATTTAGATTTTCGCTCATTATGCTATTTTCGTTTGTCTTTTCAGCTACCTTAGTTCTACCACCGTTTGAGTGGTCTGCATCACTTGGGTCGCTATCTTTGCTACTCATGGTATAACTCGTCTTATGCGTTGGATATTTATTTTCCCAATCATTATCCAATTCGTAGTCCATAAGCGACAAGTATACATCGCTATCCCAACCAGTGCTTGCAATCCAAGCTGTCAAAGACCCCTTACCTCTAGCATAAAGGTCGGTCATATATTTAACCTGTTTATCTCTATTTACAAAAGTAACAGGTAAAATAGCACACTCCATATAAAGCTTTTTATCCTTAATAATATTGGCGTTAATACATTTATTCAATTCCATAATAAACATATTTATCCAATCATATACGTTTCCTGCAACCAACTCCAAATTAAGTGTTGCAACAGCATAGTTTCCTGTACTATTACCGTCAAGGACACTACTAGCAATACCCAAATCGGCAGGCACTTTTGATTTATTGGCATTTTCATTTTTTTCGTCAAAAATAGAAGTGTCAACTTTTATGTCATTTAATTTTGTACCTGCGGCAAGCGAGAAAAATGACTTGCCATATTTATTTTGTCTTGTAGTAATAGCGTCTTTAACTACCTTATGTTGGTTTTTCTGCTGGCTTTCCGTCAAAGTACAACGTCCGTCTTTTGCTTCAGGAAATGTTTGATAAATAATTTGATTGTTCAACTGATCTAATACATTCCGCTTTGTAGAAGTGAAATAATCTGCGTACAATACATCGTCCAACGCACAAATCATTAATGGAACACCATAAGGATTAATAGCCTTACAGTTAATTTTTGTTACCATTGTATTATCGTTATTTAAAACTTTCCATGACTTAATATTATCGTGAGTTGAATATTTACTATACGCTTCTCGAATTTCTCTTGGAAAAGCCTGTAGTTTTCTTCTTTTGTCATCTTCTACCATACCGTCAAAATATCTTAAATCAAAAGCAACAATAGGTGAACCATTCTTTCTGCCAACTATACGGCAATAGTCAACAGGCAGATTAATAACGGCACATTTAACTCCCAGTTCATTGATCTCTACAATGTTTAAAGTATCAATATCATCAAGATACTTGTCAGCGAATACGGACTTTGTAATTTCAAAGTATTTAAAGTCCATTCCCTCAATCATATCGTTAAACAAATTATCTCGAATAACTTCCTTATATCTTATTGTGTCAAGAGTTTGTTGCATTAGCTGTCTTGCATTTTCAAATTTCTTCTTGCGTTTAGTCTTTGACTTTGAATAAACCACCTTATCCAAGGTGAACATGGTTTTAAGATAGTTGATAGAAGTCATAACAGAGCCATTTTCATAGTACGCCCACCGACAAATTTTGCGAATATTTTTTATATGTATTTGCGGATTATGAGCAAATTTCTTAATGTCCTCAAGATTAATAGGCAAATCTTCAATACAATCTTCCCAAAAAGATGTCATTTCGTAAAAAGCATTTGACTCATAAGAACGCTCTTGTGTATTTGACACGGAGTTAGTTTCTGAAACACTTTCTGTTTTATCTTGATTGTTTTCAATAACATTCTCAGTATTCTCTGCAATATTCTCAGGCATAGCCTCACCTCACTTTCGTTTGTGTTTACATTAGTTGAATAAACAACAATAATCGTATTCATCGTTATTTATGTCTTGGGCATATTTATTAACGTACCACAACACATAGATCAATGCCGAAACTCTATCCTTATTTACTTTTTTTACAACTTGTTCAATAGTAATGTTGCCGTTATTAAGATGTTTCATCTTTAAATTCGCGGCTTCTTCAATAAAAGCATCTGTCTCAATAAAAGGTCTAACTTTATCGTCAAAACTATCCCATTCATTATCGGTAAAATCATTATCTTGTCTTTTTTCCAGCAATCTAAGTTTGCCACTATCCACCATATCTATAAAAGTGCTTACAATTTCATTTTGCCAAGTCTGAGCTTTCATATTGTAAAGTATTTGTGGCGAATTAGGAACTTCTGGAACATTATCGTCATTAATAGTGTCCCAACAGCCCAAATCCTTACCTGTAGAATTGTCAATCGTGTCTTTTAAAAGTTCATCAGCCAATCCAACACCAAGTCCATTAGCATCTAACACAACTACTTTAGCCATATAAAGTTTTTGAACTTTTTTGATAATAGCAGCTTGGGCATTAAAATTAAGTACGTTAGGAATATTAATAATATTCACCACATCAATGTAAATAATTCTCCCTTTATCCTTACTTCTAATTACACGCACTACAGCAATAGAAGATTGGTTATTAGAAGTTTTTTGGCTTCTTGCTACATCCACGCCCATATAATATTCCTGTTCTGGATTTGAATTTTGCAAGACCGCTTCCGTTAAAGTACGACAATTCATTAATTTGTTGATATTAACTAACGCACCATCGGCACAGCCGACCCATTCTTGTTCATAGTTTTGGGCAAAAGCTACCACAGAAGAATTTTTCTTCTTTGAAAGTATTTTGCTTTTATTACTTCCTCTACCATACCAACACGGAAGTTGCCAGTTGCTTCCCAAAACTATTTTTCCCTTTAGATTTTCCATATCATCTAACATTGAAATACTACGCTGATATTCGTCTGAACCCCTAAATCCTGCCGTTGTAAAAAAATGAATTTGCTGATTAAGTTCCATTGGGTCTACTATCGCAAGTCTGCCAACCGTAAGTCTTGGAACTTCAACTACAGGCTCAAGGGCATCTTGAAACAGTACATTATTCAGCAATGCAGATTCCTCTATTTTTAACCTTCTACGTCTTTGACCCTTTGTGCTTTGAGCATTTGCAATAGCATCTATGGTCGCATCATTTTTAAATTCAATATAAGCATTTCCCTTTGAAAACCTAGCTTCTCTTATTTCGTCCTTTAAAAGTGGATATAATTTTGCAATTTCATTCCACTTTGATTTCAATAAATCTGCCGCATTTTCTTTAGTCTGTGCAGAAAGAGCCAATTCAATATTTGGGAACAGCATTGCTACTACGACCATAGCAAGTACCTCATCGAATGTTTTGCCATATCCACGGCTAAACGTTCCATACATACTCATAAATCTAACGTCACAACGCAAAAATATGCGTTGATCTAAATGCAGATTTAACCCACCTGTTTCAGGTTTCATTAAGTCGAGTAATAAATCAGGATACCACTTAGCCCAACTTATAAAAGTGTAATAATTATGTAGATTTTTGCCAAATACACTATCACTATTTTTTTCAAAATCTTTTATTCTTTGCCAGTTCATTACTTGTCACCATTCTCATAATCTTTTGGCAGTTTTATAAACGTTTCAACAGAACTCCTATTTTTTTCTGATGTGTCATCAGTAAAAATACCATAGGGATCTCCATACTGAGAAATGTACTCATTCTTCATATCGTCATAAAATTGGTATACTTCCTTGTACTCACACTTAGGTAATCCTTTTAATTTTCTAGCATAATTAATATAGCACCATATTATAAAATCAGGAGCATCGTTAGGTTGGTACTTAAACTTAGGTAATATTTCAACAATATCAACCGCCTGTTCACAAGCTTTTGATATTTCCGAAATACAAGTTACTCCACCTTGTAAATCAGCCTGCGTTAATTGTTTTGGAGTCAGCTTTGCTTTATCAGCAGCGTCTTGGGCAGCTCTATTCCATTTGTCAGCACTTCCAACATCTCCTGCTGCTGTAGCTTCTTCCTCTTTCACCTTGAAACGAACATAAGTTGCTAAAGCTTCCTCGTGTAAGTTTGTTTGAATTGAGTAGTTTTCTTTTAATTTATCAAACTTTTTCTTCATTTTTCGGTACTGTGATTTTGTGTACCCCTCGCCAAATAAGTCAGTAATATCGTTTGTAACAACGAAATCATCAACCATATTTACATATACTTCTTCGTTTCGAGGAAGTATATTGCGTTTTTCCGTTGTAGTTACTGCCTCAGTAATAGACTTGCCCTGATTAAACAAGTTCATAGAGTCTAAAAAAGATAGTTTCGTATACTGTGGCAATGTTGACACATTTTTAAAATAACAGCCTATAATATCGGTTCTACCCTTACCCAATTCTAATGATCTTCTTACTTCACTCATAGCAGAGTCAAGAGCTTCTGGTATATATGGTTTATCCATTAACATTAGTTTCTTTTGGAATGCTTCTATATTTAAGCTTCCATCAGAATTATAAGAACCTTTTTTAACACAAGACTTACATATATTTACCGTTTTGCCATCAGTAGAAATATTACTATTTCTAGTAGTATAAAATTGTGACAGTGGCTTTTCCTTGCCACATTCTGTACATATTTTTGTACTTACAGGGGTTTTTACTTTTTTCCTTGGCATAATCAAGCCACCTCCTTCTTATTTGTTTGATTTTCAAGCCAATATAAAAGCACCCCAATTTTCAATCAGAGTGCTTAATTTGGTATCTATTTAATCACTATTCTTTAACAACCTTGTTCTCAAACTTCTTGTAGGCGTCAAGATACCACTCTTTTTTGTCGCCATTGTATGTTAATTCATAATACATACCGTCAAAAAGAGTGCTTGAAAGCAAGTATTTCCAGTTCTGCAATGCCTTGCACTTCCATACTGTGTAAACTTCAAAATCAGGCTTTGTATCTGATTTGTCAAGATGTTCTCCAATATAATCTCTTACAATTTCTATTGCTTTTCCGTCCATAATTATTTTCCTCTCTATATTTGTGTAATAAAAGCACCCTTTTATAGTCCTATGAGTGTTGAATTGTTCAAAAATCAAATTTATCCTTATTCTGACTAATTTTCTTTTTGTCAACCCTAATATAAAATTTTCTTGTCACATCAGTTCCACTATGATTAAGCAATGCTGAAACATCTTCTAGTGACATACCTGCGTTTTTATATAGCGTAGCTCCCGAATGGCGAAAATCATGAGCGTGTAACGTTGGAACATTAATCATTTCACCAATAATATGACACCAAGAATTTAATGTGCCATTAGTTACCTTATCAAACTTTCCGTCTGTATAAGAAACAAAAACATAGCCATTGTCAATAATATTATTTGTCTTGCGGTACTCAAGTAAACCTAACAGCAGTTCTTTAACTTCTTCCGAAAAATAAAGAGTTACAACGTAACCTTCTTTTTCAACTACATCATTGACAACCCTATTGTCAAAATCAATTTGTTCCCACTTAGTATTCGCAACCGCATTAACTCTAGCCATTGTAGACAATGAAAATAGAGCATAACACTGATATTGTAAAGCCCTATGTTTCTTATGATGTGTGTCAGCGTTTTCGACCAAGCCTTGCAACGCAATTCTTAATTCCTGTACCTGTTCAACAGTTAAAAACGTCTGAGTAATAACATCTGTATCTTTCTTAGGTCTATCCATAAATTCCATTGGATTTTCTGTAATTAACTTCTTTTTACGCAGAAATTTATAAAAAGCTGAAATTGAAGCCATACGCCTTTTCATACGTCTTGAATTATTACCCTCAGTTTTACAAAAATATAAAAATTCAGTTACATCATCTTCCGTTAAGTCAATAATACTTTGATTGCCCTGATTTTTGTATATGTATATCCACCAAGACTCTAAATCATTTTGATAGCCTGCGATAGTCTTTTCGGAGAGTTCTCTAAGTGACATATCAATTTTATATTTGTTCCATAGTTTCATTGTTTCAGAATTGATTTTTGAAAGTATTTCATCATCATGTACTTGGATACGTTTGCTTTTCTTAGCCATTTAACCTCTCCTTTCTTCTAATATCAAGCTTTCTTTAGAGTGTCGCTTTTAGCACTTATTCTTCATTTTGGGGTTTCTTTAGAGTGTTGCCTTCACACTTAATCTTCTTTATTTCGCCCATAAGGGCTTGAATTTTGTTTTTTGGAGTAATACATAATTCTCAAAACCATAACTCAAAATACCCCTCACTGGGACACATTGTTAAGAGGTGCATAAGGTTGAATTACTTTGTAATTAAAACTAAGGATAGTCAACAAAACTTTGTCAACTATCCGTGCAAAAATCTCGTTAGATTTTTCATTTAAAAGACTCAACGTGGTACGCATTTTTAAGAGGCGTGTTGAGTTCTGTTTTGGCTGTCAGAGTGAGACTCGAACTCACAACCTCCGCATTAACAGTGCATTGCTCTACCGATTGAGCTATCCGACAATATGCAGGATAACGCTTGCTATCCTGCAAAATATAATAAAAGGAGTTGTATTTAACTACAAATTATTCGTTAATTGTAAAACCAAAATAAAGCTTTGGAACATAATCTTCTTCAGTAAAATCCTTGCCGACAAAATCTCGCTGAACGAAAACAACACTCTCATCACCAACAATTATTGGCTTATCGTCACGTCTTGCTCTTTCACAGAACAACTCGTTTTCAAAAGTTGAAACAACAAATTCGCCACCATATCCGTTCCACTCAGGCGGATCAAGAGAAATAGAATTAATTTTAGTCTTATCGTCAAATGATAAAAATTTCTTGATAATCTTACAAGCCAACTTGTAATCACACAAAACACTAAAGCCCTCATTTTCCAGATATACATCTATAATATCCTGCATGAAAGTATCAAAATCGTTATAACTCTTTTTAATCATCATAGTATTCACCTACTTTACTTTTATATCATAGTTGGCAATCTTGCCAAATTCATTATCAAATATAAACAGGCTTGCACCTGTGTCAGAAGTTTTGTGTAAGGACATCGCATAATCATCAGTACCTACCATAGAACGTACTGTAAGCACCTCTGAATGTTTTGCATTTTCCTTTGAGGTCTGGTGATGCACATGACCTGCCAAAACGTAATCAATGTTTGTATTGTACGCTCTTGAAAAAGAACTTGTGCAGTTCTGTAAATCCTTCACTTCACCATGACAACCAAACACGTTATAACCCTCAACATCGCTAAAGCAAAAGCCTGTTTCATTCTCAATTATGTTTACATTTCGATTATATTTAAGTCTTTCCCTTATGAAAGCAATAATCACCTTCGCCATGTTTTCATCAGGAAAACTATTCTTAGGCTGTCCGAGAAGTCTAAGTTGTGAATGATTACTGTCCTTAACCATTTGAAAATTTACTTTCACATATTGCGAAAGATCATTGAGCCAATTAGCCAGAAATTCAGCATACTTTATTGCAGAGTCTATAACACCATATCTAAGGTGCATAAGCTGAGAATTTAATCTGAGAAGTCCTGATATACTGTCGCCAAGTTCCCAAACATTAATTTCTGCCAAGTCCTCTTTAGCAATGATGTCAGCAACTTTTTCGAGCATACTCCACATTCTGCGTTCAAATATCTCTGGAGAATATTCATTTATTACGTTGCCAAATAAATCTTTTATGCAAAACTCTATACCAAAGTGACAATCGGTAAATGCCAATATCGCAGATTTGCTATTACTTTCTCCAGATAAATAATCAGGAACTATGATAGGTTCTATATCAGAAATTGCATTGACTATTTTTTCAGTTATCAATTCATCTCGTGCATTTTCTCTAAGCCACCTATTATTCTCCAACTTCTCCGTTTGAAGTTTGTATCGCTCTTTCTTTAATTCACGAATTTGGTCTTGAATTTCATTAAGGGTGTTTTCTGTGTCTGCAAAAGTTTTCTGATTTGCATTGAACATTTTCTCGAAGCATTGAAATTTCTTACGATAAGTTGACTCGCCAAAATCAGCATTAAGTAATTCATTTAAGATATCCCTAACATCATTCCAAGTGCCTATTTTTTCTTTGTCTTTGCACACTCTAAATATAAGCTCGTCATCAGACTCACCTTCAAATCTTTTGTATGTAGAAATTTTAAATTCCTCCCATTATGCAATTTCGTCTGTCTGGTTTACAGACAACTTTACTTCCTGACCGTTGAAATCTGACATAAGTTCCGCAAGGGCAATTTCACCCTCAATATCTTCAACGCTAAATGTTATTTTTCCGTTCTCTATGTTTACAATGCCCTGTACCGACAGAACGTTCTTTTTTGTTATTTTAGCCATTTGCTTAATCCTCCAATTCGTCAGCCCAAGTTGATACCCAACCTCTATGGTTAGTATGTAACTCGCAAATCTGACAATGTTCTTTTCCTGAAAAATGATTTAGATATTTCTCAAATCCACTTGCCTTATGATTAGGTAAATCAATTTGTCCTGTATGCCCTATGCAAATTGTCTTGCAGTTTTCACCTATTCTTGTTAAAGTCTTTTTAAGATTGTCAAAAGTTGCGTTCTGAGACTCGTCAATTATAATAACCGCGTCCTTGAAGTTTACACCTCTGAGATAAACGTCCGTAAGAGGTTTAATATAACCTTCTTCATACTTCTCAGAAACAAGACTATTGGTACATACAGCCGTAAATGGATTTATACCAAGTGTCTGTAGTGCATTATAGAGTGGTTCATAGTAAACCTCACTCTTTGAAGTTACATCACCGGGTAGAAAGCCCAACCTGCCTTCCGCACAAGGCGAAACAATATAAATAATCTTTGAAAACATTTGGTACTGCACAAGCAAGTTTGCGATACCAACGGCAATGGTAGTTTTGCCACTTCCGCTTTTGGAATTACAGAAAATAATATCATTGTCCTTGTTCCAAATTGCATTAGCAAATTCTTCTTGTTCTTTATCTAATTGTAGACTATAAAACAGATCACCGTCAATTTTTTCAGGTGGGTTATCATACGAGGTTATAGTATTATTATTTTTCTTGCCCATGATAACACCGCCTAATTAATTTCATCAAACGATGTGACAATCTTATCGACCACTTTGTACTTCACAAGTTCATCACGAGATAAATACCAATCTTTATTTCTATTTTTATTAAAAGTCTTTTCATCAATGTCCGTCCTTGCGAGGATATATGACTTCATGCCCTCAAGCTGTTTCTTATAATTTTTCTGAGCTTCCTCAATTTCAGCAGCACTACCATGAAAAGCAGCAGAGCCTTGATGAACGAGCATTTGGCAATGTTCAAACGCATATCTACGCTTGCCAGCAAGAAAAATAAGAAAGCCTGCACTCATAGCAACACCCATTCCAATAGTAACGATAGGAATATGACTACTCTGTATCAGGTCACAAAAATAATTTGCCTGTTCTATATCTCCACCATAACTATGAATGAAAATAAATATTGGCTTTGGTTTTTCAACTTCTCTTTCTTCCATGTTCATCTGAATAATAACCTTGCTTAATTCAATAAGATTATAAAACTCGTCTACCTCGTAATCAATGAAAAATGTTCTGTTTTCTCTCGATTTCCAATAGTTATACTCTTCAGGCGTAGGATATGTTCTCTTATCCAAACTATCTACAATGGAAATTGGAAGTTCTTCTGTTACTGTCATAAAAAATAAATTCCTTTTCTAAATAAGTTAGTGGGATATACCCACCCTTACAGACGTGCTGTAAGATATTTTTTAATCGGCTCTGTACTTGGCAAGCAGATTGACAACCGCAGATGTTTCCTCTGCATATCTCTTGCCACGATTAGAGCCATTGTTTTTCAGACGACACGTTTTGAAAATCTTAACGTTCTTAATGTTCTGACGAAGATAATCCGCCTCGTCCTTTGTGACGAAAATCATGTGTAAAATAACCACCTTTTCAATTTTAATTTTGTACACAATGCCTATTGAATGTTGACTTTGTGCGTGCTATAATATATTATGGATAAGTATATTTATTATCTATATCCATAATAAGAAATAACACCATAAAATAAAAACACCTCGCAAAAGCCCAATAATAAAGGGTTTACGAGGTGTTTGACTATTTTCTATTTAAAATTGACTACTTCACATTATATTTCTGGCTTTAGCCATTGATTTTCTTTGATATTCAAGTTGTTTGATATGTTGACATTTATCACATCTTTGCTTATTATTTGCTTTGCTATCAACCACAAACTCCTTACCGCAATCACAGCAGGTTAAGACCTTGGTTTTGATTTTTTGATAACCTTTGCAATTTTTACAGTACAACTGACTATTTGATCTCTTATAAAATAACCTTCCACAATTTTCGCAACGTGCGTATTTTTTACCTCTATACAGCATATATTCTTTGCCGAGTTCTCTCATGTCGGTAATTTTTAGCACTATTAGAGAACTATCATCAATAAATTTTACTTGAAGATTTGTATTTCCGACAGCCAATGCTGGTTGTAACATTCCTGCTTTAACTAACTTATGTATCATCATTTCTTTTTCATATCCAGTTTTATTAACACTAGATAGAGAAAACAGCATCTTATGGCTAGTGCAAATCCAATTATTATTTCTTACACAAAGAATATTTCTATATTTAGCAAGGCACAATGCCGTAAAAGCTATTCTCTCAACTGGTGGGCTTTTAAGCCTTGCTATATCTTCAAGTTCCTTTTGTGTTATGCCAATGTATTCAATATTAATTGGTGGGTTATTGCGTGTTCTGTCAACTTGTCTTTCAACGCTTTTCTCCCAATCAGAAGGTCTGTAATTTATACCTGTTGATTTGATAAAATCAGTTAGTGCAGTAATTATTTTTGATTTTTTATACTTCATAACATATCGGTAATATTTAGCCAACAAAAACAATGATTGTGATGGTTTTACACCTAAATCTTTACTTTCAATTATTTTTTCTGCCTCGGCAATTTCGTTTAAATATATATCCATTTATACACCAACCTTTCTTACGGCTTTTCTATATTTTGTTCCACCATACTCAATATCTCCAGTCTCATCGGGTACATAATAAGTTATCTGCCAATCATTTAATCTTAAAAGATTTTCAACAATAGTGTCGCCACAAATATCCCATACAAATTTCTTAGATTTCTCTGTTTTATAGCATATATCAAGCAATATATCACACAACACAAATTCATCTGTGCAAATCTCAGAACATAACTTACGATAATTTTCTGTCATTATCATCTTGTCATTGTCAATTTGTTCTTTGTCGAAACGTTGTTTTTTAGACAATACCATGTATTGAGTTATATCCCTTGTATAATTCTCGTACATTTTTTTTAATTTGGAATAGTCAGAGTGCTTATCATTTTGTCTGCATTGCATAACTTTATAATCAAATCTAGCTGACGATTTAACTTCCGTATTATAATTTTCAAAAGCCGACTCAACAGCCCTACAAATACGATTCATGGTACAATTATTAGCACTAACAGGCATTTTTTTGTAATACCAATCCAAATACTTTAGCTGATCTTCCGTTTTATCTTTAAGAACCTCTAATTCGGAAATCGTCATGCCAAATAAATTTATACATTGAGCATTATTATTTTCAATATAATTTTTATATTTTGACATTTCCTGCGGATATATGTAACACATAAAATATGGTTTCTTATCAGCAATGATTGTTTTGTTAAATTCCTTTGCGACTCTTTCCTCGTCACTATCATTATCATTGTAGTTTAATGCAAATCTGTTGTACCACGCCCCAGGCATAGGCTTGGATATAATACCTTTTGCCTTGTCTATCGTGTTCTGCTGGATAAGCTGACCGCACATAATACGATAATCTAGTATTTTGTATTCTTTGCTTTCTTTTGGGTATTTTACCTGAACATCGTACATTGCGGTTATCCTATTTGTGACCTTGCCAATTTCCTCACCAAAGCTGTTGTAATTAGCCTGCATTAAATTAGACTCGCAAATGATTTCTTTATTTGCTTTTTTTTGAACGCACATAATTGTTTTAGTAGGTCTTGTATTTCTCAACAATATTGGATTGTCTGTTGTTATAAGACAATCTCCGTCTTTGTCAAAGCCGTTCAACGCTGCTGCCATACTGTCATGACAGTTGACAATATTAACAGTTGCCATGTATTTATACCACTCTGACATCATTTTATTATCTGTGATGTTCATAACCCTAATATTATTATGACAGCTCATTGGCGCTCTGAAACAAACAACCCTATCAGACCCATAATCAGACCAATATTTTGAATACATTTCTCCAGCTTTAAGTAATCCATAATCATCATTCTCAACTTTTACTCCAAATATTTTTTGACACAAGGCAAATGGATCGCCTGAAATAACAGCATAATTGCCATGCACTTTAAGTACACCGATTTTAGCCTGTGTAATTTTTTTCTTAATCATATAGTTAATACGATTTATAACAAATGGGTCATTTGCCATACTTGGCTCTATCATAACCGACTTAGTAACATTATCAATCTCATTTAAGCTAAAATCTTCATCTGAGGTAGCCCCATTTAAAAACAATATAGTTTTGTCAATATCTCCGTGAATTACATCTTTTATTTCATTAACCGTAGGGGCTATCAATTCTTGAATTTCCCCATCTGTTAATTCATAGCTTTGCAGGAATTGATAATTCATATTACGTTCATTTTCAAGTTTCTCAGGACACACTTTTGTTACTCTAAAGCCATATCCGTTATTTTTACAATTTCCCAAATACGAATCAATATTGTCATAACTATCCCACAATTTTAACATCGAAGTTGTAAGTATTAAGTCTACATTTTTTATATTATGTTCATTTCCCCATACATCAATAACAATACAATCACCATTTTCATTGAATGTACCATATTCATAGGCAAATTTATGAAAGTCAAACGTGAACACCATGCCCTTACAAAAGCTATTTCTTATGCAGTACCCACTAGGTATATAGTCCTCAAGAACATCTTTTGCCCATATCTCCGACAATGTAGGTGTTATTAAACCATAACCGTCACTGTCATTTACTTCTATAATTTCAGGATTATCAGGCTCAGTTAATACAGGCTCTCCGTCAAACTCATCTGTTATTTTTATAACCTTTTCTTTGCAAGTTACAATCAAATCATCTACCACAAGAATATCTTTTGGATGTGTCACAGGCACAGAAGCTGAACAAGTTAATGCTTTATAAGCTTCAAACTTAGCAGGCACAAGTTCCTTGTTTAAGTTTCTTCCATTATTCATGCGTCTTGTTAATTCCTCACATAATTTTATATGCTGTGAGTTCTTTGCGGCAGCATAAATAACTGTGTTCTTTTTTATACCATTTGTTGTGCCTATAAGTCTATTATAGTACGTTCCGTTTATTCTAAATCCGTAACTCAGCTTAAAAATATCTTCCTTATTATTCATTATAATCGCAACATAGTCAAGTTTACATTGAATGTTATCTAAGTCCTGATAACATTTCTTAATTTGTACACTCGTATTTCTCGACTTTGGCTGCTTTTTCAAAAGCTTTATTTCTCTCTTAATTTCCTTTATCCTATCTGCGGTAAATTTTCTATCTAATGAATTTATCTCGTCAATCATTTGTAAAATTTGTCCGTCAGCAAGAGAAATAATTTCCCTATTATCTCTAGCTTCTTGTATAGAGATCTTTAAATTTTTATCAGGTGCTTTTAAAATTCTTGAACTGTGCAACTTAAAAATAAACTGCTGATACATTTGTTGTTTAGCCATTTGTTATTCCTCCCATATATTTATTAATTACTGCCTTTTGTAATTGCTTTGAAAAATATTCTTTAATCACAGAAACCAACTGCTGATTGTCCGAATATTTAAGTGTTTCAATTTTTACAAATTTAGTTGCTTTTTGCCAATAGCACTTTCTGCAATGAGTTGAATTATTTTTTATCCTACGATTATACATCTCTGTTACACACACATCAATCGAATTTTCTTTAATGAACATTGTGAAAGGAGCAGTAATATCGCTTGCAAACTTCATCATAATCAAATATGGGGAAGATAATTTGCCTTCAAGTATGTCGATTTTACAATGATGACATACTTGTGCATACCATTCTGGAATAACTTTGCAAACCTCTACCAAACTATGAATATGTCGTCTCTGCTCTTGCTTTTTTAATTCCGCATTGTGTTTTTTTATTGATAAATCAATATATTTTTCCATGGTTTGATTCACAAAAGTAAATTTTCCGTCAAACATTACATTCTCTAAAGGTATTTCGTTAAAATTCCAAAGCAGTAAATTATTATAAGGTAACAAGTTTTTGTTCAAAAGATCTTTGACTTTAGACAAAGTATTGTTCTGATAGTCAAACATTGCATATGCAATATTCTCAATATGTGTCCTGCCAGTTGAATATTTTTCCTTACCGCCAATCCAAATGTCATTAATTTTCGCAGCTTGATACAACTCATGGCGTTCTATTTGCTCACTTGCTATTGGCGTACACTGAAATTCTATAACGTACTGTTGTCCTCCAAACTCAAACATGATGTCAGGTCTTTGTTTTGTTTCTTCTATATAACCCTCCATAACAGCCTTGACAACACCGTTTTGTTTCTTAATCCAATTAAATAATGCTATTTTACCTTGAATATGTTCTTCTGTTTCGGGTTCAGAGTAAATTGTCTCACATTTAGTTTTGTCTTTGTGTCTAAAATAAGGGCTTACCAATTTGCCATGACAATATTCATACTTCCCATGACAAACAGGACATTGCAAAATTCCTTTGTCCGCCCATTTTTTCAAAGTATCTCTATCATACTTATTGTCATAACAATTTATAGGTTGATTATTAATTTCTGCCGTAAGCATTTATATCTCCTATCTTTATATCTATCATAATCTACGTTCTACCGTCAGGAACATACATTAATTGTGTTAAATTTTAAAGAGTAATACTTTACAAGTAAAATTATACTCAAAACAATTTAGCTGTAAAATTAACACAATTAATGTACAATTTTGACTAATCTTTATTTCTCGCAGCTAAAAGCTTTTGTTTATGTTCTTCTGAGATAACTCTTTTAGTTGGGTGAGCGTTTCTAATACTAATGGCTTTGGCAGGAGCAATAAATGTAGCTCCGATAAACGTACCGTCAGTGTGTCTTGTTTCATCAATCTGTTTCCAACCTTGCTTTTTGCATTTGTTGGCATACTTCTCAATACAAGTATACAAATTAGCGACCCATTCGCCATTCTCGCATGAAATGTTAATTGTAACCTCACGTTCCTCTGCGGTTACTTTACTTGTTACCGTATATGTTTTCATAGATTTAACTCCTTCCCAATTCCTTTATAATTTCGTTGCTAACTAACACAAATTTAGTAAACTGTTTTCTATCAGACAATATTACATCTTTCTTAGTCTTAACCTTCTTCCTAGTCATTTGATTATGCCAACCTCTCGTGGTGTTTATCTTCTTGTAAACTATAGACAGCGTGTGTGCATGGTGAGCCGATCTATCATTCATAACCTCTGCCAGTGTGTAAGCAATAAAATCAAAGCTGTCCTCTAAAGTAAACTGTATAGCATTATAAGAACAACCATCGTCAGATGTAAACCTATCCCCATTACCTACACAAATCATAAGCTGATTACAAGCCTGAGTAAACCAAGCCTGATATACATGATTATCCGCAATAGCATTTATAATACTAGGTTGTGTTGTAGTGCAATCACAGTTATACTTGTCTGTAAATTCACTAAGAGCCGTAGCAGTACAGAAACCAAACATTGAAGTCATCTGAGTATAAACTCTATGCAACATATCTACAAACTCAATAACCTCACCTGTAGATTGCAAAGCATTATCCTGCAACTTCGCTATAAGCGGAGTACCAATTTGTTTCTTCCATATATTCAAAGCTTTTTCATTTGGTATTTTCTTAGCCGATAATGCAAGTAACATATTCTGAAGCTGAGTAACCGTAGCTTGCAATAGTTTTAGTTCATTGTCTTTTTCCGAGCCTGCCGCAATATAACTGCCTGTTTTATGTATAGTTGGAAGTACCTCGTCAAATATCCAACTCTCAAAGCGTTCTGCGGAAGGGAGTTTACTATGTGCTATAAGACGATAAACGTCACCCTCTGAAATGAATTTTGTTTTCTGTACACCTCCAGCCGAAGGGGTCGGTAAAACGCAGACCCCCTTACAATGAGATGTTATTGCGTCCGCTGGTCTTGAATACCCCAACGCCTTTGCCACATCAGAACCGCAAAAGTAAATCTTGTTATCAATATCTACCGTTCTTACCTTGCCAAAATCTTTGCTCTCAAATACTGTTACCATAGTTTTGTTGTTTTCTGTCATTTTAATCTACCTTTCCGTTTTAGTTATTGTCATATAATTTATTGTGTATCATTTTCTTTTGCCAAAGCTCTAATTCCTGAACACTTTTAAATCTAGGAATATTATCCTTGTTTATATGTATGTGAAAATCTCTTAACACTCTAAGACACAATCTAACTTGCTGTTCTGTAGGCGGTTGTTTACGAATTGTCTCGTTATTGTTTATTCTTTTAGCTTCTGCGAGTACACCATTGGCATACTCGCTCTCTGTAAGTTTTGTTAGTCTAGGCATTGTTCATTACCTCCATTCCTGATTTTATTTGTATGTATCGGTCAACAATTTCCTCGAAAATATCTCTAAGAGCTGTATCGCTATCAATAACATCTATCATTGCTACGTTTTTACAATCTATTTGTGATAACAAATAATTTTCTTTGTAGGAGTCAAGGTCAATATCATAGTCTGACCTCATCATGTTGTAAATATCGCTATAGATAGATTTTCTGTCATCATCATTTGTATAACCTAAGATCTTTGCAAGCGAAACAATTTTCTGAGACATTTTGTTTTTCCAAGAAGAATAATGCGCAGGTGGAACAATAAGCATTATTTTCTGCCACATACGAGAAAGTTTGTCTTGCATTGTGGTGTTCTGTGCAGAAATGATTTGCAACTGACGTGTAAGCTGTTCATTAACTTTATTAAGCTGACCTACTTCATTGACAGTATTAATAATCATAGAATATTCTTCTCTTGATAATGTTACGGTATTCAAGCTATTGGAAATAAGTCTATCCATAATCTCCCAACACCAATCCATGAACTTATCTGCTAATGGTTGCCTAGACCAACGGCAAATCTCCATAATGCCTTTGCGGTTATAAAGTATTCTTTCACGCTCAACATACCTGTCACCTTCAACATAGCCCAAAGTGAGCTGAGTTGAAAATTTATCTAACCTTTCTTTATGCTTTAAATGGATATTTTTAATTGCATTTGCAGGATTACTATAGCCCAATGCTCTACCAATCTGTTCTCTTGTGACAAGATACTCATTGTTGGCGTTACCCCAAAAGTCACAAGTTGCGATTTCATTAAATACGTCTGTTTCTACAAGTTTCAAATTGTTCATTTTGTTGTCTCCTTTATTTTATCTTACATATAATCTTCTTTGTATGTATCGTCAGTTTCAGCCAGCATAGTCCAATACTCATTGCGAAACCTCAAATATTCTTCATTATCGTCCAAGGGCTTGTCCTGTGCCTCGTATGTATAATCTTTAGGGAACAGTTCCTGTAAAGAAAATGTTTTGCGATTTCTACTCATTGTTATCACCGTCCTCTGTGTTAAGATAAGACTCATTATAATCAGTCTTAGAATTAGTTTTTGAAAATATCGTCTGATATTTCTTAGTCGCAATAATATCGTTTTTATCAGCTAAACTGTTACTGATTAAATACTCATTAATAATATCTTCTATCATATTGCGATATTGCGGAACACACTGATATGGGTCAAGAGGATAACATTTATCCAAACAATTTTCATACAAATAGTCTTGTTCTATCTGGTATGTATCAAGTCCGTATCTGTTAGCAAGCTCTTTAAGAATTTCTCTATACAATGCACCCCTAGTAATACCAAGACTATCTTCTATTAATTTATATTTAGGGTGCATACGACCAAACCATGGACTATATGTTTTCTTGGGTAATTTGTTTTTCTCTAATTCTTCTTTGAGATTTATTACCTCTGCTTTTAATTCTTCAAAAGCCTGCGTATTATATGTACCAGTTTTACGAAGTGAAGGAAGAACCTCAGAAGTTACCCAGTGTTTGAAATTCTTTGCGGTTGACAATTTACTTCCAAATACAAGAGAATATAGACCGCTTTCATTTATAATTGTCATTCCATAGTGGCTGATATTTTTAAGGTCACCATTTTGGTACGCTTTAAGTTCATCATAGTTTAAGAACCTTTTATCTTCAATATCTACATGATCTTTTATAGCGTTAGCTAAAGCCTTACTTTTAACTTTTCCATTTCCATAACCCAATATCATTGCCACGTCCTTGCCTACAAACCAAACTTCTCCGTCAATCTCAACCGTTCTAAGTTCTCCAAAGTCCTCATTTTCAAATACTATAATCTTATTATCTATCACGTTTATCAATCCTTTCTAATTTTCTTGTTCTTATGTGTCATTGGTAGAAATTCATCTACCTTATAGGTGTACTTTAGTCTGTCAACAGCTTCTCGGATATGTTGTTGTACGTTCAGATCTGAACTAAGCACATAAACGTTAGGAGCATTATAGACCTTGCCATTCTTTTTATAAGAGCCTGTAATATGCTTGACTATTAGCCCATTATCACATAATGCCTTTAAATAGTTGTCTAACTGTCTGACCGACATATGTAATTCTTCTGCCATTACCGTTTCTTTCTTGTAACAACCACAAACACTCTCTGTTATAATTTCTGTATTCTGAAAGTTCCATGACTTTATGTATAAGTAAATACGAAGAAGTATTGACTTAGACAGCCTATTTGAAATAGACATTAGTTTGTCCCATTCTGTGTCATACAATATTACAAAGTTGTCTGGAGGGTCAAATACCGCTTTGTTGACCTTAAATCTTAAATGAGCGTTTGCATTAACATTATTTAATGATTTATAGTCACATTGGTTATCCCAAGTTAAATCTGACCTGACAATAAAGATATTGAAAAGTGCTTTTATCCTATGAGTGTTTTCTCTGTTACCCTTACTATAAAGGGAACAATGACACAATTCCAAAATTTCATTTATAGATGTACTTATTGTCCCTGTTCTAGCATTACGCAAATAACTAAGACAACGATACAATAAAAGTTCAAAACTGTCAGCCGAGTCAGCGTATATATATTTCTTGGGAATTTTTATAAAATAATTGTCAGCTATAATTTGTCACCACCTTTCATTGTTATTACCCATTTATTGTTAATACTCCATTTTTGCAATCTGTATACCAAAAGTGTAGGTCAAAATGCAAAAAAGTGTGCAATCTGTATACCAAAAGTGTAGGTCAAAGTGTAGAGTAGAATAATATTAGATATCTTTAGTAATAAGAGAATCCTTACTGTGGCGTAAACGCCCCAGAAAAATTTATTGTTTACTACAATTAACTGACATTAAATATCACTTCCTATAACTTACAATTTTATAAACAATATTTACTTCTTGAATTTGATTTTAAAATATGATATCATTTCAAGTGTACTCGTTTAATGGTGAAAGGGTATACTAATAGAGCTGAGAGATAAATTGAAGTGAAATCATATTTTAAAAATTGCAATTTGAAATTGCAAGCAAATCAAGTAAGCAACTCTCAAACGTACTCGTTTAATAGTACATTTACAATTATAATGTACAATTAAATGGTTGTCAATATACTTATGCAAATTTATATGTAAACTTTTAGTGTATTGGTTATATTTATAATTATAATTTTGATTGTAATTATAAATTGTAAGTTTATGTGAGATTGTACAATTAATAGGAATTATGATACTGTGTTATTATGACAATGAAGCTTTGTAATGATGAGATATTGATTTGTTGTGTTGCGCACAGCTAGTCAGTTATATTCTCGCTACGCTCGTATATAACTTCCCTGCTTGATTATCGTTCCCTACGGTCACGCTAATCTTCACAGATATTTTTTCAGTTAAACATTAATGTTTGTATGGATTGTCTGGCAACTGTTTAAACATTTTGTTTCATCTGAACATTTTGTTTTGGAACGTTCGGTAAAATTACGATCGCTTATTCGTTGTTTTTGCTTGTAAATCAAGGCGTAAAAACGTTTTTTTCGTTTTTACGATAGGTTATTTTATGAGTTTTATAAATGATATTTTGATGGCTTTTTATTGTTTTGAGATGTTTCGGTGATAGTGTATTATTTTTGAAGCGTAGTTTAATGAGTTGACAGTGAATTAAAATTTGATTTTAAATGAGTGATTGTTTAAGTGTAAAACTAGATTTATAGCCATTTTAGGACAAAAAAATAAGACCTATTATGGTCTTTCAGGGAGTGTGTTTTTAGGGAGTGATAGGTTATTTTTTTATGGTATAGAAATAATGTTTGCAAGTTAATTTTGGTGTGTTTTAGTGTATTTGGGCATATTTTAAGGTTTAAAAAAGTTTAAAAAATGGCATAGATACGAGGTTTACTCGAACGCATTATCGAATGAAAATTTGGTTTTTTGGTGGGGTAGTGGGATAGTGTGCAGGAATTTTAAAAAGTGCTATTTTGATTTTAGATTTGGTTTTGGGGTGTGTGGATAGAGTGGAACTACTAAGGGGATAATCTCGTTTCCATATGTTTCCATAAATGTAAAGCCACCCCCTCTATAGCTATTTGATTAAGTATCTTAACATATCCATAAAACCGCTTATTTGCGTGGTTTATATGCCTTTTTGCCAAAATCACATATATAAATAATTGTATCTCAATTAATAGAATATTAATATAATTCTGCTGACTCCATGCAAGCTCAACCGACTTTATATTATTTGATTTTTATCAATCATTGATCGAGTCAATAATTAACCTTTTTGTATATTTGTTTATTGCCAATATTTGATTTTTGTTAAATATATTTATCGGTGGTTGCTATTCGATATACCGAACGCCCTTAATCATCATCTTTAAAATTTGAACATTTTATATTAATATTTTAACCTATCAATCCCTGTCAATTCCCTATTTCACCCCTTATTTACTGCCAAAGTGGTAAACACTCGCCAAAATACCCTATAAATTCAATGCTCATTCCCTATTTTAAACTAGCGATTTGTACAAAATTAGCCTTTAAAGTTATGCAATTTGACTAATTAGCATTAACTAGCATTAGTAAAGAACCTTGTACAGATCCTTATAAGTCCAAAAAATTGTACACTTATTTCACGCTATTCAACGTTTACAACAGTACAAATATTTGTACACATACATATATACATACAAACATATACACGTCAAGATCCCTTGCAAGATCTTTGCTTGCAAGCTCACGATATATAACACACATAAACCATTAACCACGATATATAGTATACGCGCACACATAATACGCTACAATACCACTATATATTGTATACTCTAAAATTCATTTTAACGGCTATCAAGTATAACTATACCACCCATGCACACAACAGTATATAACGCTTGCTAGTAGCCTTATAGCTCAAGATATAAGCATACTATATATTGTGTATTGCAAGTAATAAATACTGCATTAGTCACTATATATTGTGATTTAGTTAATCATCAAAATTAATATCATGATCTATACAGTATTTACAACATTGTACAATAAATTTAGCTTTGCTAATATTTGATTTTTTACAATAATTGTCAATAGCCGCATAATCTGTGGGCTTCACATTCACCGATAATTTTTTGTAATTTTTGGCAGTGTATGCAGCATTATACTCTATCTTCTTTTTGTTTATATTGTCCAATTTTAAACCTCATTTCAATTATATATTTGTAACTTCTTACAAATATTTTAGTTTCGTTTATAAATCATAGTATCACTATATATAGCGGTTATCATTCAAAAATACAATAATATGCACTATATATTGTGTGTGCAAGTTATATAAATACATGACTCCATGTTTGTGCAAAAAGTCAATTGTAATACATGACACCATGTGCTATAATATAGATACAGTAAAGGAAAGAACACAACAAACAAGATCCTTTACCAGATCATCAAGTTTCACGATTGAACTTTGAAAATCGTCCGACAAAATTAAGAAAATGGAGTTGAAAAAAGCAAATTTAGACGTTAAAAGCGTTAATGAAAAAATGGGATTTTTTTATCAGCCTTGCAAGCTTGAAATTTTTGTAACTTGAAAATTTAATATTTCACCGTGCGAACCGGCTAAAACCGAATTGAACAACGTCAAATGTAGGCGGTGAAAATCTTAAAAGCGATAGGCTCAAAATGCTTTTAATCCAGTTTTCCGAATTTCTGGGATATAAAAAAAGGGCATCTGCTAACAGTTTACCTAAACTTTTAGCGGTTATTTTAACCGCTATACGATTGGATCCAGTGCAACGATCTGAATTTAATCAACCATATTTTAAAGATAACACAAAAAAATCAAAAAGTCAAGTAGAACAAAAGAAAAGAGACAATAAAAAAACAAAACAAAAACAAACGTAAACCAAAAAATGGAGGTAATTTTATGTATACATCAAAAAAAATCACAAACACGGATGCAAAAAACATAATCAGCGGTCAAGATGTTATCCTTGTAGATGATAGCAGCATTGATGCCTATACCGATAGCACTAACTATTATAACGCTGGTGTTTACGGCTGGAATTATTCAATCGGCTACAATACACGCCTTGACAAATACGTTATTTGCGGTTATAGAATCCCGCAAAGCGTTTTAAACGCTGCCAAAAGTGTTATAAAAATGGCACAAAAAGAAGCGTATTTGCACGTTTAAGGGGGTGATTTCATGACTATATCAACACGTAAAAAACTTGAAGCGGCTCTGAATCACCTAAAAAAATGTAATGGTGATTGCATGAATTGCAAATACTGTGATACACATTGCAGCAGCAATAGCAATAACATATTTTTTGCGCCCTGCTGCTCTTATGGCATTTTAGGCGATTATTTTAATCCCGTATCAAATAGTTTTACAGAAATAAGATCCAAAACGATTGAGGCAATCGAGTATGAGCTAAATTAATTTCAAAGGGCGTTTATACGCCCTATATACTCAAAATGACCGCATGAAGTCGTTGAGAGTACCATATAACACGCTTGAAAAGCGAATAAAAAATAAAACATTTATTTTAAACGGAGGTAAAAAATCATGAACACGAAAATTATAGTAAACACAAAGAACCTTGTAGCAGCCCTTGAGCAGGTGGAAAAGATCATTAACACAAAATCATCTGACTATCTTTTGCGAAGTGCGTTTATCCAGGCTGAGGACGGAAAAATGAAAATTTCCGCAAATAATCTTGAGGTTATCGGCTGCAAAACTATAAACTGTATAACCGATGACAAGATCATGTTTGCTCTTGAGGACGTGAAAAGAGTTATAAAGGCTCTTAAATATTTCAAAGGCTGCGATACAATTATCACGTTTGATAGTGATAAAGCGTGCAACTTTGAGGACGGCAAAAAGTCATTTAAAGCTGGAATAACTGATGTAAATGATAATGATGCACATTCTCTTTTTGCACATCTTGGAAAAGTTTGGATTGACGATATTAATTCAAATAATTCAAATATCCTTGAACAACATACATACACGATTGAGAAGCTTATGGAGCGTTATAATTCAATCAGCTATGCCATATACACAATAGACGATCTCAAGCCTATATTAAAGGGTATTAATTTCAAGGAAAATAAAATGGTAGCTCTGGACGGCTATAGACTGGCGGTAAGTACTGATACGGAAGATAACGGCTTGAGCTTTGAAAACGAGTTTACAATAAACAATAATACGTTTTCAATCTTGAAGCAGTTCAAAAAGGGTGAATGTAATATTATATCGTTTAAGGATATAACAGCATTTAATCTTGTGTCGGAAGATTTTACGCTCTTGAGCAGGAATCTTAAAGGGCAGTATTTCAAATGGAAGACAGCTATTCCATGTAGTTTTAGCTCTGAATTTAAATTTGAGAAAAAGAATATGCTTGAAAACTTGAAATACCTTAAAGAGATTAGAGTTAAAAAGACTATGGATATGTTTGCAATCAAGAATAATGAGCTTGTCTCACCTTATGGAAGCGTTGATATTGAGGGCTTGAATATTTCGGAAACTAGCGGTTATGATCTCACACGCTTTACGGATGCTGTTAAAAATCTTGAGGGCGACAGAATTAAAATGCTCCATAGCGGGGCATTGAAGCCTATAGTCTTGAAAAATGTTGTGGAAAATAAATATAATAGTCAGCTTATGTTACTTTGCCCAATAAGACTAAATGACGGAATGTCAACGTGGTGGAAATAAAATATCTGTTTTAAGGAGTGAAATAAATATGAATACAATCACACACAAATTCAACGGAGTAACACGCATAAACATGAGTGATCATGCTATAAAGGGCTTGCGGAGTTATTCGCCGCAAGGACGCCCCTTTGTGGGATATACCTTGTATGACTTGCTAAAAGATCTTATATTTGCGTATAGTTGGAAGATTGATAGAGGGTATACAATGACTATCACTGACTTTATTAAACTTTTGCAAAAGCAGAAATATATCAAGGCTATTGTATATGGCAATAATATAATCAGACTAATTGAGAGATAATCAAGGAGGAATTAACCATGACAAGAGAAGAAATGATTAAGACTATCATAAGAATGTACAATGAGACAGCGGAAGCACTTGAGCAGGCAGACAGGGAATATAATAACGATAAAAAGAACACTAAAAAGCGTGAAGTTTATCGTTATGTAGCTGCTCAAGAAGCGATCTTAAATGACCTATGCTATGAGTTGGAAATAGATGATCTTATTGATGATGGTCTTAACGATGAGGAGGCTTAACTATATGAGTAAACGGAACTTTGAATTATTTATGTGCTGTTTAGGAAACGGCATTACAGTATGTAATAAAGCCGTAATGGAACATAACGACTATAAGCAGATAGCACATATAAGCGCAAATGGAATAATCAAATTGTACGTATCTACAGACTACATTCCATGTGAGGATATGAAAAGGATTGAACAAGCCGCAAAGCAACAGAGAGAGGAATTTTTAATCTTTTGGAATAAATATACTGTTGAAGAAAAGTATTATAAACTTTTGGATACGTGTAACACTGCTGACTTTATAGACATTTGCAAGGATAAAAGCAGTATGACGGAAAAAGTTAAAAAACTTGAAAGCAAGTATCTCAATGAATACTATTAAATAGGAGATAGTCTAATCATGAATATTAATAAATACACAAGAGGAAAAGCAAGAACAAGAGAACTTGCAATACAATTACAAGCTGATTTGTCAGAAAGCTCAATAAGCTATGCGGAATTAGCTGAAATACAAATTAAACTTAAAAAGCTTGGCACACAATACGGACTGATAAGAGAGTTCAAAGAAAATGGATTGATTTAATATTCTGAGGGGAATTATTCCCCTCTTATATACTCGGAGCAAGGGAGATACTTGTAAAGAGTACCATGTAAGAATACATACGGAAACGGAATTTTTTTGAGGAGGATATTTAACTATGACAGTGTACGACATTATGCAGCTATTCATTGATCCTGATGTACAACACATTCAGATATGGTCGGATGACGAGGAGAAAATTGTTTATGACGGAGATTATGGAGATATTCCAGAGCATATGAACTATGCGGAAGTATCGAGCATTGATAACGTTTATGCTGATAGCAAGGGCGTTATCTGTTTGAATGTTTGGGAGATTTTAAGCCGTATCTGATGACAAGGCAAATGCGGTAAAAATTAATGAAAGGATTTTTATTTATGAAACTTACAATTAATGAAGGACTTAAAAGATTTTTTGTAGAAACAAATGCTTATAATTTTGTTGCGTTTGTAGACGATGAAGGAAAAGCTTATCCTGTTTTTGCTTTTGATGATAAGAATGGTAAGGAATGGGACGAACTTAACATGACACTCATGGCTGCGAAGAATGGCAATTATAGTGGTATTGAGGGCTGTAGAGATGCTTATGAAGTTTGTGCCGATGTAGATGGAGACACATCTAAAATATTTAATTTTGATGAAGATGAATATGAGAATGTAACTGAGTTCTAAAAAAACAAAATAAAATAAAACCATACTTTTAAGGAGGAATTTAAAATGACAGAAAAGCAGAATAACATGGTAGTACAGCACCCTGATAAGCGTCTTATGGAGCGTATTAGATCGTTGGAACGGAACGAGCGTATTAGATTACATATCGCACAAATGAAGTGTAACGGCTATACTGATAATGAGTGCAAAACGTGGTTAATAAAAATAGCCATACTGTCCGATTTTATGGACGTATTTGACAAAATTCTAGTTGACTAATGAGGAATTTTGTGGTATAATTAATTAGAAATAATGAAGAAATTTACAACGAGCATGAACTAAACGAGGAGGAATAAACAATGCTACTAGCAACAATCATTTTGCTTATCATCTATTTATGTGTAAACCACAGCGAAAATAAGCGGAGAGAAATTAACAGAAAATACAATCCAATTGGAGCTTTTGACAAAGCTCAAAAGATTTATGATGACGCCTTTTATAAGGCTATTGATGAGGGTAGAAGTCTTACGCTTGAGGAACGAAAAGAACTGGATAAGCAATGGCATAAAACCTATAGCCAAGAGTTGGCTTATCGAGAAAAAATGTGGGCTAAGATCCCTGACAATAAGAAGTAATATAATATAATAGGAGATAAAACATGAAAGTTACAGTTGAAAACGAGACAATCAAGGTAAACAGTCCGTATAACAAGAGCTTTGTCGCAGGGGCAAAGCAGATACAGGGCAAGTGGAACGCCCCTTGCTGGGTCTTCCCAGAGGAGAATAAGGAAGCTGTCAAGGCGTTACTCATCGAATGCTATGGTGAATGCGGAGAACTTGGTGCGGTTAGCACTGTCACAGTAGATCTTGACCTCGACACTTATACTGAGGGTTACGAGGACGGAGAAATCAGAGTTGGCTCAATCGTTGTTCTGAAAAGACTTTATCGTGACAGAGAGGTTATTTTCTCCGACAATGCAATGCTTATAAACGGTGGCTTTGCCACTTCGGGTGGCTCTGTCAAAAGTCCTAGAATAGCGGCTGATAAGAACACAATCGTTCGTGTAAAAGGTGTTCCTGAAACGATTTATAGCAAAATCAAAGACCACGAGGGCGTTAAACTCGTATCTGATATAGACGTTGAAAGCTTAAAAGTGGAGCGTGAAAAGCTTCTTAAAAGACTTGCAGAAATAGACAGTTTACTTGCAATATGAAAGCGATTGTGTGTATAAAACTAATATAATAAATATAAATACTCCTATTAATCACATTGATTGATAGGAGTATTTCTTTATGCAGGAATAAATATAGGAGGAATAAATATGAAAAATGAAAATACGAATACATTACTTTTTGTGAAAATGCTAGACAACGATCGTAAAGAAGAGCTACGGAAGATAGAGGAAGAACAAGATTATAATATGCGGAAGGCATATTTAAAAGCAAAACGCCGTCAAAGGCTCAGAGAAGAACGCCAGAGAAAAGTTAGAATGATAGTGAAGAACGTTGTCTATGGTGGTTTTGGCTTGCTCTTTACAAGCGTTATGTTGATAGCAGGAATAATATTTACATTGTGTATATGATGGGAGTGAATGAAAATGAATATTAGTACGGCTCAAACTTGCAAAATTTTCGATTTATCGGATAGACTTCCGACAGGAATACAGATAACAAAACAGCCAAAGCGAAAAAAAAGTCATAGAAATGCTATTACAAAACATACGGCAAGCAGGCAGAAGTCTGCAAGCTGGTTCAGACCTGATGATCTAAATGTGATTTTGGAAGATTTGTTTCAGAGTAAAAAATATTTTAAGGCAAATATTATAATTTTTGCTTGCAACTCAGGCTATCGTTACGGAGATATAATGACCTTGAGGGTCAAGGATTTAACCGATAACAACTGCAAAATTGTAGATTACTTGACATTACAAGAGGACAAGACGGACAAATGGAGAACGGCATGGCTTTGTGATACTGTGAAGAAAATGTTAAGTTTTATAATCAACTATTATAAACTTGACCCAGAAGATTATATTTTTCAGAGTGGAGAACGCAAGAGGAAATATATTGAGGACATTTTCTTAAACGAGGACGGAGAAGAAGAAATTATATATACTAATGAGAAGTACGATTGGAACGGCAGACCGCTCAGAATAGCTCCTATGGAACTTAATTCTGTTACAACATTTCTAAAGAATATAACCGCCAAACACGACATAGAAGGTAAATATAGCACTCACAGCTTTAGGCAGACACATTCCGTGTATATTAGTTGTATTCAAAAAGGCAGCGAAGATGTTATTAGAGATTTGCGTATTGCCTGTCAGAGTCTGGGACATTCTGATCTGAGGATAACTGAACAACATTATAGCGGTTGCGATAGCAGACTCGTAAAAGAGCAAATGCTAAAAATGGAAGTTGGCAAGGAAATTGTGGATAAGTATGTAAAATAAAAAGGGACTTTTAAAAGTCCCTTTAGTGCTTCTTGTGACGTTCTTTACTCCTTTGTACTGCTAGAGCATTTTTAGATTGATTAACTTTGTATTGAGGTCTGTTGCGTGGGAGATAGGCTTTTACAACATTAACGTTCATATTCATTAAGTCGGCAATCTCATTAGCCGACTTCCCTTCTTTGTGGTATTGAGTGATTTTGGCGTGGGTATTATTAACTATAATACCTAAACTAGAAAGACTTTTAATAACTCTTTGCCATGAGATACCGAGTTTAATAGCAACTCCTCTTACGGATTTAATTGAATCCCAGTATGATAATATTTCTTGGTCTGTTATTGATTTAATTTCGGACATAAGAATACCTCTTTTGTTTAATTGTTAATTTCGTCTAATAGTTTTCTTTTAACATCGGTAATATGCTGACGGAAGAAATTTGGATTAGCATTTTCATAACTTAAAATTCTTTGGAGCTTATATTTCAGAGCAGACAGAAGATTATTGTTTTCAATGACATATTGTTGTTTATCATAGCCCTCATAAATTCTGTCTATGTAGACATCTGTTACAGGAAAAGCATCACTAATAAAGAAAATAGATTTGGTGGTTGTCTTGCCAATGTGATAAAAGCAAGAAGCAATATTTCTTGGATCTTTGTTTATATAGGAATAAATACGATTAATAGCTTTAGTGTCACGATGATTTACTTTGCCTACAGGTATTGCCCAATACAATTTGGAATTTTCGGTGGACTTAATCAAACAAACAATGGGTCTTTCCTTGCAATCATTCCAAGTTCCTCCTACATCTCGAATAAGTTGATAATAGTCGGGTGTAATAAAGTACATACCATGTTCCGTCATATTTTGACACTCCTAATACAAAAAAATATGCTGTCACTTCAGATTAACCAAAATGACAGCATCACTACAATGTTTCTGTGTCGCACATTGCGAAGCGTAAATTGAATACTACAATGTTACTTTGCCGTACATTGTGAAACGTAATTGTATCTACAATGTTTCTGTGTCGCACATTGCGAAGCGTAAATTAGAGATGATAGAGATAATCTTTCATCATTTATAGTATAGCATACTATACCCATTTTGTCAATACTATTTTGTGGAACTTTGTAAAATTTATTCGTTAGTTTGTGACAAGTCACCCTGCTCGCCAACATCCTTTTTTTCTTTAGGTTTCTTTTCTTTGGTTTTAAATGAAAATGCAAAACCAATTATGCCAATGGAGAAAATTAATGAGCCAGTGGATATGAAAATTACTCTCTCAATTTTCGCAGCGGCTATTTTACCGCTGACAAGTGAAGCTCCTATGATATAGTTGTAAGCGTCACCGCCAACATATTCGTCAATGGCACTATACTTGTCACCTTCCAAAATTGAAAATGTGGTTAAATTTTTGCTTGGAATTTTTGTTGTATAACCTATCACAAATAGTGTTATTCCTATTGCAATCACAAGAATGGAACAAATTTTCTTCATGGTGTTACCTCCTGTTTTATGATTATCTACTACGATAATCGTTTATAAGACTATTGTTGTTTTCAATAGAACTTTGATTATTAGATATACAAGTGTTATAATAATCAATATTACTTTGACTTTCTGATATAAGTTCATTGTATACGTCAACAACTCTTTGGCAATCGTCTAAGTGAGATTGAGCCTTTGAAACTGCTTCGGAGTCAACTTCTGTAGTCCAACCGCCATCACCATAAACTTTAACCATTTTCTTATTGGCGTTTTCAAGCTGTATTTTAGCCTCCTCAACATCATCTTCGGCATCCGATTTGTAGATTTCATAGATGGAAATATCAGATTGCTCATTGTTTATTTCGTTCTGATAGGTGGAGATTTCACTCTGTAGGCGATTATTTTCTTGCTCTAAAGCACTTATTTCAGAACTATAATCATGCGTGGTAGTTGTAGTTGTAGTTGTCGTTGTGGTTGTAGTCGTTGTGGTAGTAGTTGATGATTTGGAAGTAGTTGTGGTAGTTGATGGTTTAGTTGTTGTTAAAGTATGAGAAGTTGTTGTGGGAGTGGTGGTTGTTGTACTTGTTGTAGTGGTAGTGAAATTACTGTCAGATATGGAACTTGTTGTTTTACTATTACATGAGGACAATGCTAATGTTGTCATGAGTGCAATAAGAATTAATTTTATTTTGCTCATTTTTATTTCCTCCAATTTCTAAGATTAATTAGAATTACTTTTAATAAAAAAATTTTAGCATATTTTAGGCTGAAAATCAAGATTTAGGGTTTAAGTGTAATATCTCAGAAACTAAAATTGTGTATTTCAACAAAAAATACGCTAGAATTTTGTGAAAGATTTTTATTTTTATATGGTTGACAAACATATAAAAATAAATTATACTATAATAAAAGGCAGGTGAGAAAATAATAATGGATAGAAAACCGTTCACAACAACAATAGACAGCGAAATTCAAAATCAGTTCAAGTCAAAATGTGCTATTAACGGCATTAAAATGAACGATTTGTTGGAAACATTCATGAAAATGTATGTAGATGACAAGTTTGAATTGGTACTAAGGCTAAACGAAACTAAAACTATTGTTGGCAAATAAAAAACAACTCTGCTGTCCGTGGAAAGTCAAGCAGAGTTGTCAGGTGAACAAAAGTACACAAGCACATTACTTATAGTAATGGTGTTTTGACAAGTGTTACTTCTGGTAAATATATTATATCATGAGTAAACACTGCTGTCAAGAACTATTTCTTTGACAATAGTGTATTTTTATGCTTGCAAGCAGGAAATTTCAAACAACAATGTAAATTAAGAACAGAAAGGACAAAGAAAATGGACGGAATCAAAACATTCACAAACAAGGAATTTGGAACAGTGAGGACAATAGTTAAGGACGGAGAGCCTTGGTTTGTCGGAAAAGATGTGGCTGAGATTTTGGGATATACAAATACTAAAAAAGCTTTAGCAGATCATGTTGACAAGGAAGATAAAATGCAAGGCGATGGGGTAACGATTCGTGACCTCATGGGCAGAACTCAGCACCCGACTGTTGTAAACGAAAGTGGACTTTATAGCCTTGTAATTTCAAGCAAGCTGCCAAAGGCTAAAACATTTAAACGTTGGGTTACTTCAGAAGTTCTCCCTACCATACGCAAGACAGGTGGTTATGTAGCCAATGACGAGATGTTCATTAACACTTATCTACCGAATGCCGATGCCCAGACGAGAGAACTGTTCAGGCTCAATCTATCAACGATCAGACAACTTAATAACAAGATAGAGCAGGATAAACCTCTTGTGGACTTTGCAAGTCATATACAAACTTCTGAAGATTGTATATCAATGAACGATATGGCGAAGCTGGCAACTAAGAATGGAATAAAGATAGGTAGAACAAGGCTATTTAATTTCCTGAGGGAGAAGAAAGTGTTAGGCTGTAAGGACGGTCATAAGAATATGCCTTATCAAAGGTACATAGACACTCAGCCATGGTTTCAGCTTAAAGAAAGCTCATACATACAGAATGGCGAAGTCAGAATAGGACTCACTCCTATGGTAACGCCAAAGGGTCAGAGTGGAATTATTAGAATGTTGAGAAAGTGTAATACAACAAACTAAAGTAAATAAAATGCAAGTTTTGTTTTCATATCTTGCAAAAATTAGAAAAGAAAGGAACAATAAACAAAATGAACATAAACAAATTTAAAAGGCTGCTTGCCGAGCGTGGGTTTTCATACTCACGCAGAGGTAAGGGGTCGCATGAGATATGGGTAAATGAGAATGGAGAGTCTTTTTCATTCCCATCAACCCGAAAAGAAGTTTATATCGGAATTGTATGGAACTTTCGAAGAAACTATTGTCGCTGTTAAATCGTGTATTTATTTTTGGGAATAATTTATCATTGATTTAGACATTGAATGGTGATAGAATTGTGATAGTGGTAATTAGTATGGCAATTATTGCTGTATAAAATAAAGGACAAATATCCCTTGACAAAGCATTTGTTTTGTAGTATAGTATAAACATTATAGAACAGATGTTCGTTTTGAGATTGAATAAAAGGAGTGTATAAAATGAAAAAAATGACATTACAAGAGCTTATGACATTTGCTCGTGAGAATTTATGGAACAAATTTATCATCACTAACAACATAAATACAGACCACATTTATGGAACGGCTCTGAAATTGTCGCATGAGCCTGTTGTATACAAGTCACTAAAAAGCATAAGTGACAAATTAGTGCCGTATTTTGATGATCCTGAGTGGCTTGTCTTAGAACTAGATAGGGTACATGATTTGTTATTAGCCGATTACATAATGTCATTGGGCTTAGGTGATGATGTAGACTATCTCACTGAATTGTCCGAAATGACGGTTGAAGATAACAACAGTACCGTTATGATAAATTGTAAAGATATTGTACTAACCATAGTTGGAGAAAATGATGGAACACACGTTGTACCCTCACTTCCCTTGCCGCCTGCTCCTCAATCTTTGGATTGTTATAATTTAATGAATTTTCTTAAAGTTGATTACATTGATTTTGCCAGAGTTAAAACAAATGAGCATGAAGCAATACTGCCAATTGATTGTTATACACTTGGTAATCTTTCAGAGGAACAGCTTGACGGTCTAAAAGATTTATATATAGATTTACAGTTTGGCGACACGGAGAACGATGAATATGATTATTCATGTACACCATATGTCATGTACGATTATGTACACGAGCTTGCGTTTGCAGGTTTATGGAGTCTGCAAAATAGCCATCTTATCAGTAAAGTACCAATAGAAGTTATAGGATATGATAATTACGAGAGTAAAAATAACAAGGCACAAGTATTCAAAATAAGTTCTGAAGTAAAAAGAATTTTGAGTAAGTCAGAAGTCGGAAATCTAAATTTTAATATCGGTAATTTCAGTTTTGAAAACGTCCCGTTTCATAGATAATTAACATATCCGTAATCAAATAAACGTTGACTATTATTCGAGTGCAGATTATAATATAGAAAATACGACAAAAAAAGACAAATAGAGACAACAAAACGTTTAATAGAGAGGAGTTGAATGTCGTATGATTAACACCATAACACCAGTAATAACCACAGAAACAAGAGAAAGAAGAGTTAATAAAAATATAGTTACTAGAGGAGATATAATTTTGGTTGATCTGCCAAATGTAGGCGAGTCAGTTCAGACAGGTAGGAGACCAGCTATTGTTGTACAGAATAACATGGGCAACGCACACTCCCCTTGCATAATAGTTGTACCGATTACAAGTGCTACAAAAAAATATGTGCCAACCCATGTTAAAATCGGTGTTGAAAGCGGTTTACTGAAAACTAGCACCGTTTTGTGTGAACAGCTATTGACTATTAATAAATCTAGTGTTATTAAAACACTTGGGCATTTGACACCTAATGTTATGAAGCAGATTGAACAAGCGATTTATGTTTCGCTTGCCCTGCATCATTAATTGGTGATGTAGGTTTGTCAATCATATTGGACACTATTATTAAGAAATTCGATAGGCGAAAACCATTTGAGGGGACGCATAGGACGGTTGTTTGTTCGACTTAAACGTGCAGCTAGCTGCACGTTTAAGTCGTCGCAGGAATAAAACCTATGGCACGAATAGAATTTGTTGTGATCTTCTCGGTGACTGCGCTCTACTTTGCCATTGTGCCTAGGCGTATATGGACGAATGAGTTTGTGTTCAATGCCAAGTTGTGAGAGCGTATTCTCAAACAGCGTTTTCTTGTCTCTTTTGCTTGGCGAAAAGCGATTAGTAAATTCAAATCCATTGTCGGTCTGAATACATTTCACCGTTATTCCTCTGCGTTTGTACCATTTCACCAGCCTTTTTACAAAGTCTGCTGAAGAATAGGTGCTTTGCTCCTCATATCCGTATAAAAATCTTATCCTGGTATACTCATCGATCGCCGTGTATTGGTACAGCTTCATCTCTGGGTCAGCTATACACTTTCTCGGAACTACCTTTACGTCCACCTGAATACGCTCTCCGGGGTATGTCATCTGCTCGTATGGCTTTGGTTTATACGTCGCTTTCTTCGGCTTTTTCGGAAGCATTCCTAGTTTTTTCATAACCCTGTAAAGACTTTCAAGACAGCGTGTATACCCTTGTTTCCTGAGACGATGCCATAGTTCGGGAAGCTCAAGTGTCGGGTTCCGTTTGTGATACCTTTTGATAAGATCTATTTCTTCCTTGGTATGCTCATTGGGATGATGATGCGGTCGGCGTGATTTAACTGCAAGGGACTCCACACTTCCGTCCCAGCGTTTCAGCCAGAAATATATATATGAACGTGATTTATTGTATTTTCTGCTCGCTCGGCTCACTCCATATTTCTTTGCGTAATTCATTAAGGATTGACGAAACTTCATATCTTGTGTTATACTATTCATGAGAGATAGGCTTCCTTTCTGATTTGAATTTGGTGTGGTAACTTTATTTTATCAGATTTTTGTCTATCTCTCTTTTCTTTTTTCTTAATTTTGTCCAATATCTATTGTAGCACTACAGCTTGCCCTGCATCATTAATTGGTGAACACTTGACATTTAATCGTCCTTTGTGGTATAATACATATAATTATAGGCAATTTTTAGTACAATTATATGTAAACATTATATCAGGAAAGGACGATTTTTATGTCATTAAACAGTTTTTACACTATAGACCAACTTAGAACAAGTGTAGAACATCATTTGTTCGCACAGAAAGCTTCCATTGAAGTTGTCAAAAGAAAATCTCAAGTTCTTTTGGGATTATTAAATAAATATAATGAAGATTTGTCGTTACAGGATAATATTTATCAATATTTATCAGGTGTATCAAAACGATCATATGATAGTCAATGTGGTTACTTAAAGCAATGGGTAATTGAAGAGGGAATAGATTGTAATTTTGAGATTAACTACAAAGATATCCCTCGAAATTATATGACAATAGAAACTCTTAACGAAAAACTAAATAAGTTATACGAAGATCCAAGTACTATTAGTCGTAACATTATTTTCTATCTTGTTTACGCAAGGTTATACGCTTATTTGATTTGGATAGGTCTGTCTAACAAAGAGATTAAATCACTTAGAAAGGGCGACTATGATATCGATAATAAGGTTTTGTATATTGGCGATGATAATGGTAACGTTAGAACCATTGATTTAAAATTGCCCTATTACGACGATATTTCGGAAATACTGCACGATGAGCTATGCAGAAATATTAGCTCTAGAAAATTTGTTGACAAAGATTTTTTTTACAATGGAAGTGTAATTTGCATAAAAATGTACGATAATTCTTATGATGCTCATGGAAAAGAAATTGGATGTTATAATGACTATGACTCCCTATTTAGACTGCTAAATGATGACATAGGCAATAATAATGCTCTTGTCGCAAACGTTCGCCGCACTCTTGCCCCAATAATAAAAAGAGTAAGTGATATTGAAATTTCAGGGCTATTTTATCGAGTTACCAAACGTGCAATTGCAATGAAAAAAGATGTTACAAAATACAACTTTAATATAATTTTGGGCTTTTTCGGGTACGGAACAAATCGTAGGGGATTGTTTACCGAGTATCTAATTTATAAAGAGCAAATGTTAGATAAGTAATATTGAGTAATTGCAAGCTATAAAAAATAAAAGTATTGTATCATCTCTTCCGATAATACAATACTTTTATTTTTGTTACTAAAAATATTAATATTTTGTAAACTATATAATATTGCTATTGACAACTATTAATTAGTGAATTATAATATAGTTACACTATTAAACGAGTACATATCTATATGTACTCACCATTAAACGAGTACACTTGAAACAAGTACACTTGTCACTGTGGTGGAATAGGTATACACAAGGAACTTAAAATTCCTCGGAAAAATCCATGCGAGTTCGAGTCTCGTCAGTGACACCAGTACAGTTTGCCAATACTGTACAAAGTAAATTGGCATAGCAGGTACAGAGCTTATCTCACCATAAGGGAATGTAGTGTGATACCTGCACTTGCAACTTTAGCTCAGATGGTAGAGCATTTGACTTTTAATCAAAGGGTCAGGGGTTCAAATCCCCTAAGTTGCACCAAGTCGGTTACGGTTGCCGACAACGATAACGGTTCATCAATTAAAATTACACTGATTACAAATTACAAACTAATCTGTATGTAAAGGTAGGTGAACAAAAAGGTACTGTGAAAGCAGTACCAACATTGGACTATAGCCAAGTGGTAAGGCAAGAGACTTTGACTCTCTCATTCCGCTGGTTCGAATCCAGCTAGTCCAACCAAAATATTTTGTAACGTATTTTAGGGTACAAATATAAAATAACGTAAAAATGAAATAATAGCTTTGTTTAGGAGGACAGAATGAGAATATGAGATTTGGTGGATATGAAATAGGAGATAAAGTAGTCTACACAAATTCTTTTACAAAACCTACATTAGGTAAAGTAGTTTATTATATAAATGAAAATTATCTTATAGATTTCACAAACAACACAAGAAAATGGGCGACAGACAAAGAACTAATTAGATACAGTAAAGAAAATTATCTTAAACGTATAGTAGAAAAATATTTGAAAGGTAAGAAATGTAGATGTACTAAAGATTATACTTACAGCACAACAGCATGGGGAATGAAACATGATATAGAAATAATTCCAGTAAATGCGGAATTTACTATTGATGTTATTTATTTTAGTTTACAATCTTATGGTCATACTGTAATTAATGTAGCTTATGTTACTTTATGTCCTGTTAATTGGAAACCTAAATATGAAACTACAATTATAGGTGGTACAGTAGATATTATTTGGGAAGATTTTGCAAAATATTTTGAACTTATTTAATTAGGGGGAAAAATTAAAATGATATCAATGGAAGATATAAAGAAAATAGCAAAATTAAATGGGATAGAAATAATTGAAAATGCCACACAAGAAGAACTAGAAGAGCAGAGTGAATCTCTTATGCAGTCCATTGCGGATATAACTGACCCTGAACATAACCTTTGTAAATATTGCCCTTGTAAAGATAGTTGTAAGGGCAATACATTTGAATGTGCTATTTGTAATAGCAGTAACAAATGAAGAAAAGTAAATAAGGAGGGAACTAAAATGAATCTATCTATGGAAGATATAGCAAAGTATTTTGAACTTGTAAAGTAGGTGATTATATGGGTATGGATTATAAATATAGTGGTAGTGCGAGTTATGGTCGTTTTGATAAAGAGTTGTGTGCAGTTGCAGAGATATTTGGTGCGGTTAAGACAGATAATCTTAAAACAAGGGAAACTGATGTAGCTAGATTTAATTCAAAGCATAATATGTTTTACCATGTCTTTGGTACATATAGCATTTTAAAAGCAGATGAACTTAAATTTTTATTTCCGAAAGATACTAATAAAACATTGGTAAAGTGGTTTCAGAATGTTTATGGCAAATTTACGGTTGAAGAAACAAAGGAAATATTTGAGCAAATGCGTAAGCATCCTGATATTGAGATAATATCACAACAAATATGGAATGAATTATTGTTTTGTAGTAAGAATAATCTACCTTGGCACATTCTTCGTTAGAGTGTTTACTACAATGTTTCAGCAATCAGCAGCCATGCTGTTGACATAGATTTTATTTTTTATTCCGTTCTGAAAAGAGCGTTAAAATACACATTTTATCATAGAAAAAAACAAAGGAGTTGTAAAACAATGAAAGGTTACAAAGTTTTTAAGCCCGATTGGACGTGTAGAGGGTTTCAATACTCAGTTGGCAAAACTTTTGAAGAAGATATGACACCTTCATGTTGCAACAGAGGGTTTCATTTTTGCACAGAACTAAAAGATTGCTTTAGCTATTATTGTTTTGACCCGCTTAACAAAGTTGCCGAAATCGAAGCCCTTGGCGAAATTGACACAGAAGCAACTGGTAGGAAACACTGCACTAACAAAATCAAAATTGTCCGTGAAATTTCATGGGAAGAAGTTTTGAAAATGATTAATGTAGGAAAAGCCAACACGGGATTTGGTAACACTGGCAACTATAATAGTGGCAACTATAACAGTGGTCATTGGAATAGTGGCACTCGTAATAGTGGCAACTATAACAGTGGTCATTGGAATAGTGGCACTCGTAATACTGGTATTTATAATACTGGTAATTATAATGAAGGCAGGTATAACAGTGGTAATCATAATACTGGTGATTACAATACTGGTGACTGTAACAGTGGTAACTTCAACGATGGTAGTTATAACAGCGGTCATTGGAATAGTGGTAATTGGAACAGCGGTTACTACAACTGTGGTAACTGTAACGATGGTAGTTATAATAGCGGAGATTTTAATAAAACTAACTTTTCAAATGGTTGCTTTAATACTAAAGGATCAAAAATTTTAATGTTCAATAAGCCTTCTGATTGGAGTATTGAAGATTGGCGTTGTTCAAAAGCAAAAAGGCTATTAGATACTATTTCATACAATGCTCTTCAATGGGTTTACTCTGATAAGATGACCGAAGAAGAAAAGGAACAGCATCCTAAGTATAAAACAACAGGTGGTTATCTGAAAGAACTTGACAAATCTAAATGTGGTCAACTTTGGTGGGATAATCTTTTAGATTACAATAAGAATGTTATTAAATCCCTTCCAAATTTTGATGCAGAAATCTTCAAAGAAATTACAGGGATTGATATAAATAAAGGAGTTTAATGAGCATGAACAAAAGAAAATTTAAAATCGGAGAACTTTATCGAGTTGGTTTAGATAGTTTCGGTGATAGAATGACCGAAACTGGAAACATAATAAGGATTAAAGCAATAGAGTATATATACAATAATAAAATGGTTAGGTATCAAACAGTTAAGCCAAATGGTGGCGATAGTATGTTTTATATTTATAGCAGTTTTGCTAACTGTTTAAAGAAAATATCGTCCGATATTGACCGTGAAATTCAGATTACTTTCCACGATAAGACAACGGTTGCGAAAATGAAAGAATACGGCAAGGTAGTAAGAGTTGGCACTTCAAAATGTTGTTCTGATGATACATATAGTGCATATATTGGTGCTTTGCTTGCCTTGGCTAGAATATATTTTCCTAACGCTAGTTGTGATAATAAAGAGATACGTTTTTTTAATACTAAAATAAACCCTAAAGAAAAATCTGAGTATAGATGTGATAAGCAGTTCTCGCACTCTGATATAAATAAAGCAATATACAATTTAATTAGTAGATATGACATTGCTGATACATGGGTAGCAGAGTCACTGAATAATTTCGGCACTGCGTTGCATGAAGAACTTGAAAATATGAAGGAGGGCAAGTAATGGAAACATATAACCCAAAGGACGGCAGAAATTGGCACGAGATTAAATATACATTACAACACGGTAAGTATAAGGGTTGGTTTACTACTGAGGTTGGTGGCACTTGTCGAGGAGCTGATCTTCTTGACCCAGATATTTTTGCCACAATGTGTAGTATTGATATCGTTTCAAGCAACTGCGAATTTGAGGTTGACGAAGATAACGAGAGCTTTTCTTGTAGATTGCACGATGATAATGGCAATGACCTTTTCTTTGATTGTTGTGATGAAGAGGATGTGAGGGAAATGTTAGTAGCAATAGAGACCATTAACGTTAGATAAACTAAATTTAATGTGTTTTAGAAAGAGGGCATGATAAGATGGTGTGATTTTGAGTTCACAAAATGATAATTTTATTTGACAACAAAATCTAACAAATACATAAAAGGAGAAATAAAATGGCTGAAAAGAAAAATAATAAGGGTCTTGGACTTCAGGAAACAAAGGGTAGTTTTCAGATCAGAGGTAAGCTGACAGGCTGTGATAAGGACAAGTTCTATACAGAACTGACAACCTCTACAGGCAAACCAATGAGAATGGTTAATGTAGGAGTTGAAATTGACAAGAATAAGTCTGTATATATAAGTCTCAATGGTATGGAAAGAGATGTAGTATATTTCTCTAAGACCGAAGGCAAAGGTAAGGATAGAAAGACAACAACAGAAAAGGTAAAGTGGGCTGACAGATTTACATTTAACAAAAAGGACTTTAGACCTATTGGAATTAATCTCGGCTTAACAAAGGTGACTGACTCAACAGGCAAGGAAGTAAACGACAAAAAGATACTTATTGAATATGATGCTTGTAAGTACATAGCAGACAACGCAAAGGACGGTATGTCCGTATTTGTCAGAGGAAAGAATGAGTTTTCCACCTATCAGGATAGACACCAGACAAGATTTGTTCCGTCACAAATGTCGCTTTGTAAGGACGTAGATTTTGACTCAGAGGAATTTAATGTAATTGGCAATTTCGAGCAGGTCATCGTGTTCATGGGCATTGAAAAGAATGACGAGGGTAACTTCACTGTATCTGCGAAGATTGTAACATACAATTCTATAGAAGATGCCGAATTTATTATTGACAAGTCAAAGTCAAAGTTTGCAAGCACTCTAAGAAAGCTCAAGCCATATACAGCCCTTAAAGTATTCGGAGATATCATGATAGAACATGATATTGAAGAAATTGAGGAAGATGATGATGACGGTTGGGGCGAAAGCAACCCTATGGATAGAGTGAACAATCCGACAAAGAGAATACTTCTGATTACCGGAGCCGATAAGGATAGTGTAGATACAGAAATCTATTCAGAAGAAATTATTGATAAGGCTATCGCAAAGACAAAGGCTACCGAAAATGCAAATAAGGATTTTGGCTCTGACGATAGTGATTGGGGTTCTGTCTCAGATAGTGAACTGACAGACGAGGACGATGAGTGGTAAATTGTTACTACTCATCATTATTAACAACAAACGATAAAATAAAAGGAGATAAAAAAATATGGCTAGAGCAAGAAAAGCAACACAGACACAGAGCAAGCTTCAGATGATACTTTTTGGAGAAGAAGGTACAGGTAAGTCAACACTTGCCTTGCAGCTTGCTTATTTTAAAAGACCTGACGGCAAGCCATTTAGAGTGCTTTACATAGATAATGAGAACGGCTCTATCGATGATTTTATCGGTGGGCTTGAAGCTGACGGTATTAACACTGAAAACATTTACATAGTATATACACAATCTCTTGGTGAAACAAGAGAGTATATAAACAAGGTTAAGAACAAGGAAGATTTTCATGTTCTCGATGACGAGGGTAACGAAACAGACGAGATTGTACTTGACGGAGACGGTGAGCCATTCAGAGCTGACGGCATTGTAGTTGATGGTACAACTATTCTTAACCTAACAACTAAGCAGGCACTTGTGGAGTTCTCCAAGAAGAGAAACACTGTTAAGGCAAAGAAAAAGGAACTAACTGGCATTGAAAAAACTGTAACGATCGAGGGTGCAGGACTTGAACTCAAAGATTATCAGACAGTTAATTTTAAGGGACAGGATTTGATACTTGATCTCATGTCCTGCGGAGCGCACTTTATTGTGACCGCCAGAGAAACGGACGAAAAGGTTTCCGTAAAGGGTGACGATGGTAAAATTACCAGCGTTGCAACAGGCAGAAAAATTCCTGACGGCTTTAAGCAGATGAACTACAACGTTAAAACTGTTGTAAGAATGTACATTAACGAGGATAACAATTTCTGTTCGTACATCAGCAAGGACAGGACAGGTGTACACGATAAGGAAACAGTTGAAGATTTGTCACTTGTTGATTGGCAGGTAATTATTGACAGAACAAAGGACAAAAAAGAGTTTTCTGTTAAGAATGATCTCACAAAGGCTGTCGATATTGAGCAGGATATTTATACAAAGGAAGTTATGGGTAAGGTTGGAGAGCCAGTTGATAGTATTGATGAAAACTCTGCCGAAAATCAGACAACAGAACTTTTGGATAAGATTTCAGCCGTTATGAAAAGTCTTAATCCTGTCGGCAAGACAAAGGCAAAGGAAGCTCTTTCAGCAGAAAATCTGCCCATTAAGCCAACAGAAATGAAGAAGATTACAGATATTAAGACTCTTGAAAGGGTTCTTGAAGTTATTTCTAAGATTTAATTTTTTTTACAAATAAAGCGGTGAGGGTTATTCCCTCACTTGCCTTTATTTAGTTATTTTGATTAAGGCGGTGAAATACTTGGTAAAAAGAAGAACAAAAGAACAGATAGAGAAAGACAAACAGGACAAAAAAACAAGAATACAATTTACAGATTGGCTATATAAACAATATGATATTTCATTCTTGCCAAAATATTTTTTTATAAATCTTGATAAAGTATATAAAGGCACTTATAAGAATTTGAATAAACCTGTTCCTGTCGAAGATTTATGGGATATGTGGCGAAAGAAAATGTCATTTCTTCGTAAAGTACACGAGTTTAATACTCGTAAAGGTAAAAAAATCGAAGGTGCAGCGTTAATTACATATGATCTTGCTATTATATTGTCTAAATATGATGGTTATTTGAAATGGAAAGAAGAACAGGCATTGGCTAAAACAGGTAAAAGCGAAGAACAAGTTAATATAGATTATGAAAAAATGGCAACATCAAAGTCTCCCAAAGAACGTGATAAAAATAATGACAGCCTTGATATTGACAGTATCATTGATGAAATTTAGGTAGGTGACAAACATGGATATTATAACAAACGTTCCTACCGAAGTTCTATTTGTGGGTTGTATTTACAAACAGCCTGATTTGCTGGTAAATTACGGACAATATATCCGTAGTAAATACGATTTTTCAGATGAAGTCACTCGTTTTTTTTACGATTCAGCTGAAATAATCTACAAAACAAGAACACAAACCTTCAATAAAACTACTATTTTAACTTATTTTTCAGAAGAGCCTGAAAGACTTTCTTTATATAAAAAGTATGGCGGTTGGAAAACTCTTGACAGTTGGATGAAAATTGCTATAACTGATGATATTGGTAAGTATCAGGAAATCATTAAAAAGTATTCTTTATTGAGAGAGTATCAAAGAAATGGCTTTGATATTACAAAAATTGTACAACATAAAAAGTTTGAACAGTTTACGGCTTCAGACATCTACAGATTAATTAGAGGTAAAGCAGATAGAATACATACGGTGATCTTGACAAACCAAGAAGCCGAAATTCTGAATAGCCATATTAAGCAATCACTTATTGCGTGTATGGAGAAGCCTGATTTAGGTGTATCACTCCCCTTTCCTATTCTAAATGATATATTCAGAGGGTGTAAATTAGGCTCGACAATGGCGATGGGAATGCTTTCAAACGCAGGAAAATCACGATTTATGACAAAAATAATTGCCTATTTAACACTTGTTAAACATGAAAGAGTATTTGTCATGCTTAATGAAATGGGCGTTGACGATCTTAGAAAGTGTTTAATTACAACGTGTATAAACAATGTTGAATTTCAAAAGTTACACGGCATTAAATTAAAGAAGCCTGAAAAGGAATTAACACTTGGTTTGTACAAGGATAAGTCAGGTGAGTACATATATCAGGAAACAGACGATTGGGGAGAGCCAACAGAAACTTTGCAAGAGTACATTCAAAGGGTCGCTGAAAATTCAGAGGAATATGTAAAAATAATGAAAATCGCTGAATGGATTGAAACAGAAACTAATGAACTTATTCTCGTTAAGGATATGGCTGGCGGTTATGACGACAAAACACTAGAGTTTGAAATAAGAAAAGCTAATCTAACTCATGGTGCGAAATATTTCTTCTATGATACTTGCAAGCAAGACACACAAGCTACAGGAGATTGGGCAGCTTTAAAAGCAACAGTAACAAAACTCACTGATTTAGCAAAGCAACTAAATATGTTTGGCTATCTTTCAATTCAGCTCACAGACGATACAGAGTTTTGTAAACCTGATGAACTAAACTCAAATAATATTGCCAATGCAAAACAGCTAAAACATATCATTTGGACTATGACACTGTTTAAAGAAATATCTGTTGGAGATTTTCATAAATATCGCTATGTTCAGCATGATGCTGAATGGGGCAAAGATGTTGAATGTGAACTTAAAGTTGGTAAGAGGTATTATGTGGGTAATGTAGACAAAAATAGATTTGGTTGTAAAAAGAAAGTTGTATTTGAAGTTGACCTAGATTTGAACACTTGGTATGAAGTCGGAGAATTAAGAAGAAAGTGAGGATAAAATGGATATTTCTGTCCTCAAAGAAAAGATACTAGAGAACAATTATGTTCCTGTCATACTTGACGAAATAGGTTGTCACCATATTTCCTGTAAAGCAGGTTATGTTCAGTGTGGCAACCCTGATGGCGATAATCAAGGGGCGATCACTGTTTATCTCAATGAAGGTCTTTTAACTGTTGACTACACACGAGAAATACATAGTAGTTCAAACTTGGACACGATAGATATTTTTGACCTTGTGCAATTTTTTTGCAGTTGTACGTTTTACGAAGCTGTTCGCAAAGTTTGTAATTGGTGCGGTATTAACTATTATAAAGACGAATATAACGATTTGCCTGAAAGTCTAAAATTCACAAAATTTATTTCTGAAATGGCAGATGATGAGTCTAGTTACGAAGAAATACAACCTTTAAAGCCGATTAAGGAAAATGTTCTATCATACTACTTCCCTGCCGTTAATGATTGTTTTTTGAAAGATAATATCTCATATGATACTCAAATGCTGTTTGAAATAGGTTATGACGATGTTTCCAATCGAATTACAATTCCTGTAAGAGATGAAATGGGGACATTGGTCGGTGTTAAGGGTAGACTATTTTTAAAGCAAGAAGAAATGACAGAAGAAGAACAAAGAGTTAAGTATATATATTTGGAGCGTTGTAACAGAGCTAGACTATTATATGGACTTTATTTATCCGAAAAATATATAGCTCGGACAGGCTACGTTTATGTGGTTGAAGCTGAAAAAGGTGTTATGCAACTTTGGAACATGGGAATAAAAAATTGCGTAGCAACTTGCGGTAAGAAAATAAGCCAATATCAAATAAATATGCTGACAAGACTGAGTTCTCATATTATATTTTGCTTTGATAAAGATGTAACCATAGACGAGTTAAACGATATAGCGGACAAATTTCTGGATTGTATTCAAATCAGTGCTATTGTTGATACTGAAAATTTACTGGAAGAAAAAGAAAGTCCAACAGATAATCCCGATAAGTTTAAACAGTTAATTGCCAAATATACGCAAGTTATAAAGAATGGGAAGTGAAACAACAAAACATGAATTATAAAATAATAGGTAATAATGATTATTGCCATATTCCAATATCTATTTTTATTAATAGAGGAATAACTAATGTTAATGAATACACTCATTTAACTGATGACGTATTAATTTCTTATGATAATCTTGATGATATTAATGAAGCGGTTCAAATGCTAGATAGACACATTAAAAGTAATAGTAAAATGGCGATTATTGTTGATTGCGATGTTGACGGTCAATGCAGTGCTGCCATAATATATTCTTATCTGAAACGGCTTAACAAAGAAATTGATATTACATATCTGATACATTCTGGAAAGCAACATGGTATTTCTTCTGAGATAGAAATACCTGAAAGCACAAAATTGTTGATTATTCCCGATGCAGGAAGTAATGATACTGAACAATGCAAACAGTTGACAGAACAAGGTGTTGATGTACTTGTTCTCGATCACCATGATGTTGAAAGAACAAATCCATATGCGGTTATAGTAAATAACCAATCTAGTTCAAAATATTCTAATAAAGAATTATGTGGTGCAGGAGTGGTCTATAAATTTCTACAAGCACTTGATGATTATTATTGGAACGACTATGCCGATGACTACCTTGATCTTGTGTCACTAGCTAATATATCGGATATCATGGATTTACGTTCTTTTGAAACAAAAAGACTTATTGATAAAGGTCTTTATAACGTCACAAATAAATGCTTTGAAGAATTTATTAATGCTCAAAATTATTCCATGAAAGGTAAGGTTAATCCTCATACTATTGCATTTTGCATTACTTCCCTGATAAATGCAATGTGTAGAGTCGGTGATGTGGAAGAAAAGAACTTGCTTTTCAGAGCGTTTATTGAGCAGGACGAAGAATTTGAATACAAAAAACGTGGTGAAACTGAAAGTACAAAAGAAAATATTTATCAGAGAGTTGTAAGATTCTGTAAAAACGCTAAATCAAGACAGGATAATCAAGTGAAAAAGTTACTTCCTACGTTAAGGAAAAGCGTAACTAATGACAAAAATACAGTTTTATTCTTAAAAGGTAACAATATCCCAAGTGTATTTTCTGGATTGATAGCCATGAAAATGGCTAGTTATGCGAAAAAACCTTGTTTAATACTCCGCAAAGATGAAGAAAATAATGTATATAGAGGGTCTGCTAGAAACTTTGATAATAGCTATGTGCCAGATTTAAAGGCTGAGTTACTAAAAACAGGTCTGTTTAATTGGTGTCAGGGTCACGCAAATGCTTTCGGTTTTGAGATAAAAGCTGAGAACGTGGCTGAAGCAATTAAAGTTTTAAATAAGAATATTGATTCAGACAATCCTTTGCCAATAGATTTTTGTTTTGATTATGACGAATTTAATATTGGAATGATTTCTGATGTTACATCATTGGAGAATTGTTATGGTACAGGAATTAAAGAGCCTTTATTTGTCATTAATAATATAGTTTTGGAGCATAGCCAAGGCGTTATCATGGGTAAAAATGAAGATACATGGAAGTTTATTACTGACGATAATATCGCAATTATCAAGTTCTGTAATCCTAGTGACGATAAAGTATTAGACTTTTTGAATGGATATGATGATGAAATGTGCATTAACGCACTCTGCCAGCTCAATGTATCTGAGTATAAGGGTGTAATTACCCCTCAGATAGTTATTTTAAAATACAAGGAGGCTGAAAATGTATAGTTCTTTGCATGACCATACAATGTACTCGTTACTGGACGGCTATGGTACACCAAAAGAAATGCTAGAGCAATGTCGAAAAGTTGGCATTAAAGCATATGCAGTTACGGAACATGGCAATCAATATTCATGGATATATTTCGATCAACTATCTAAAGAATATCCTGATATTAAGCTGATATATGGCGTAGAGCTGTATGAGTGCTTCGATACTGCCATAAAAGATAAAAACAATAAGTATTTCCATCTTATCGCTCTCGCAAAAAATGAGAACGGCAGAAAGGCTTTAAATAAAATTATCACTAAGTCAAATCTTGAAAATTTTTATTTTAAGCCTAGAGTACAGATTTCAGATATTGCTCCGTATGCAGAAGATTTAATTATTTGTTCTGCTTGTTTGGCTTCAAAATTAGCTAAAGAAAGTGATTTTAATATTTGTGTTAAGTATATCGAAGAATACAAATCGGCATTTCCTAATTTCTATTTGGAAATGCAATCTCACAAATCAGAGGAGCAGGCTAATTACAATAAAAAGATTTTGAAACTATCTGAGGTAACAAACACTCCATACATAATTACTACAGATAGCCACGCAGCCACAAAGGAAGATTTATATTATCAGGGCAGGCACGTTCAGATCGCCCACGACACTGAAACAATGTCTGAAAGTTATGAAGGCTGTTATCTGCAAAGTGAAGAAGAAATTCATACAACTATGGATAAACAAATTGGGGTAAATAATGTTACAAAAGGTTTAAATCAGACTAATGCTTTAGCTGATATGATAGAAGAAGTACATATGCCTTTTCAAGACCCACAGTTACCGACATACCCCTTACCAAGTGGATATAAGTCTAATAATGAATTCCTTTTACACCTTATTAATGAGGGGTGGAAAACTAGAAATTTTGACAAGCTTTCTAAAGAAGAACAGAAGATAATTAAAGACCGACTTGATTATGAAATGGGAATTATTCATCAAATGAATTTTGACGGTTATTTCATTATTGTATGGGATTTTATTAATTATGCGAAAACTCATGGGGTTAAAATAGGTTCGGGACGTGGCTCTGGAGCAGGAAGCCTTGTATGCTATACAATAGGTATAACTGACCTAAACCCTATCAAATATGGGTTGATTTTTGAGCGTAGATAGGTTGCACTCGTTAAATTCCGTTAATTCGGTATCAGCAAACTAAGACTTCTCATTGAGAGCAAACCGATAATGAGACAAGACCATAGACGAATAAGCTGACTAAGAAACCCTAAACCTATAACTAGGTGAGATAAAGGGAATACCGAGCCAAATCTTTTAGTGATAAAAGAAAGTGTGTAACGACTAGGAAATGAGACTTTAGAGCCAATAATTTCCCACGAAGACGGAATAAAAACTTTAAATAAATGAATGAAGTTTGAAAAATATAGTCTAAACTGGGTTGGAAGTAACCAACAGATGAAAATGAGGGAAACCTCCAGAGCATAGGATAAAGAGCCTATGGTTAATAACAAATTGTTCCTCAATCCTGAGAGAGTTTCAATGCCAGATTGATTTTCGGTCGAGCATATGGGAAACCATATGTGTTAAGTGTGGTGAACCTATAAAATATAGGGTGTTAATTAAACAATTATTATAATTGTAACCGCAGGAAATGGCGGTGTGTTAATTAGCTAACAGGGAACATCTAAGTCGTTCTGTCTGACGATATGACAATCCTGTGCGAAGTTGCATTTTATGATTTAATATTGTTTCCCGTTGCAAAACAAAGGAGACAATATGCTAAAAGAAATTGAAAACTATAAAGATTATTATGTAAATGAGTTGGGAGAAATTTACTCCTCAAAGTCGGGCAAACTAAAAAGAATAAAGCCGTGGGCTGACTCGCAAGGTAAATATTTAATGGTACAATTAAAGAATGAAATAGATAATAAATTCCATAAATTATTAGTACATAGAATAGTTGCTCAGGCGTTTCTTCCTAACTACAATCATTTACCACAGATTAATCATTTAGATTGCAATACTAAAAATAATAATGTTGATAACTTAGAATGGTGTACCGCTAAAGAAAACATACATTACAGTTATCGCACAATGTCGCAAATAAGAAATTATGTGACTTGCGATTTATATAAAGACAATGTATTTCTAGGGCATTTTCAATCTATTTTAGACGCAGCTAAATACGCAAATGAACATTACGGTGCTAGTTTATCGGGTATTGTAAGAAATTATAAATCAAAGGGAATAACACTTATTAAATCATAAATGCAAAACGTCAAACGACTAGCTCAAAGGAGCGTAGGGTCAAGTGAAATTCTTGACTCGAAGTGCCACACACCTAAACGTATTATTAGAACTGTAATACGCATGGTGAAGATATAGTCTATTCATTGCAGAAATGTAATGTAGTAAAGTTGGACATTGATGTTTCAGACAGACCTACAGTAATAAATTACCTGATTGACAAATATGGTGAAAATCGTGTTTGTCAGATTATAAACTTCTCGTATATAACACCTGTTGTAGCCATAAAAGATGTTGGTAAAATACTAGGTTTTAAATATAATGAAATGGATAAACTATCCAAAAAGTTTTCGTACAATACATTCCAAGAGTGTATTGACAACAATATAAACTACTTATCTGAACACCCTGAATACAGTGAGTTGCTTGATATAGCAGGCAAATTAAGTGGTAGGGTTAAAACAGTTAGCTGTCATGCAGGCGGTGTCGGTATTGTTGATACCGATATTAACGATTATATGGCAATGAAACTAGGCTCTGACGGAGAACACGTCATTCAAGTTGATAAAAGGCTTGTCGAACAAATAGGCATTATTAAGTTTGATATTCTTGGTGTTCAGACCTTAAAAATGGTACAGGAAATTCAAAATGACTTGCACTTATCTGAATATGATATAAATATCAACAACCCCAAATTTGAAAATGATAGAAGTCCATTTGAACTGTTAAACAAAGCATTGACGAATGGTGTGTTTCAGGTAGAAAGTGCAGGTATGAAAGACTTGCTACTCAGATTACAGGCAACTAACATGGAAGATTTGTCGGCTGTTTTGGCATTGTATAGACCTGATTCAATGGGAGCATTGGAAGAATTTATTAAATGCAAGCATGATCCTTCACTTGTTACTTATATACACCCCGACATGAAGCCTATTTTGGAAAGCACTTACGGTCAGTGTATTTATCAGGAACAAATCATGGAGATAGTGCGTGTTTTTGGTGGTAGAAGTTATGGTGGTAGCGATAAGTACCGCAAAGCCATCGGTAAAAAGATGCCTGAATTAGTTAAAGAAGAGTCTAAAAAACTATATCAAGAAATTATTGATAACGGATATGATGAAAATATAGCAAAAGCTATTAGTGAAGAACTTGCTGCCAAGGGTGGGTATTGCTTCAACAAATCACATAGTTATAGCTACGCTGTTCTATGCTTTCAAACTGCTTATTTAAAAATAAATTACCCTGTTTATTTTTTCAAAGCATTATTTAATTTGAACAAAGATAAGGCAGGTATGGTGAATAAATACATTGTAGACTCTAAACAGTTTGGAGTAACTGTTTTACCACCTCATATTAATAAATCACAAGTCGATTTTTCTATTTACGATAACAATGTGCTGTTTGGTTTTTCTGCGATTACAGGCATTGGTGAACGAATAGCCCAAGAGATTGTTGCTGAACGTGAGAAGAACGGCAAGTATAAAAACCTTCCAGACTTGCTATCAAGAACAACGCTGACAAAAACTCAGATTATTAACTTAATGAAGTCAGGTGCAATACCTACGAAAGATAAAAAGAGTTGTTTGTTAAAGTATTTAAAGTCATTATATAAACCATTAGAGTATAAAGAATTGTCTAAGTTACCAACGTATAATAAACTTATTGTCGACTATGATATTGATATTGAAAAATATCGTATCGGCAACGGCAAGTATGACTATGACAAAGATCTGTTACTCACTCTTGTAAACCAGAAAAAGAAAGAAAAGTTTGACCTACAGCAAGAAGATAGGTTGAAACAATTTCTTTTAACCAATAACAAATATCTTGAAAACGCTGATTTTTGGGAGTTTGAAGCATTACAGATATTTATACACAATAATCCATTTGAAGAAGCACTTCCCTATTTAACAACGGCATTTGAAGCCGTTGAGAATGATAATGATTGCGTTATTGTAGGTGTTATTTCCAGAGTACAAAAGAAAAAGGACAGAAATAAAAAACCATTTGCTTTTGTGAATATTTACTCCACTTTCGGTATCATAGAGGGTGTTCTTTGGAATAGTCAGCTTGTGCAATATGAAGATTTGGTTAAGAAAGGTTCTCAGGTTGCTATTAAGTGCAGGAAAACAGACGAAGATAAGGTTACAATACAGGCTATGCGACCATATGTTGAGTGGCTTTCAGAAAGGAAGAAAAGACATGACAGAAAAAACATTTAAGTTTAAAATCGTTCCTCAACAGGAGCGATTTTATAACGAAAATAGTAATTGGGGAGTGTACACATTCACAACAACTTCTAATGACATTCCATATTTTTATGATTGTTATAACGATCCTTTTGGTGACAACCCAAGGCAGTTAAAAGGTAGCACATTGGCAGGTAAAATGCAACGCCTGACAATCGGTGTCGAGTACAATGCTGAGGTTACTTGCTCTTTTAATAGTAAATATAATTCGTATCAGTATACACCAATCTCCATTACTGCAAATGTGCCTAAGACAGAAGAACAACAAATAGCATATTTGAAAACTCAGGTCACAGAACTGCAAGCAAAAAACATTTTAGCTGTCTACCCAAATGTAATTGATGATGTTATTCATAATAGAGAAATTGATTTTACAAAAATCAAGGGTATAGGCGAAAAGAGTTGGAGCAGAATAAAGGATAATATACTGAATAATTATGTTATTTCAGATATTCTTATCATGCTTCAGCCGTTGGGTGTAACGTATGCCATGATAGCTAAATTGATCTCCAATGAACCTAATCCTCAATTATTGAAGGAAAAGTTACTTGACAACCCTTATATTATGACAGAAATTCGTGGCTTAGGCTTTAAAAGAGTGGACGATTTAGCATTAAAGTTAAATCCAAATATCAGAATATCAACCAAAAGAGTTGTGGCATTTGTTAAGTATTATCTTGAGAGCGTTGGAAATAATGACGGTCATTCATATGTGCTAGAGTCAGTATTGGATAGTGCAATAAGAGATAATATAAACGATTGTTATGAAATGTACGAGAGCTTTAAATCCACACAAAAGCAACATGAGATATTTCTACATTTTGAAGAAAACAAGGTAGGACTATTACGCCAATATAAAACTGAAATATCTATTTTGGATATTCTAAAAAATCTCAATGAACAAGAAACAGACTATAAAATTAACATCGAAAATGGTATCTCGGAAGCAGAAAGAGAACAAGGTTTTTGCTATACAGACGAACAAAAACAAGAGATATATAAGGCTTGTGACAGTTCTGTAGTATTGATAACAGGTAGAGCAGGAACAGGTAAAAGCTCAATTTTAAGAGGACTTACAAAGATATATAAAAGATATTCTATATCAGCTTGTGCTTTATCTGCTAAAGCTGCGATTAGGATAACCGAGGCAACAGGTTTGTCCGCAAGTACAATTCATAGGTTGCTTGGTTTTAACAAGACAGGTTTTGTTTATAACTCTAATAATAGATTGTCTAGTGATATTATCGTGCTTGACGAAGCTTCAATGGTTAATTCATCATTATTTTATAGCTTGGTTTCTGCTATAAAAGAGGGTGCAAAAGTAATTATTGTAGGTGATGACGGTCAGTTACCACCAATAGGCTGTGGTAATATCTTTCATGATTTACTTAATTGTAATGCGTTTACTTGCTGTAAGCTGACTAAGATTTTAAGACAGGCTCAAAAGTCAGGCATTATTTCGGACTCAGTTAAAATTAGAAATGGAGAAAACCCATTGCCTGAACCAAAACTAAAAGTTGTTACTGGCGAACTACAAGACATGACCTATATGTTTAGAGAGAGCCGTGAGGGTATGCGTGAATTGGCTATTAAATTGTATACCATAGCAGCTAAGAAAGACGGCTATGATGAAACGATTATTTTGACACCTTGTAAAAAGGACAGGATAAATAGCTCTTTTGAAATTAACTCTATTTTACAAGATATGATAATCCCACCCGATACTGCACCTGAGATCAGGTATGGTAATAAGACATTTCGTCTTGGGTCGAAAGTTATTCAAAGAACGAATGACTATGATAGAAATGTTTTCAATGGAGAAATGGGTTATATTACAAAAATTGAACAGACAATTAAAGACGGCAAGAAGCAGAATGTTGTTACAATTAAATTTGCCGACAAGGAAATTGATTTCCTGCAAAATGATTTAAGTAGTATTGAGTTGGCTTACTGTCTGACTTGCCATTTAACGCAAGGTAGTGGCTTTAAGAATGTTATTGTGCTGATCGACAACACTCATTACAAGTTGCTTGACCGCTGTATGCTGTATACTGCGATTACCAGAGCTAAAACCAAATGTGCATTGATTGCCGAGCCTAGTGCTTTTCAGAGGTGCTTGAAAATGCAGGCTTCACAAAGAAATACTTGGTTAAGCTTATTGGGCGGTTAATATATAATTAACAAAGTTTATCTAGCAAACTTTGTATACTTTGCCATATTGACAACTATTAAATAGTGCATTATAATATGAGTATACCATTAAACGAGTACACTTGAGTATATACCTATTATTAATTAAGTGCGTTTTATATGCACTCACTATCATTCGAGTACGCTTGTTAGAGATAGAGAGGGTGATGATATTGGCACAAAAGATAAAAGCTTTGTTTTTTAAGATAAAGAATTTTATAAAGTATAAGAGATAGGAGAAATTATTATGAAAGAAATGGTCTATAAAAATTATATGGAGAATGGACAAGAGGTTATTGAAATACTTGACGAAGGTATTTACAAGAGTTTTCATTATGTCATAGTTTCTTATGGCACTCACACTTGTGCATATATAGAAATTCCAAAGGATAATGTTAGTGACGAAGATAAACTTATTGATATTGATTGTCATGGTGGAATTACTTATGTTTCTACAACAGGGCTTATTAAGCCTAACAATGAAAATCATAGAGATGGGCATTGGATAGGTTGGGATTATGCTCATGCCTGTGATTATATTGGTTATTTGCCTGTTGATTTTACCATAACAAATGGTTTGAAGAAATGGACTACCAAAGAGATACTTGAGGAAGTCAAGGACGTAATTGAACAACTTATAAAAAGTTGATTTTATTTATAAAAGGAGGCAACAATACAGATTGAATAATGATAGATATTCAGATGATAATAAAGTTCATGATACTCAACGTTTAAAGGAGTTGCAAGCATTACCTTTAGAAAGAAAAGTTCTAATAACTCAAAGTCGTATTCTTGAATGGTATAATTATTGGAATGGACAAGTGTATATCTCGTTTTCGGGTGGGAAGGACAGTACAGTTCTTTTACATATTGTAAGAAATTTGTTTCCTGATGTTGAAGCTGTGTTTGTTGATACAGGTCTTGAATATCCTGAACTTAGAGCTTTTGTTAAAACGTTTGATAACGTTACTTGGCTAAAGCCGAATATGAATTTTCGGCAAATAATAGATACATATGGTTATCCTCTGATTAGCAAAGAGGTAGCAAACATTATTCGTTACGCAAGAAAAGGCTCGTATACACGTTGGTGTAAGATTTATAATTTTGATGCGATTAAAGATAAATATACACCGAGATATAATTTGTCTAGATATAAAAGGCTGGCAGACAGTGACATTCCTATTTCTGAACAATGTTGCGACATAATGAAGAAGAAGCCTTGTAAGGACTATGAAAAACAAAGTGGAAAAAAGGCTATTTTGGGAACAATGGCTTACGAAAGTGGTATGCGAAAAAAAGAATGGGTTAGAACTGGTTGCAATGCTTTTGAAGCACTTAGACCAATATCTAAACCAATATCATTTTGGACTGAAAATGATGTTTTTGAATACATAATTAAGAATAATTTACAAATAGCTTCTGTATATGGCAAAGTTGTAAAAACTGATGAGGGGTATACGACAACGGGAGAGAGAAGAACAGGTTGTATGTTTTGTGGATTTGGCTGTCATTTGGAGAAAAGTCCCAATCGATTTGAGCGTATGAAAATCACTCACCCTCAAATATGGGATTATTGTATTAGACCAAAAGATCAAGGTGGCTTGGGTATGGGAGATGTCCTTGATTTTATACACGTTCCGTATGGGAAAGAAAAACGTTAATAATAAAGTGACAGAAAGGGAGTACGTTAAATGGCTAATCAAGAATTTAAAAAAAGTTCACTTGAACGCATAACATCTAATACTGATAATTTTAAGCAGACAATCACTATTAAGACCGAAAGAAAGACTGGCGAAACTATCATAAGAATATCCAATCTAAAATTTACAACCGATGAGCCTACAGTAAGAGGTACAATCGTTGGTGATGTGATAAATAAACCAAGCGAACCAAAAATAACAGATGAACAGAGAACTGTTTTGGAAGGACTTTATTTGTTGGGTTATAGATATTTAGCTTGTGACGATATTCGTAATGCTTTAGTAGCTTACGAAACACGCCCCTGCAAAGCAGAAGCAATGGCTGAACAATGGGGAACTGAGGAGGGGTAAAAGTGACAAACAAAGAAAGGCTAGCAAAGCTTGACGGCGGTCAGTTGGACGCTATGTGGAATTTTCTGAAGTTGAGAAAGCAATGCGAATGTACCAAGCAGGACGTACAGCTATTGCGTGAACACTGCGAAAATATCCGCATAGCGTTGACGCAGAAAAATGCAGGTCAGCGAAAAGATGGTGCCAAAGATTGCATTGATTTCGACGAATTGGGGACATACATTAATTTCGTAGTTATTGACGCTCTTGTGTTGTATATTTATGGTGGTCTCGACAAATTGGAAGAGGTACTGCCAGATGAAAAATGAATATTACAGTTGGTACAAAGAACATCATATATGCCCATTTTGCAGGGTAAATAAACCTGTCGGCAATCATGTGTACTGTCACGAATGCCGTGCGAAGTATCGTGAATACCAGGAAAAACGCATTGACAGGAACAGAGATGAGATATATCAGAAAAATCGCGAGAGATATTATCACTATAAAGAACAAGGGTTATGCGTAAGTTGTGGCAAGCCCGCAGTTCCGGGCAAAGTTTTCTGTCAGAAATGCGCAAACAAGAAGAATCGAAAGAAATATCTAAAAAAGCTGAAAAATACAACGGACCCACGATGGCTATGGGTAGAAGAACATCGTTGCTATCTCTGTGGAAAACCTGCAATCGAGGGTCACAAGCTATGCCAGAAACACTATGACGAATCATGCAAATGGCTTGAGAAAGCAAGAGCGGTTGCGAAAGAAGCAAAAATCGGACTACATGCTCCGTTTACATTTGGAGGTGGCAAGGCATGACAAAAATCAAACCCGAATACATTTTCCCACTGTTGCTGATTCTGCTAGACGTGGGAGCAGCGGTAGTATACGCAATACAAAAAGATTACAAAAAGGCTGTCTACTGGTTAGCAGCGGCAGTGCTGAATGTGACAGTAACGTTTTAGGAGGCTATATGGATAGTGCAAAAGAACAAAAGGCTATCGAACGTCTGAAAACGTTTGTACCTGAGGACGGATATTATCTAGCATATAGCGGCGGAAAAGATAGCGACTGTATCAAAATTTTGGCACAACTCGCAGGCGTTAAATATAACGCTGTACATAATTTGACAACGGTTGATGCACCCGAAACTGTGAGATATGTTCAATCTCAGCCAGATGTAAAAATAGATAAAGCGTATGACAAGAACGGCAATCATGTTACAATGTGGAATTTGATTGTAAAAAAGCTAATGCCACCGACACGCATTGCACGTTATTGCTGTAGCGAATTAAAAGAACGTGGCGGCACAGGACGTGTTGTTGTCACGGGTGTTAGGTGGTCTGAAAGTCAACGCCGTAAAGAAACGGCTGATGTTATAAAAATTATCGGCAAGCCGAAAACTACAATGAAAACAGCTGATGAAATAGGCACAGAATATCAACAAACGTATCAGGGTGGAATCATTTTTAATGATGATAACGACAAGAATCGTAGGTTGGTTGAACACTGCTATCGCACTACTAAAACTATGGTAAACCCTATAGTCGATTGGTCTGATTATGATGTGTGGGCTTTTTTGCATTACTATGGTTGCAAATCAAATCCGCTGTATGAATGCGGTTTTAATCGTATAGGGTGCATTGGCTGTCCTATGGTAGGAAAACATAGATACGTTGAATTTGAACGATATCCGAAATACAAACAAAATTTTATAAACGCATTTGATAGAATGCTAGAACGTAGAAAACAACTTGGAAGAGTTGCTAAAATGTCATGGCAAACAGGTCAAGACGTTTTTCGCTGGTGGTTGGGCGAAGATTTCAACCAGCTGACATTTGATGATTTGGAGGTATAAAGATGACAAAATATATCAATGCAGACAATCTGATTAACGAACTATCGGCGGCGTGTATGCCGATATACGAAAAGGGCATAACAGGCATTCTGGGGGATAACAGCAGTATCGCTGATATAATCAACGAACAGCCTACCGCAGACGTGCAGGAAGCAAGGCACGGAAAGTGGGAAGCCACAGAATTAATGTATGAAAACGGCTGTACAAGATGTAGTGAATGTAAAACAGAATATTATGCAAGCAATTTAGAAGAAATATGCGGCGATACGTTCCCGACTTATTGTCCACTTTGCGGCGCTAGAATGGACGGTGATAACAATGGATAAAACCTGTTCAAACTGCGAACACGCAATAGGCTTCGGTCCTCAGCATGACAAGGCACTATATACTTTTTGCGCAAAGCGAAGTGATGTCGCAAAGATTAAATTTCTCGTAGTGAACAGAAAGAACAAATGCTATGCGTGGGAGAAAAGGAGTGATGAAGACAATGCGTGAAATATTATTTCGTGGAAAGTGCATTGCCAATGGCGAATGGGTTCAGGGTTATCCCTGCCGCTATGGTTGGATAGGAAAAGAAAAAGACTATATCATTCCCGATTATGCAAGTGCATTATATACAGCCGAAATTGACCCTGAAACAATCGGTCAGTACACAGGCATTGTCGACAAATACGGCATGAAAATCTTTGAGGGAGATATCGTCTGGAACGATTATGACAATGGCAAGGGCAAAGTCGAGTGGGATAATGATATGGCGAAATTTATTATAACCTTTTCTACATTCACGATTGACTTTGATAACATTTACGGGGATGAGCTTGATGTCATCGGGAACGTCTATGACAATCCTGAACTCTTGAAAGGTGGTATATAAATGGACATCAAAAAAATCATAAACAATTTCGTTGAAGCACACACTGATGAAATTGAAACAGCAATCCGCTCTGCGTTGTCGGAAGAAAAATCGATAAATGAAATCAAAGCAGGAGACCACTTTGAATACAAAGGTATCGAATGGGTTTGCCTTGATATAGGAAACGAAACTGCTTTTGCAGTGACCGCTAAGGTAATCGCTAATATGCCGTTTAACGATGAATATGAGGACGGTTGTAACAACTGGAGAACATCATCGCTAAGAAAATGGCTTAACAGTGAATTTCTTGACAAGAATTTTGGCAAAGGTGCACTGCTAGCCAATTTTTCTACCTTGACAGCAGATAATGGCGATGATAAGTACGGTGTCGTTGAAGACTATGTCACACTTCTCGATTGCGATCAGTACAGAAGATACAGAAAACTTATGCCTAAGTATGATGATTGGGTATGGACGCTTACTCCTCGCTCTTGTACCGTCGGCGACGCCTTCAGCGTGCGTAACATCATTCCGTCAGGAGAGTTGGACAGCTACTTTGCGGACAACACTTACGGAGTCGCCCCCGCTTGCCTGTTTAACCTCAACTATCTTTCATTGTGCCGACAGGCACGCATAATCACACATAAGTGAGGTAATTCCATATGACTAACCGAAAAATCAGAGACTACCAGCGAAACCGCAAACTTAAAGGTATTGTTGATGCAAACTTCAAGACCTTTGCGACTGTGGCTATAGCTCTCAAACACCTGTTTCCACACGACTGGTACAACAAAACCATAACCGACTTTACATCATCATATGCCGAGTTTACAAAATATATGAACGACTATGATGCAGAAGCATACGATTTCCGCGTTGAAGATTTTTGCCGCAAGCTGAACATCAGTGACAGCGACACCTACGATATTATTTTCAGACTTAACGGCAAGCTTCCTGCTGAAATTTTTCTCGCGTTGCAAAACAACTTGAAATGTATGCTGATACATTTGCGCTTGAATTGCAGCATCGGCTCACAGAGATATGCAAAACTAATTGCATATCTAAAATCAGACGCCAAGATATGCGGACAAGCAGATCTTATAGCACTCGGCTTATCGTTCGACGATGAAATTGACTATCGTAAACTCAATTTTATTCAGGAGATGATACTAATAAAACAAAAATATATAAAATCGCCACTTAATTATGTAGGTGGCAAATACAAGCTTCTACCACAGATATTACCATTGTTCCCAAAAAACATTGATACTTGCATTGGCTTATTTGGCGGTGGGTTTAATGTTGGAATTAATGTTCCTGCGAAAGAGATTATTTATAATGAATAGAGGTCTTAATTATAAAACTATTGAGGAAGTGAAAAGAAAAATTGAAATTGAATGACAACAAAACGATATTTATAAACGGAAATGCTCTTGAAATGTTAGACACTCTTATTATAAAAAATGTTGTGGTTGATATGATTTTTACTGATCCACCTTACAAAGTAACTGCAAGAGGTAACGCAGGAAATTCAGGCGGTATGTTGCAAAAATCTATTAATAGAAAAGGCAAAGTCTTTGAATATAACAATATAGAAATTGAAGATTATTTACCTAAATTTTATAAGATTCTAAAAGAAACTGGACATTGTTACATAATGACAAACCATAAAAATTTAACCCATTTTCTAAAAGAGATTGATGAGTGGAGAGATGAAAACGGGCATGGCTTTAACTTTATCAAATGTTTAATTTGGGATAAGGGCAATAAAATAATGGGTCAGTATTACATGAATCAATTTGAATACATAATATTTTTGCGTAAAGGTAAGGGAGTAAAAATAAATCATTGTGGAACGTCTGATATTATTTCTATACCTAATAAGAAAACAAAAGATGAGAACGGAAAGAATATACACGATACTGAAAAACCTGTAGGGTTGAGTAAAATCCTTATTGAAAACTCATCAAACGAAAATGAAATAGTTCTTGATCCTTTTATGGGAGTGGGCGGTTGTGCTATTGCTGCTAAAGAGCTAAACAGAAGATTTATTGGTTGCGAAATTGACGAGAACTATTTTAATATTGCAGTTGACAGACTAAAAAATACATAATAAGAAAGGATATATTTATGCACTGTTGCTTACTTTTGATTACTAGAGAAATGCCTTCGGAAAATAGAATTTCTGAAATTTTAAAACCTTATAATGAAGAAAACTTAGAATGTGATGAAACTGGCGAGATAATTTCCTTCCCAATATTTACATATGATTGGTGGGAGATTGGAGGTAGATATTCAGGGAAATTGAAATTAAAGATTGATGATTGTTACTCTTCGACGGAGACAAGAGACGGTTTTCTGTATGTAGATGGAGCGAAGATAGACAAACTGCTCAATTTTGATGAGATTAATTGTTTTGTCTGCATAGACTCTGACGAGAATGTTATTGCTCGTGAAACTTGGAACAGACACGCATTTATAAAAGACGAAGATTTTGACAGAAAGCTTACTGAAATAAAAAAGAAAAGTAAAGGTATGTTTGCCACAATTTTAGATATTCATAATTAATTTAGTTTATTTGAAAGGAACTGTATCTTGAAATGGGGTTAAAGAGTATAAATGATTTCAAAGAAAATTCTTAACGCTCTTACGAAAGAGCAACTATTATTCCTAATAAATCAATATCAGCATATGGAATTTATTATCTCGGAAATCTGTGTCAACGAGAGTAAGCAGCATATTCCGTCTGAGCAGGCGGTAGAAGAGATAAGAAAAGAACTTCGCAACTGTAATTTCCCCTTTAGTACTTCTACAGAAGAATTTATATCACTTTTAGATTATAAAATGGGCAAAATTACACTTGATGAATACAAAGAAAGAATTGGAATTGGCTGAAAGGAGGTAGAATGAAACTTCTTGAAAGTATAAAACTTGCAATGCAAGTTTTCCCAAATAGCTTTATTAATCGAAATAACGAGGTTATTCTTATTCCAAAATTCAATGTCTATATTCAGCTTGACGATGTGAAAACAAATGAAGATTTCAAGGTAAAACTTTGTGAGTGGCTAAGTCGAGATTGCTCTTGTGCGTTAAGATATTCACGAGACAAAAGGCTTGTAAGATATTGGCAAGACAATACTAATGCTTTCAATAAAATTTGTGGAACTAATTTTACAATGGAGCAAATGAGTTATATCTATACATATTTGGGTAATGGCGTAAAACATAATCTTACAAAACAGTTCGTAAGAAACGGATTTGACCTTTTTGTTATAGAGAAATATGCTCAAAAGGGCAATAAAGAGGTTTATTGATGAAAGAAATTAAAGTAGTGAAATATTCTAAACAATGGTGCAAAACACGAATGACAATATATACTATTATTTGTATTATTTCTTTTTGTGCTTTTGTTTTAACAATGCCAATTATGGCACATTTCTATGACGAATACGGCTTACATCATACCAAAACTATAGTAAGTGTAATGGTGGTTTTAACCTTTTTTGTGGTATGGTTATATTGCTATGCAAAGGCTATGCAATTCGAGCATTATGAGAACTATATATACAACCATACCAAGAAGATTAAGCGTAAGCAAGATAGAAAATATAGAAAATGGCTGATGTAAAAGTTGGGAGATAAACAAAATGGATTGTAATATTCAAAATATAAAATGTGAAATCTGCGGTCGAGTGTTCCATAAAGTCTGCCATGCAGAGCCTTTTGATAAAGTGTGTGATAATAGTGAATGTTTCCATAAAAAGTTCTGGCTTGAAATTATAAAAGAAAAGGATGAACACGTTATTATTAATGGCATTTGTTATTACTTAGACAAAGCTCACCCAATGAGTGATAGTCCTTTTAGGGGATATGGTGGTAGAGAATTTAAAATTAAATTACATACAGGTGAAATTATCGTAACAAATAATTTATGGCACAATGGTGAAGTACCTAAAGAATTTCGAGATAGACTACCTGATAATGCAGAGTTTATATAATTGTAATAGGAGTTAATTGATGGAAATGGAGGCAACAAATGTTTGTAACCAAATTGGGTGAAAATTTTATTGAGGGTATAACACTATTTAAAGGGCAATGTAAAGCTTGCAATTCTGAATTTTATTTTGAAGAAAAAGAAGCCAAAGAATTGTATGAAAAAGGTGAAATCGGTCACTCAGAAGAAGAAATGCTTCGAGTTTCAATGGGCGAGCCTTATTACAGATATGAGTTTGGAAAATACCCTTCTTATAAAGTGCCAATTCTTATAACACGTTGTCCTTGCTGTTATGAACTTGTGAAACTAGACCAAGTAACGTGTACACACGAAACATATGCTGAATTGAAAAATAAGCATAGAATTACATTAGAACATCTTGCGGAATATAACGGAATATATCCTTTGAATTTTAAGTGTCCTAATAGTAGGTTGTCTGTTGATATGAAAAATAGGATTGAAAAGTCAAAAGCATTAGTAAAAGCATTAGCTGGATCGTGAAAAAGTTGAAAGCAACTAAAATATAAAACCAACATTTTATTAAGAAAACAAGAGATAAAACAAAACGGAACGCTCAGATTAGCTACCTGAGTGAATATGATAATTGCAATTATCTTCCAATAAAGAACAAATTGGAGGATTTACAAATAGTGAAAACGGAAAAAATAACAGTAAACGAATTATTTAGTGGTATAGGCGCACAAATTTCAGCACTAGAAAGGCTTGGAATACCTTGTGAAATTAAACACACCTCAGATATAGACCATAATGCAGTTTTAGCTTATGCTTCTATTCATTGTGGACTTACAGAAGAACTTATAAATACATATACTGAATATCCTACAAGAGAAGAAATGGCTAGGCAGCTTACAGAAATTAATCTTGGATATGATTTTCAGAAAAACAAACCTTATAATTGGTACAGATTTGTAAATAGTAAATCAAAAGAGCTTGAAAAATATTGGCTTGCTAATAAGCTTTCGAGGAATTTAGGTGACATTAGCAAAATAGATAAACTTGAATATGCTGATTTTTGGACAATTTCATTTTGTTGTCAGGATATTTCTAATGCAGGCAAGATGAAAGGGTTTAAATTGGGCAGTAATACAAGAAGTTCTTTACTCTGGGACAATATCAAGTTACTTAAACAGGCAGTGGATTCTAATAATGCTCCTAAGTATGTAATGTTTGAAAATGTTAAAAATTTAGTTAGTAAAAAATTTATGTCTGATTTTAATGACTTGCTTGATGTCCTTAACGAACTTGGTTACAATACATATTGGAAAATTTTAAATGCTAAAGATTATGGAGTTCCTCAGAATAGAGAAAGAGTCTTTGCAATAAGTATTCGCAAGGATATTGATGATGGCAAATTTGAATTTCCGCAGCCTTTTGATAACGGAGTCAGACTTAAAGATGTACTGGAAGATAATGTAGATGAAAAGTATTATTTAAGTGAAGATATACAAAATAGACTTATCATTACTGACAAAACATTGACTAAGAATATTATTGGAACTACTAAACCTAGTTTTAGAACCATAGGACAACGTGATTTAGTGTATTCTGAAAATTCTATTATGGGTACTTTAGTTGCAACAGATTATAAACAGCCTAAACAAATTTTAGAAACCAATCGTTGTGTTAAAGTTGGAGACTTAAATTATTATCCATATGAAACATCGAACAGAATTTATTCAAAAGAGGGAATAAGTCCAACATTGACTACAATGCAGGGTGGCAATACTGAACCTAAAATAGCAGAGCCAATAGCCTATGTGAAAGAGGCAACTAAGAAAGGCTACGCAGAGATTTATGAAGGTGATAGTGTAAATCTGGAACAGCCTAATTCTAAGACAAGAAGAGGTAGGGTCGAAAAGGGTTGCGTACAAACGTTGACTACAAGTTGTAACCAAGCTGTAATTGAACCCGAAGCTAAAAGCTTCAGAGTTCGTAAATTAACTCCTAGAGAATGTTATAGGCTTATGGGATTTACTGACGAACAATTCGATAGATCACAAGCTTTTAGTTCTGACAGTCAACTTTATAAACAGGCAGGTAACTCTATTGTGGTTGATGTACTTTATTACATATTTGGAAAGCTGTTTGAGGTTGATACTGAAACTAGAAAGGAAATAGAATGTTAAATAATGCTTGGAATACTCTCTTGAAATGTATATGGGTGGCTTGCTTTGACACCCATAACTTTCAAGAAGGAAAAGTATACGAAGTAAAAAATGGCAGACTAATAGACGGTCATGGCATAAAAAGTTGTAATACATATGACAATGTTTACGATATTAATGACAGCTTTTACGCTAGATTCAAAGAAGTAAAGGAGTGAATAAAAAACATGGCAAGTGAGATACGAAATGATTGTGTGGGTTGTACTGCTCTTGGACTTCCCTGCCGTCATTGTTACATGGGTCAAGATTATCGTGTTTTAATATGCGACAAGTGTGGAACTGAGGTTGATATGCTTTATATTATTGACAATGACTCGGAAGAACTTTGCCAAGAATGTGCCAAAGAAAAGGCTATTGAATATTTGTCAAATCATAATGTGGACATTGACGATTTGTGTGAATACAACGATATCCCTTATGAAAAAATGAACGGAGAAGATTATTATAATAAATATTGTTATTGTGACGATGAGGAATAAATACATATGAACAAAAAGAAAAACGAGACAACAAAGCAAATAATGCAACTTATAGTTGCTGTTTGCGTAATAGTTATCGGTTTTGGAATTGTAAAAGTTATTGGTATTAACGAAGACTACAGGCATAATTTTGAAAGAAACAAAGCCGAAAATTCAACAGTTAATACGATTACCACTGCCACAAACACTATAACTAAAAATACAACAACTAGATCGGTAGAAAATAAAAAAAATACAGTAAAAACAAATACTAAATCTACTACAACAACCAAAGAAACAAGAATTACAAAGCCGTATAGCCATAAAGTAACCGAAACTACAACGATAGTTACTAAGTCTGAAGCAGAGCCAGAAATAGAACTTGTTTCTTACAATATTCCAACAGGTGATACTTCATTTCACGGCTATATGGATTATGTCTGTATTACGGATATCAATTCTCTGCAATATCAGCTGCAACTGAATTGTTGGACGGATAGCCAAGGAATACGCAGACAAGGTAATGATGTTTGTATTGCTTTAGGAAGTTATTACGGTACAGAAATAGGTACACGCTATCTAATTACAACCGACATGGGTAATTCATTCACCGCTGTTTTAGCCGATTGTAAAGCTGATATTCATACTGATTATAATAATCAGTATCGAGATACAGGCAATGGCTTTAAGAACGTGGTTGAGTTTATAGTTGATACATGTGCACTTGATCCTAATGTTATGAGCAGTGGCAACATTGGTACTTATGACAATTATTCTGGTAACATTGTATCAATTCAGAAAATTAATTAGAAAAGAGGTGAATTTAAAAATTGGCATACGACAAGAAAGCAGGAAAAAGAAAGCGTTTAGCTAGAGAGGAGGAGAACAGACAGCTAAAACGCTACAAGTCAGAGTGTAGAGAATTAGATACATATTTTATGAGTGAGGACGAACTCATTCAAGCCAAAGAAAGACAGAGGATAACAAAAGCTAAAAATAAAGCAATCGTACAAAGAGCTTATATGATTGCTATGGCAACAAATTAAACAAAGAAAGGACAGATGAAAATGGTAACGGAGTATACGGCATATAAAATTAGATTTACTACAGTAAAAGAAGTACAGCAGTTTATTAGACTTGCGAATATGGTTGACTATAACATAGACCTAAAGCAGAGCCATTATTGCGTAAATGCAAGCAGTATAGTGGGCATATTTGCACTTGACCTTGAAAACGAGGTAATAATGTTTGTACCAACAGAACACGAAAAGAACGCAGAAAAAATGTTTGCAGAATTTATTATAAAGTAAAGGAAAAGACGATGATAAAAATTGAAAATGACGAAGTAATGGGCTGGGAAGCAGCCATCAGAGGTATGCGTAATCCTATGAACTCTTGGAAGAAGAGTGATACCAGATGGTACTTAATAGGAGCACCAGGGACTAATCCAGCGGCTGCCAACGATAAATATTTAAGAGAAAAATATTGTATTGGGGATAATGATCTTGATCTTATGAAAAGGCTTGTCAAATCTGGTACAGACCACCGTAAGTTTATGCGTATGATTACGGTGTATGCTGACATTACAGCACCACTGTATTGGTGGAAAGAATATGATACTTATAAGGTAAGTACCGTTGCTAATAGTTGTAGTACCATGCACAAGATTGCAGCTAAAGAGTTTACGTTGGAGGATTTTTCATATGAACATCTCGACATCCGAACACGTAAAATTTTAGAAGAAATAATAAAAGCGTTAAATGATTATAGAACATTGTATATTAATTATAATCCAGATGATTTTGAAATCAAAGGTTGCCCAAGCAAAAAAGACGTTTGGTGGCAGATGATACAGCTTCTCCCAAGTAGTTATAACCAGCGCAGAACGGTCATGCTTAATTACGAGGTACTGGCAAATATTTATAAGTCTCGTAAAAACCATAAGCTTGATGAGTGGAGAGCTTTTTGTGGTTGGATTAAGGCATTGCCATATTCGGAATTGATAACAGGAGGCACAGATGAGTAAACCATTATTTTGTATACTTGGAGCTTCGGCAAGTGGCAAATCAACACTTGTACAAATTCTTGAAAAAGAATTTAATATGAAGCAGATACCATCTTATACAACACGTCCTCCTAGATTTAAAGGAGAAGAAGGACATACATTTGTTTCAGAAAAAGAATTTAAGGCACTTAATGACATCGTGGCATATAACTATTATCTTGATAATCATTATGGAGTAACGGCAAGCCAAATTGACGATGATACATATAATCTTTATGTTGTAGACCAAACAGGGCTTAATGAACTCCGCAAAAAGTACAGGGGTAATAGAGAGATTTATTCTATCTTTATAGATTGCTCGTATATCAATCGATACAAGCGTCTGTTTGGACGTTACCATAAAATGTACAAGAATTTTGATAAAGCACTTAAAGAAACCAGCAAACGTACAGAACAAGATAAGATAGAATTTAAAAACTGCAAATCATCTGTTGATTACGTTATTAATAATGATGAAAACATAAACACAGCTTATGAAAATCTAAAAAATTATGTGAAAAGAATTATAGCTAAGCAGGAGGGAGATAATGATACCGAAACCGAACATAATTAACAGAGAACATTATAATAGCATTGTTTACTTATCTCACCCATATGGTGGTAAGCAAGAAAATTTAAGTAAAATAAATGAGTGCCAAAGGTTGTTGACTATAATGCACCCTGAGAATTTATATCTTAATCCCATTGCAATGTTTGGTAGCCTTTACGATTGTACCACTTATGAGCAAGGGTTGAACATGACTCTGTTGTTACTTGAAGAACTTGCAGATGAAATGATTATTTGTTCAAAGGATTGGCATTTTTCCAAAGGTTGCTGTGCAGAGATCGAATATTGTAACAACAGACATATACCGTATAAAATTTATACTTTGGAGCAAATTAGAGATGAATACGAAAAATACAGAAAGGAACATGATAAGAATGGCTAATTTTATTATTGGTGCTTTGGTTGGGCTTGTACTTGGTTTTCTAATAGCCTATAGAACAGTAACCGAAATGTTGAACGAATTAGACGAGAATAATAAAGAGGAAAATACCAATGGAACTGAAAGCAAATCTGATAAGACCTAGACCGTGGCGTATTGGTGTGGACTGTGATAATGTCATTAATAATCTAGTAGAAAGTATTATTGATGTTTATAATAAGGACTATAATGATAATTTGTCCGTTGCCGATATAACTACCTATAATATGAGACAGTTCTTTAAAAATGTATCTCAAGACAAGTTTTATGACTATTTAACTGATAAGAGGGTATGGGATAACATAAAAGTGCTTGAAAATTGTGTTGCTACATTGAAGAAATACCATGATTTAGGTTGTGAAATCTATATAGTAACAGCTACAGCCCCACAGAATATTTCTAATAAGGCAGCTTGGTTACAAGAACAACTTCCATTTTTAAATATGTATGATAGTCTCATAGCCATAAAGAACAAACAAATGCTCGGTAGGGATATTGACATTCTAATTGATGATTGCGTAGACAATTTAGTTGGTGGCTATTATCATAAAATTTTATTTGATTATCCATGGAATAGACTTGGGTTTGAGTCATACGAAAACAACGCTCATATGTTACACCAAAGATATCGTTGTAGGAATTGGAATGATATTGATGAGGCAATTAACATAATTATGAAAACTGATATGGGTACAGAAATAGAATTAGACTTAAAGCCAGAGAATATAGGGAATACAGAAAACGAACAAAGAATAGAGTTTGTTGTGAATGATGATAAGGAGCGATAAAATGAAAGTAATAAAAAAGGACGGAACATTAGAAGATTTTGATTATCAAAAAATAATCAATGCCTGTAGCAAATCGGCTAACAGGGCACTAGAAAATCTTTCGGATAAAGATTATGAAAAAATTTGCTCTGCTGTTATGGACTACATAATGGAAGAAGATTTAGAAAATGATTGCATTTCAGTTGAGGCAATACACGCAATAGTCGAACGAACTTTGCTTGACCTTTACCCAAAATCAGGTGAATGTTATAGGCAGTATAGAAATTACAAAAAAGATTTTGTTCATATGATGGACGATGTATATACTAAATCCCAAGGTATTCGTTATATTGGTGACGTTTCAAATGCCAATACTGACTCTACTATGAACAGCACACAGCGTAGTTTGATTTATGGCGAGTTAAATAAAAATCTGTATGATAAATTTTTCTTAAATGTTGAAGAAAGACAGGCAGCGAGAGAGGGCTACATCTATATCCACGACAAGAAAGACAGACTTGATGGTATAAACTGTTGCATTTTCGATATGGCAAATGTTTTGTCTGGCGGTTTTGAAATGGGTAATATTCATTACAACGAACCTAAGACACTTGATGTAGCTTTCGATGTCATAAGCGATGTAACAATGTCAGCGGCTAGTCAACAATACGGTAAGTAATATTGCCGTAATAAAACCTACTTAACCTTGCTAAAGGGTGTGACGAAAGTTGCTAACGGTGAAACCTAAGTCATAATTGATATGGTAATACCGTGCTATCTAATTTCCATAAGAAAATTAGTGAGAGGTTTAATTATGGAGGAAATAATTTTTGAAAATGAAATTGCTTATAAAACTAAATATGACGGATACTATGTTACCAAAAGTGGCAAAGTAATAACTACTAAAGTTAAAGGTGGACAAGGGCGAATAAATATATTTCAACCAAGAGAACATTGTTATAAAGTGGATAAAGATGGATATTTAGAAGTATGCCTTTCTTTTATAGAAAATAATCGACATATAAGGAAATATTACCGAGTACATAGATTGGTATATGAAACACTGATGGGGGATATTCCACAGGAATTAACGATCGATCACATAGATGCAAATCCTCAAAATAATTCAATAGAAAATTTGCAAATATTAACTAGAGAAAATAATACGAGAAAAGCATTAAAAAATAAAAAATCGCCAAAAAGATTTATGTATCAATTATACAAAAACAATATTTATGTTGGAACATTTGATAGAAAAGAATTGGGAAAAAATATTGGATTAAAAGGTAAAGACTTCTATCAGGATACAAACAATAAAAAGCAATTATTACTTCAAGGTTATAAATGGAATTTAATATAAATGGAATTTAGAGAGTGTAGAGGACATCGAAAGAATATCATAATATTATAGCTTTTATTATGAAAGTAATCGAGTAGAGTAGATTATGAGATTGGCACATAATTGAAACAGTAGGCACAATTAGCGGTTGTGAAGATATGTTGCAGTGCGGTATCCAGTATAGAAATATACATCTGCATTGGGTTTTACGATACCTAGAGTTGATACTCTTTTAGCTCCATATGCCGAAAAAAGTTATCAGAAATATGTTGATGAATACCTAAGCATATGTGATAACGGTAATAAGAATAAAGCTGACGAATATGCAACCAGAAAAGTCTATCGAGATTTTGAGCAGGGTTTTCAATCATGGGAAATGGCATTTAATTCTGTAGGATCGTCAAGAGGCGATTATCCTTTCATCGCTATTAGTTTCGGCATAGGTACAAACAGGTGGGAAACCATGGCAAGCGAGGTGGCATTAAAAACACGAATGGGCGGACAAGGAAAAGAGGGCTTTAAAAGACCTGTACTATTTCCAAAGCTGACGTTTTTGTACGATGAAAATTTACATGGTAAAGGTAAAAAGTTAGAATGGCTTTTTGATGTTGCCATTGATTGTAGCAGTAAAGCGATGTATCCAGATTTTTTGTCCTTGACAGGAGACGGTTATATTCCTGAGATGTATAAGAAGTACGGAAAAGTTGTCAGTTTGATGGGTTAAAAATTACACTACGGCTCATCTAAAACTTCGTAAACCTACAAATGTAGGGTGTACAATTCACGTTTTAGGAATTATAGGAAATGATAATTAGGAATTGTGCTAACAGGGAACTAAAAAAATCCTGTGCGAAATTCAAAATAACTAAATAATTTACATAAACCGACAAAAAGGAGAGGACAAAACGAAGGAATATAAAGAATATGACGGTTTCTTAGTGGACGAAGAACTGAACATATACAGCAAAAGAACTATGCGTAAATTAAAACCATATCTCGGTACAGATGGATATTTGCAAGTTCAATATAGAATGGAGAATCATAAACAACACCATAATAGAGTTCATGTGATTATAGCACATTGTTTTATTCCAAACCCTAATAATTATAAATACATAAATCATATTGATAGCAATAAAACCAACAACAATATTGATAATTTGGAATGGTGTACTAATTCATATAATGTTCTGCATGGTTGGCACAGTGGAAACAGGATTCACAAAAATAGAACAAAGGTGTTTGTATTTGATTTTGACAACAATATTGTTGATAGTTTTTCATCAATTAGAGAATGTGGTAGAGTATTGAACTTAGATAGACATAAAATAGCAAGAGTTTTAAAAGGGGAACTTCCCAAAAATTATTTAGGTTATTATTTTAGTTATTTTGATAATCGTCAAGAGACTATCGAAAACATAGCATAAGTGAAAGACTTGTGTGAAGAAGTGAATAGAGTACACATAAGGTGCGACTCTTTATGTGGAACAGCGAAGTGCACAACATTTGGTAACAGAATGTTGTGTAAAGATATAGTCCAATGGCATTATGCCATTGTGTAGAGCTTCGTTGTCACCTTGGTTTGCAAAAGGTGGCATGAAACCAAAAAATGAAAATGATTATCCTGTCTTTGAGGGCAGATTTAATCTTGGTGCAATATCATTACACTTACCGATGATATTGGCAAAGGCAAGACAGGAGAATAAAGATTTTTATGAAGTTCTTGATTATTACCTCGAACTTATAAGAAATCTGCACAAAAGAACATATGAATTTTTAGGAGAGAAAAAGGCATCAACAAATCCAATGGGATTTACTCAAGGTGGTTTTCTTGGTGGTAATCTCAACCCTAATGATAAAATAAAACCAATACTTTCAGCTATGACTATGAGTTTTGGTATCACTGCTTTAAACGAATTACAGCATTTGTATAATGGTAAGTCACTTGTAGAAGATAGTGATTTCGCCTATGAGGTAATGCAATACATAAATGACAAGGCAAATGAATTTAAAGAACAAGACCATATACTATACGCAATTTACGGTACTCCTGCCGAGAGTCTGTGTGGGCTTCAAGTTGAACAGTTCCGCAAGAAGTATGGTATAATAGAGGGCGTATCAGACAGACCATACGTTTCCAACTCATTCCATTGTGGCGTATGGGAACATATTACCCCAGTTCAGAAACAAGATACTGAAAAGCGTTTTTGGAATTTGTTCAATGGTGGAAAGATACAGTATTGTCGTTATCCTATATCGTATAATAAGGAAGCTATAAAAACACTTGTAAGACGTGCTATGGATTACGGATTTTATGAGGGTATAAATTTAGCATTATCATATTGTGAGGATTGCGGTTATGAGCAACTAGAAATGGACAAATGCCCGAAGTGTGGGTCGGAAAATATAACTCAGATTGATCGAATGAATGGCTATTTAGGCTTTACTAGAATACATGGTAAAAGTAGATATAATGCCGCAAAGGTTGCAGAGATAAAGGATAGGGTGAGTATGTAATGAACTATCATAATATAACCAAAGATGATATGTTAAATGGTGACGGACTTAGAGTTGTCCTTTGGGTATCAGGCTGTAATCATCATTGTAAAAACTGTCAAAACCCTCAGACATGGAATAAAGATAGTGGTATACCATTTGATCTTGATACTATCTTTGAAATATGTAACCAGTTAGACAAGTCGTATATTTCAGGTATAACATTTTCAGGCGGCGATCCTTTGTTTCCTGATAATCGTGAAATAGTATGCACAATATCTGCACTAATAAAAGATTGCTATCCTACCAAAACACAATGGCTGTACACAGGATATAAGTGGGAAGAAATTAAAGACTTGCCTATTATGAAATATCTTGATGTAGTCATTGACGGTCAATACGAAGATGACAAACGTGACATAACATTAAAATGGCGAGGGTCAAGCAATCAGAGAGTTATTGATGTGCAGGAAAGCCTAAAGCAAAACAAAGTAGTATTGTGGTGCGATTAACCACACAAAAAATAAAAGGGTCTACATATAAGCAAACCCTTTGACAAGTCATTAGCCACCATAGAAATTATAATGTGTTCAATATTATGTTTCTGAATGGTGGCGACTAATGACTTTATTAATTATAACATAAACCAAAAGAAAAGTAAAGGAGATAAAAATGATAACAACAGTAAAATTTGCAAAGACAAAACCAAACGCAATTATACCAACCAAAAGACTAGAAGATGCAGGCTATGACGTTTATCCTTGTTTTGACGAAGATTACATAATAATAAAACCACATACTACGGTTATAATACCGACAGGCATAGCTTCAGCTTGTGATACAGATTACTGTTTCGTATTACACGAGAGAAGTTCAACAGGCACTAAGGGCATGGCACAGAGGTGTGGAATAATCGACAGTGGCTATCGTGGCGAGTGGGGTGTTCCAATTACTAATACAAATGACGTACCAATAATTATTTGCAAGAAAGAGTTTATTGATGCCGTTTGTGATTTTACTAGCATTTCGTTATACCCATATAGAAAATCTGATTACATTTTATATCCATATGAAAAAGCCATTTGTCAGGCTCTTATAATTCCTGTTCCAGAAGTCGAGATAGAAGAATATACATATGAGGAACTTAAAGCCATTCCGTCAGAAAGGGGTACAGGTTGCCTTGGTAGTAGTGGAAAGTAAGATTGTGAGCAAAAAATGAAAAAAAGCAAAACGGCTCTGGTAACAAAGGGCAAAAAGAAAATACCAATAAATATCATTATACATAATCCAAACAACATGGATAAATTCAATAATTATTATTCATCTGTCATTATTGATACAATAAAAAAAATAGCATAAATATAAAGGTGTCCGACAATGGCAAATATTGTCGGACACCTTTATATTTATTGACTTTTTTCAGAAAATATGCTATAATAAAAGACTATCTACAAAAAGGAGACATATAAATGAGAATAGCAATATATTCAAGAAAATCAAAATTTACAGGCAAAGGCGAAAGTATTGGAAATCAAATTGAAATGTGTCGAGATTATATCGCTACAAATTATAATGGCGAAGAACATTCCATACAAGTATTTGAAGATGAAGGCTTTAGTGGTAAAAATCTTGACCGACCACAATTTAAAAAAATGATGGAAATAGAAAATGTCATACCATTTGATTTAATAGTTGTGTATAGATTAGACAGAATTAGCCGTAATGTAGGTGACTTCGCTTCACTGATTGAAAAATTAAACAAAAAGAATACGTCCTTTGTATGCGTAAAAGAACATTTTGATACAGGTAACTCTATGGGACGTGCAATGATGAACATAGCTGCGGTTTTTGCACAGTTAGAAAGAGAAACTATAGCAGAGCGTATTAAAGATAATATGTATCTTTTAGCGAAAGAAGGTCATTGGCTCGGAGGAACAACACCATTAGGCTATAAATCCATTGAAGTTACAAATGGTAAAAGGACACATTTTGAACTTATCATTGATGAAAGTCAAATAGATTTGGTAAATATAATTTTCAGTAAATATAAACAGCTTGGTAGCATTAACGGAGTAGAAACATATTTGTTTGCGAATGGTTATAAAACTCAAAAAAATAACTATTGGCATAAATCTAATGTAAAACGCATTTTAACCAATCCAATCTACTGCATTGCGGATATTGATAGCCTAAATTATTTCACTGAGTTAGGCTGTAATGTTTGTTTCACACTTGACGATTGCAATGGTAAGAAAGGCATTTATCCGTATAATAGGTTTTCAGGACAAAAAAGAGAAATGCAATCATATGATCGATGGATTATTACTATATCAGAACACCAAGGAATTTTGGCAGGCAAAGAATGGGTGGCTATTCAGCAACAATTAAAGGCAAATTCAAAAGATGGTTTCGGTGGGAAGGCAAACGAAAGACGTTCCACTAGCAACACTTCACTTTTATCGGGCGTACTGTTCTGTTCATGCGGAGCTTATATGCGACCAAAAAAATATCCATCGGGAAATACCTTTTATATTTGTGAAAACAAAATGGATAAAAAAATAACTGAGTGCAATAATTCTAACATCAATGCAGACGAATTAGATAAAATAATCTTGAACGAGTTATTTTCTTTCGATATAAAAGATGGCGTTGTTGATTCACAAATTCAAAATCTAAAAGAACAAGTTGCAAATATTGACAATGATTTGCAGAAACAAATTGGACGTTTAAAAAAGCAAATAGAAGCTAATAAGAACACGGTGAATAAATTTATGAATATCGTGGCTCTATCTATTGAAAATGATACGCCAGAACAAGTGGTTGAAGTTTACAATCAGAAAATAAATGAGTTATTAAATCAAAATAAAATAACTCAAAAAAGAATTGACGAGTTGCAAGATACCAATATTGTTCAAGCAAAGATGAATGATAGGTTAAACAGCTTAACAGATGCTATGGCATATCTTAAAGAAAATTTTGACAAATTAACTATTGTAGAAAAAAGAGGGTTTGTTAAAGAGATAGTTGACAGGATAGTTTGGGACGGCAATAATATCAATATTTTTATTAAAGGTATTTCAGAATTATCAGAATAA